GGTAATAATAGCTTGTCAATGACAAATCTAGTATCAAATACTGGAGTAGTATCAAATGACGTTGCAGGTGTTGGAACTGCTCGTATGTATTTGACTGCTGCTGGTTATGGTGGCGATAAAGCTATATTTGGATATGGTAGAGGTGTGTCAATAAGTGAAGTCTATTCTCAAACAAATCTAGTATCAAATGCCGGCGTGATATCAAGTGACGTTGCTGGAGTTGGCACTATACGGCATAGTTTAGCTGCTGCTGGTTATGGTGGTGATAAAGCTATATTTGGGTATGGAATTAATGTGTATAATGTTTATTATACACTAACTAATCTTGTATCGAATACTGGAGTAGTATCAAATGACGTTGCAGGTGTGGGCACACCGAGACAAGGTTTAGCTGCTGCTGGTTATGGTGACGATAAAGCTATTTTTGGGTATGGTTCAACTAGTTCGGGTAATTCAAGTATTACAAATCTAGTATCAAACACTGGTGTAGTAGCAATGGATACAACTGGCGTAGGAACTGGGCGGTCAAGATTAGCTGCTGCTGGGTTTGGTGGCGATAAAGCTATCTTTGGATATGGGAGTGTTGGCAATGCATATAGTAATTTAACAAATCTAGTATCAAACAGTGGTGTTGTATCCAATGATGTTACTGGCGTTGGAACTGCTAGATATACTCCAGGTGCTGCTGGTTACGGATCATAAGGAAAATAAATGACAAGTTTAGTATTAACAGGCATTCAATATTTTGGCGGTTTCATTGAAACTTCTGCATACGCTTCAACGCAACAAGCTATTTTTGGGTTTGGTACAATATCAGGATATGGCGAAGGATCTATAACAAATCTAGTATCAAATACTGGATTAGTAGCAACAGATACTGCAGGAGTTGGAAGTCCACGCCAGTGGTTAGCTGCTACCGGTTTCGGCGGCGATAAAGCTATATTTGCATTTGGTAAATTTGGCGCTAGTTCTTATACTACTATAACAAATTTAGTATCAAATATTGGAGCAGTAGCAACAGATATTACTATCTCAGCAACATCTAGATCATATTTAGCTGCTGCTGGTTATGGTGGCGATAAAGCAATCTTTGGTTATGGCGAAACGTATAGTTTTACATATATTTCATTAGTAAACTTAGTATCAAATACTGGAGTATTCTCTAGTGATGTTACCGGTGTTGGAACTGCCAGATATGCTTTAGCTGCTGCAAGTTATGGTGGCAATAAAGCTATATTTGGATATGGTAATAACGATAATGGAGACTATTCGTTGACTAATCTAGTATCAAATACTGGAGTAGTATCAAATGATGTTACAGGTGTTGGAACGCCACGTAGATTTCTATCTTCTACAAGTTATGGTGGTGATAAAGCAATGTTTATGAATGGCTTTATCACCAAGGTAATTAATCTAGTATCAAATACCGGAGTTGTTGCTACCGATACAACTAGTGTTGCCCCAAATAGAACATACGATAGCGCAACTGGTTATGGCGGCGACAAAGCTATCACTGCAGCTAATGGCGCTGCAAATCTAATATCTAATGTTGGAATAATAGCATCTAGTATAACTATAGCCGGTAGTGGGCGTTATGCCGGTGCCGCAGCAAGTTTCTCTGTATAAAATTTATGTGTATTTTAAAAATGAAAAAGGAAATTAATAATTATGGCTTCTAAATTAAACTCTGAATTTAACTATCGTTATCAGGTAATGGGTGAAACTGTGTGGGAAAAGATCAAGATTCTCAAGGGATTCTTGGAGGGCCGTATTCGTGCTGCATGTCTAGAAGAAGTCTCTGAAATTAAGTATCAGGCTAAAGTAGCTGAATTGGAACACCTTAGAGACATTAATGCACTGCCGCATGTGATTCTTAATCTACGTGCTGAAATTCTAGAATTTGAATCAGGGCTACCTGCGCAGAATGAAGCGTTTGCGCTCAATAGAGAAGAAATTGAAATGCTTAAGCGTCTATTGGCGGAATGCTTTGAGATTGCAGAACCAACTAGAATTCTTGGTTATAATGATGAACAAATGTTTGAAGCTAACGCTGCAAATGAATTCACTGCTATGATTGGAAAAGAAATCCAAGCAGAAATTATTGCGACAGGTCATCCATCACCAGCTAAACTTCGCAATGCAATGTCTAATCCACATACTTTCCTTGCACTACAGAAAATTGGATTAATTCCAGAAAATGCAATGATGTTGGCTAGTAGTCATGATCCACTTAAGATTGAATTCACCCCACTTCAATTGGAGAACAAATAATGTATTTTCTTTGTACTGTAACTACTGCAGCATTAGCACAAATGTATGGTAGTCCGGAAATGCCAGGCCAACCTGCAAAAGCACCCACTGTAGATTTTAAACTAGTCTTCATTGCACAAGCAACACCAGTTTGCTTGTCATATCTTGTCTTATCACAGAATGAACATCCTAGTCTAATTAGACAAACCTCAATTCCTACTGGATACGAGTTTATCTTTAGACAAAGCTGGGGTATGGCACTCAATGAAGAAGTTCTTCACCGCGTAGTTCAGACATTGCGTGCAGAAGCATATCCACCAATTGCAGATTATCTTGACGCAAAAGTCAAAAGCGATGCTGCACAGGAAGCTGCGTATATTGCGGCATGTCAAGCAGTGAAAGCACAGCATCCAAAATTTACTTTTTGATTGTACTTTAATTCGCAGATAAGGTATAATAAATACTATCCAAAGGCTCCTAAAGGAGCCTTTGTTTTCTGCCCAAACTAAAAGGCTTATTGGCAAAAGTCTTCCGGGAACGTAGAGGCAACTCTAACTACTAAGGAGAAATAATGCAAAAAGTATTATTCACAATAGTCATTATGTGCACATTATTTATTTTGCACAATGACACATCGCGTAATGATTTAATCGTATCATATAAAATTCCAAAATATGAACATTTATCAAAAGAAGAAAAAAGAGAAGTTGACTGTTTAACTACTAACATCTATAGAGAAGCAGGTATTGAACCAGAAGCGGGCAAAATCGCAGTTGGATTAGTTACCATGAATAGAGTTAAAGCACCTGGTTTTCCAGAAACCGTGTGTGAAGTCGTTAAACAAAAAAGAAAGAGCACATGCCAATTTTCTTGGGTGTGCATGAGGAAATTACCAGACATCAATCAACAGATATATAGCTATAGCAGAAGTCTTGCAATTAAAGTCTTCTTCAATCATCATGTAATCGAGGATACGACTCTGGGCGCGCTTTTCTATCACGCCAATTATGTTCGCCCGCGATGGACTAAACTTGAAGTGACTACTATAATTGGTAGACATATATTTTATAAACCTATCGGAGAAGCATAATGGATATTTTAGATATGATTGGTCCAAAGTCACACGCTAATGGCTATTTTCCCAATAAATCTCTTGCAAACGTGCATGAGTTTTATCTCACTGGTACTATTGAAGAAGCTGCAAATTATCTAGAATGGTTTGATGCTATTCGTCATGCAGGCGAACATGATCTAATTAAGATCTACATCAATAGTTATGGTGGTGATATGTTTACCGCTATTCAATTTATGCGAGTTCTAGCCGACACTGCTGCTACAGTAGTATGTTCTGTTGAAGGCGCATGCATGTCTGCAGCTACCATGATCTTTATGTGTGGTGATCAATTTGAAGTAACTCCACATTCGGTGTTTATGTTCCACAACTATTCTGGTGGTACCATTGGCAAAGGTGGAGAAATGATTGATCAACTTATGCATGAGCGTCGTTGGTCTGAACGTCTAATGAATGAAATCTATAAAGACTTCATGACAGATGTTGAAATCAAAGCGATGTTAGACAATAAAGATATGTGGATGGACGGCGAAGAAGTTGTAGTTCGTATGACAGCACGTATTGCAAAGATGCAGAAAGATGTAGATGCTGCATTAAAAGCTGAAGAAGCCGAAGAAGAAGAACAAGTCAAGCCAAAGAAAACGACTGTTAAGAAGGCACCTACTAAACGCCCATTAGTTAAAAAGCCTGCAGTTAAAAAGACTCCAACAAAAAGAAAACCTGTACAATAAATCATAATTATGGTATAATTATACCATACTCTGGCGTTCGTTCAACGGATAGGACAAATCTCTTCTAAAGATTTAATGGTGGTTCGATTCCACTACGCCGGACCATTTTTATTAGGACTATATTATGGCATACGTATCAGTTGATGTAGACGTTGATCTTGAAGAGTTTAGTGATAGCGAACTTTTAGACGAGGTACGAGATCGTGGGTTTACTATCTCATCACTAGAAGAATCTACAACACTTGAAGAAGACCTTGTAGTGATCTACCAACTGCATAGACTAGGACGCCCGTATGATCACCTGATGGATGCTTACATCTATAAACACCTAGGCAAAATAATTTAAGCTATATACATTATATCGTCTTTATGGTATAATAGATCCATGGCAAATGCACACTTTCAACAAAAAATCGCATCCGACGAACTTCGGGATACTATCTTCTTTGTCACATCTTCATATTCAAATAAAGAAAAAGCTAAAGATTTTGTAACACTTAGAGTTCCAAATCTTGAAGTTAAAATCACTAATTTTAAAAATATTATCGTCAATGGTAATAAGTGTAAATCAGTGTATGAAGCAAAACTAGCAATTATGAAAATGCTATGATAATTTATAATAATATCAAAAAACGTAAACCACAAAAATTAAACGCAACTCAACGGCAACTTGCTAGTGAATGGGAAGCTATTGTTAATGGTTATAAACCAAAGAAACAACTGAAGCAATCTACGTCTACTAAATTAGATTACACTTTAAGTGATGGCCCACGTGGAAAATCGCCTAATATTAAAAGTCTAGGTGAATGGATAACTGGTTCAGTATCTTCTAAACCAAATCAGCAATATACTGGCGATAAGATATTGGGTATTGGCACACTACATAAATCAAATGCTATTCCAGTCTTCACCGATGAAGAAGCTAAAAGTCTTGCCTCCATGCGGCGCTGATTGTACATTTAATCTTAACTATATTATAATAAACTATGAATCGTAAACAGTTTGAATCTAACATTGCAGATGCGCATCTGTATAACCAACCGCAAAAGATTGAAGAAATCTTTATTGAGTTAATTAGTATGCGAAGTAAACTTGATCGTTGGTTTACTAAGTATATTGATATGTTTGATGAAAGAATGGCAGTATTGCCAACAGACAATCCTATCTGGAAATTGTATAACGTTAAGTTTGACGAGTATAGTGAAATCAATCAAACAATTAAAACTGCCGAATATTACATGAAGAAAGCATAATATGTTTAAAGGTGCCTCCTCATTTTCTCTTCACATTGAAGAAATCGTAAAAGAATCTAGAGTATCGCATATGGATGCAGTACTAAAATACTGCGCTGATAACTTTCTAGAACCAGATGACATTAAAAGTCTGGTGAATAAGCCTCTAAGAGATAAGATTGAACGTGATATGCGTGAAGCAAATCTTCTTCCTAAACAAGCAATGTTGGATGTATGAAAATAGAAATGGTCATGTGCCATGCAACATTGATGTCTATGTTGCTTCGTCCAGAAGAATTGCAAAACGCTGTTAATAGTTATACTGCATCTGCGCCGGATGTACAGAATGAGGGTTTCACTGGATACATGGAAACTAAAGTAACTTTTCATGTTAAAGATCTAGAGAAATTCTCTGCACTTTATAAAAGTGCTTATGTATACCCATCTGATCGCACAGCATGGTATTTTAAAGTAAAACGAGGACTAATGGAGTGCATTAAATGAGTACAGATATTGACAAAGAAAAACGTAGTCGACGTCTTCATAATGATGAGACCTATATCGCTAAGCAAGTAAAGATTGCTAAGTCAAATGGAATTCCAGTAAAACCAGGTGAAGAACACAAGTATCATAAACGTAGTGGTGTAACATGCGGTGATTCTAATTGCGTGATGTGTGGCAATCCACGTAAGTTCTTCAGTCAATTGACTATGCAAGAAAAGAATTTTATTCAAACGGAGCAATGGACTGATGACACCGAATCCAAGTTGTAAATTAGAGTGCAAATTTAGCACTTCATTTGGTATGACTACCGCCATGTACTGCCCTCCAGTCTATGATAAAGATGGAACAAATCTTAATACTGACATGAATATTACTTCAACGACTGTAGATTGTTCAGTTTGCAATAAATCATGGTCAAGTTCTACTCGTGCCGGCACTTCTACATTTGATGAAATCTTGTGATTGACGCATTCTCTACATACAAATACTTTATGGCTATCAAGTTGCATTTTACAACTGATCGTTATGATGTATTCCAAGCTAACGGAAAAGTCTCTGGATCTAGAGCAACGTTTGAAAAGCGTAACGATAGATTCTTATTTGATAAGATTGGACGTAAGTTTGATCAACCCCGCGAATTAATTGATTACTTTGTAGCTAACTTTGCTTATGGCAATAAGAGTGTAATCTATTCAAGTGAATCAACTGATTATCATGAAGTGTGGACTAAACGAAAAGAGTCTCGAACTCATATGTTTAAGATGCAAATGTCTGATATTCAAAGACATCTTGAAAACAACAATCTTAAGTATGAAGATTTGTTTAATATAGATAATAATGTACCAGAACTTTTGAGTCTATATGTTGGCGGACATGTTCACTTAGAAACTATGGTTATCTTAGACCAATTTGAAAACTTCCTCCAGCAATGGGAACCACTTGTTATGCTTTGGGGCGATCAACTCCGTATCATCAATAAGACAAAAAAGTTTGTCAAGTTTGACCAAATTAAGATACAATCAATCTATCAACAATATAAAGAATCATTCGCAGAACTCTAACATGGGCCGTACTCTACATAATCACAATGATCAAGATGATGATCGCAAAAGCAAAACTAAATTTGCTAAACATGCAAAACACACTAAAAATATCCCAGGAAGTGGGATGCGTGTTATAAATAGATGGTCAGAGGAATCAGAACCCGTCGAAGATTTAGACTATGATAGTTTTAATCTAGACGATGATGGTGACTATGACGATGACACAGCAAAATACTTCGCAAAATCGTAAACAATCGTACACTAAGGAAAATATATGGACATTACTACACTTCGCAAAATGCGCAATACAGACTTCGGTAAAATCTCTACCGAGTTCAACAAGATCGCTAATCCACAAAGCGAATCAAAGTCTTATCAAGACGACCGCTTCTGGAAACTAGAAGCAGACAAAGCCGGTAATGCTACCGCAACTATTCGATTCCTCCCACGCGCTGAAGGCGACGAACTCCCTTGGGTTCGCGTATTTAATCATGGGTTCCAAGGGCCTACTGGGAAATGGTACATCGAAAACTCTCTTACAACTATTGGTGAAAACGATCCGGTCGGTGAACTAAATTCTCGTCTGTGGAATACTGGTAATGATGCTGATAAGGAAGTCGCTCGTAAACAAAAGCGTCGTCTACAGTACATTGCAAACGTTTTGATCGTATCAGATCCTAAGCATCCAGAAAACGAAGGACAAGTTCGCTTGTATAAGTTTGGCAAGAAGATCTTCGATAAGATTATGGACAAAGCTCGTCCAACATTTGAAGATGAAACGCCAGTCAATGTGTTTGACTTGTGGGAAGGTGCAGACTTTAAACTTCGTCAACGTAAAGTTGAGGGTTATCCTAACTATGATCAGTCGGTGTTTAATGCTCCAGCTCCAGTTTCTGAAGATGAAGAAGAAATTCTTAAAGTTGTAAATGCTCAACATAAGCTTGCTGAGTTTATCGATAAGAAAAACTTCAAGACTTATGAAGAACTATCGCGTAAGTTGGTATCTGTTTTGAATAGTGAGATGGCAGCACCTGCACCATCAGCTGCGAATATGGATAATGCTGATGATGATTATACACCACCAGTTCGCACTGCTGCTAAACCTACAGTGAAGATCTCCAAGCCGGCAGATGACGGTGATGACGATGAGGCAATGAGTTACTTTAAGAAGATTGCTCAGGAAGATTAATCTATAACGTAGATAAAAACAAAGGGAGGCCGAAGCCTCCCTTTTTATTGGAATGATATGAACAATGAAATTAAATACTTAGTCTATAAGAATGGTGTCAACATAGGTTCATTTAAGAATCTAGTTCTTGGCATTGAACAGATTAAATCTACGTGTAAAGGTTCTATAACAATATATCAGATACGTGATATTCACACGCAAGAAGTAGTGTGGGATGGATTAATAGACTGATCTAGCACTAAAATATCTATCAACACTTGATTCATGTGTGCGCACATTTGATGTTACACTTGCGATCGCTGTCTGTTTAACATTAGTAGTCACTGAAGGTGCACTAACTATACTAGCGCCAAGAGCGCCTTGCTCTTTCATTGCTCCAATTTGACTAGACATACCAGACACTTTAGAACCAGCGTTTGAACCAAATGAACTTAATCCTTGACTAAGTTTTTCCATTCCTATTCCAGCTTGTGCCAAACCAGGACCATAACTAGCAATTTGTTCTAATTGCTCAATAGGTGATTTTTTGCCACTTACTGCGCCTAAGAATCCTGTTACTAAGTTAGCGACACCTGCAACGGCTCCGCCTGCGCCAAATGCTGCCATGCCAGCGCCGACTGCAACTAGTCCAGCACCAACTGAGATTAAGTTACTACCATCAACAGCACCAAGTCTTTCAATGCTAGTCACAATTGAATCCATAATTCCAGTAATAGCATCTGATATAGAAGTCACAATGTTGACGATCACGTCTCCAATTGATTTTAGAATTTCTGGTATTGCTTTAATAGCTTCGATGAATACTCCGCCAACTACTTCTGCAACTTTCATTAGAACTGGAGCAAAAGCTTCAATTGCAGGTGCAGCCATACCAAGCGCTTTACCTAAAGCCATTGATGCTACTGCTAATGTTAGAATAACTGGAATCGCTGGAGTTAACGCGATTAATCCAGGTGCTAAAGACATAAGACCTCGACCAATACCACTAAGGATTGCGCCTAATCCCTTGCCTGCTCCTGCACCTAATTTTGCTAGTGCGTTTCCAAGACCACCAAGGACACCGCCCCCACTATCGCTGCTATCACTATTAGCACTAGTTTTACTAACACCTTCATGAGGTCCACCAGTGTTAGTTACAATTTGCTTAAGTATGAATATTTGTTCTTCTTGAACTTTTTGTGCTTCATTCTTATCTTCTTTAGAAACCGTCACTTTTCTATTTTTAGTGATATCTTCCTTTGCAACATCAGGCGAAGTTTTAGCAACTGGCTTAATAGGTATTGGTTCATCGCGTTGATTTTCAATACTAATCTTTGCGGCGTGAGCACTATCTTTAGATTTTTCTTGTTCTTCTCTTACAAATTCAGATTTCTTATCATGTTTGGCATACTCTTCTGCAAGTATAGCTTTCTTAGCAAATAACTTCTTTCCTTCCGGCGTTTTAGCCAGTTGAGTATCATCATCTAACCCAGTAACTTTCTTAAGTTTAGTGATACTTTCTTCAGTGCTCTTTAAACCTTTTGAAGCTTGGTGCGCCATAGCAAAATCTGTCTTAAGTTCTTCATCGGTTTTAGTAGAACCAAGTGCTTTCTGCTGTTTAATAAAATCACTTTGAGCAATTTTCTTATTAAGCAATCCACCAACGTTTACAGCGCTAAGAGCAGTTCTGCCAATATTGCCTTTACCATATTTTTCACCAAATGATTTTTTCATATCACCTAGTTTTTCGCCAACAGTTTTAAAGGTTTTCATACTGGTAGCTACAACGGCCATTGCCTGAAGTTCGCGCTCAGTCATAGAATTATTAGCTTTTGCTAACTTTATTAATTCTTTTTGTGATGCTTCTATTTCATTTAAACTATCATTTTCTTCTTCAATAGTTTTATCAGCTTTTCTTTGTTCTAGCGCTTGTAACGCGTCTATAGCTACCAAAGCAGTAAGTTTAGTAGAATTAGTAGAGATAGCATCCGATATAGAACCAAGATGTTCATTCGAAAGTTTTTGAAGTTCAAGCAGTTGAGTAAACCCCGCTTCTTGAGTCTTAGTGCCTTCTCTAATGCTAGAATTAACTGAGCTATTGCCTGTTCTTTTTGCCATGATAGTTTATCTCTTTTGTGCTTCTAACCGTTGTTTTTCTTCTTCTAAATATTGTATAAGCATAGCGGTATAAATTTCACGTTCAAAGGGGATCATATTCTCAATTTCCCCTAGACTATACTTGTGGTACTGCATAAGCGCAAAGTTCATCTTATAGTAATTATGCAGACTGTCATGATATAAGCAAATTAGAAAAAAGATTCGAGGCCTTTAATAACCTTTTGATGATCTTTCTTACACACTGGACAAACGTATTTAACTGTTTCTTCAAGTTTTGGCATTGTGTCAAAGAAAGCTTGAAGTTTACTGAATTGTTCTTGTGTTAAATTATTTACAAACTCACGAACTTCTTCTGGTTTTTGCTCTTTAGTTGGATACACTTCATCACTGTCATAGATAGAGTCAATACACTGGCATATAATCTCAAACAATAATTCGACATCACCATTAGTAAGACCATCCATTTTCTTAATGATATCAAGAGTTGGATATTTCATAATAGCGCCAACGTCATTAAATAGCAAAATTGTTTTCTTATGTTCTTTTGGTACTTGAACTTTAACTTTAGTTAAATCAATAGAATATCGCACTGTTGCTTTATCGTCTTCACACGTATCACACTTTAGAATAATATCTACAATTTCACCAACTGACTTTGCTCTAAGCTGAGTGAAAATATATTCTACGTCAAATACTGCTAGATCATTTACGTTTATTTTATCCATGACACAAGACTCAATGACTGACTTTAAAGTCTCAATCATAGTGTCAGGATCTTCACTTTGTTGTGCGATTAATAGAGCCTTTTCTTCTTTTACTAGAAATGGTCTATAGGTGACAGACTTATTAGTTGAAGGAATTGTCAATTTATATCGCGGCGCTTGTGCCTGTGGTAATGCCATTATTATTTTCCTTTTCGAATATCATCAAGCATCTTGCTTAATTCAGTTGTGCTACCAACAAAGATAGCGTTATTAGTCACTGCTGCAATTTCCTTTGACTCGCCTTTAGGATTATCAATTGTTTGCTTCTTCTTATGCAGATCAAGTAGTTGATGATTAATGTCTGAAAGATGTTTCATCAATCCGCCAACAACTTCAAAAGCTCTGGGATGTTCACTTTGCTTTGCAACTTCTAATGCTGCATTTAGTGCTTCTTGTCCTTGAACCATTATACTATGTAAGTTTGAACGAGTAGTTTCATAATCATATTCTAATGATTGATTTTTTGAAACAACAACGTTTCCGTTAGATATAATATCAACTTTTCCAATTGGTTCTACTTTAAACACTTCACTTAAATTATCATCAATATTCATATTATTTAGTGCTAGATTCCTCTGCGCTCGCTTGTTGTATTACTATAGATTTTTCTTTGCTACGACCATAAGCAGTAACACCCAATATACCACCAAAGGCTAAGTGAATGAAACCGCCGTTTTCAAGTGTTAGTGACTTCCATAAATCAATTTCAACACCCTTCAATCTTAGATATAACACGAATGCAGGTGCTATGATGAAGTCAAATATATTGATAGCCATATACGTCCAACCCATAGCAGGACGCCATAAAGATCGTACCCAGTGTTCTTCTATCATACAAATAATCCGCCTAAACTTGTTTCAATGCCCTGACGCTCTAATCTAGAAATAGATCTACTAATTGCATTGCTGTCATTGATTCTTTGCTGATACTCTTGAAAGTTAGAGTAATACAGTTCATTAGTGTTTGCATCCATGCTAATCGCTGTAGCACCATATTGCTGTAGTGTTAACTGATCTCCAGTCACGTTTATGTTATTGTCTATAAGCGCATTGGATGGTACTGTGGCCCAATTTTTATTAATATGATTTTTATACGCAAACGTTACACCTAATCTCATAACGTCTTTAGAATTATTATCCAATGTTATTGACTGAACTGCTTTTGGAAATACTTCATACATTTCACATTCATAAGTGTTATTGTTTTCTACGTCTTGAATTACTATATTCATTTTAGTAGCATACTGATCGTAATACCCATTAAGCCGTGTTGTTGGATTTACTATAACGTTCATCCATTCATCAAATAACTTTTTAACTAACATCTTACTATCAACTAAGAAAACCAATGTTATATTTTCAAAATTTCTTTCATATACAACTTCGCGAGTTTCACCAAATGTTCTAATTGGTTGAGTAGCTACTGCAAGTCCAGGCAGTGCAGCTTGTTCACAGAACAAATGTACTACATTTAATTCATTAAATAAATTTGGCATTCCAGATGGAAGTGATATATTAACAGTAAATCTATTCTGTCTTGCAATGCCATCATTCTTTACTTGCGCAATAAAGTCTCTTAGTGCAGCCATTACATTCCTCCAGTATTTTTCCAGACTTGCGCAGAAGAAGATTTTGTAAAACTTTCTACTGGCAACATCATTGCTGTAACCCAATCTGTTGGGGATATTAATTTAGTTGGTGTCATAATATGATCATAAAGATATGATTTGACGCAGTGTTCAGCTAATTTGTGTTTAGAAATTCCACTGATGATATTCCATGAATATCTAAGTCTAGTAGTCTCATCGAGAGTTTTTGTAGTCTTAAATCTTAAAAGATTATCAAGTAAGACTACTCTAAACTTATATGATAAATAATGCATGTTTAATCCAATGAAACCATTAGGCGTTGTTGCAAATGGAAACACCATTGGAAATCTATCATAGTGGGGTAGAGTTTCTTTATGCTTTGGATCATAGAAAAACATATATAAACTACCAGGCTTAATAGTATTTGACACTTTGCCAGAATTAGTGTATACGCCTCTAGCTTTAACGCCTTCTTTGGTTAAAAGCATAGCTTGTTGTCTAAACCAACTTCTAGAGTTATTCAGTATTGATTGGTCGAACTGATGTTTTTCAAATACATCGAGCATACTCTTAGGTGCTGTCATTTTATTCCTAGGTGATATTCAGTTAAGATTATAAATTCCCACTGTCTATCTTTTGCATATGTTGTTGCGGCTTTCCACTTAGATTCATTTACACCCCATGTCATCACTTCTTGAATATACCTTCTTGTTTTTCTAGATGGTGGCACTGGTGGTCTTGTCTGGGCGTCTGGTTTTACTTCTACTAAATAAGTCTTAATACTACCATCTTTTGTCTGTATTTTAATTTTAAAGTCAATAAAGTATCGATGAGCTCTATTGTCTACTGGAGAGACATAGGGTACTATAGTTTCTTCTGAACTCCAACTTAAAACAGAAGAGTTCTTATCGCACCATATTGCAAACTTGGTTTCCCAACTAGATCGCATAACGATGTTTGTTGGGTCACCAATATACTTCTCTGGATGTATTGGTTTGTATTTTCGTTTGTGAAACATTGATAAATATACTATAGCTTATACAACTATTTATAGGAACTTGCATGGCCACAGTAAAATCAGGAATAGCACCAGCCACGGCAATTCCTCAAAATCAATATCAGCCAAAGTCTTTTGACCCTAATCAGTCAAAATACGCGGTGGAAGGCTATTCATATCCAAATGATTTAATGGGAAATATTACACAGTATGGCAGCAACTATGTCTTGTTTTATATAAATGTCAATGAAGCTTCAAAAATGCTTCAGAATCCAGATGCACTAACTGTTGACATTGCTGCATCTGAACGAGTTAAAAAGCAACTTTCTGGAAAAGAATATAGTGCTACTAGTGTTGCTGCAGTTCAAATTGCATCTGGCGCGCTTGCTGGTGGCGCAGTTGCTGGCGTAGTTGCTGGTAAATTGGGCGGTGCTGCTGGTGTAGTTGCTGGTGGTGCAGTTGGTGGAGTATCTACTGCAGCAATTGCGACAAACGCATCTGGTTTCTCTAGAGCTCAAAAAAGATTAAAAACTGCAATTGCATTACACGTTCCAAATCAACTATCTATTAGATATGGCGCTAATTGGGGTGAAGAAGAGACATTTGGGATGCAAGCAGCACAGACCGGAATTGAAATTGCTGCAGCATTAGCTAAAAGTGGTGAATCTATTACAGATAAAGCAAAAACTGCAGCTAAGGGTACTTCCGGGATAGTCGCAAATGTTGCATTAACAAAAGGCCCTAACGCTGCTGCACTATCTGCAATGACTGGACTAGCGCCAAATCCAATGAAAGAGCAAATATTTAAAGGTGTAGACTTTAGAACATTTAGCGTTGATTATAGCTTTTCGCCTAGAAGCGCTGAAGAATCACGCAGTGTATTAAATATTATTGCTGCGTTTAAATACCACATGCATCCAGAATTTAAAGACGCCAACAACTTTTTATTTTTATATCCATCAGAATTTGATATTGTATATTATCATAATGGTTCGGAAAATATGAACATTCATCGCCACACGTCTTGTGTGTTAACCGAAATGAATGTGAACTATACTCCTAATGGGAATTTTACTACATTTGCTGGTGGTATGCCAACTCAAATTAACGTCTCAATGTCATTTAAAGAACTTACTATTCTTACTAAAGAACTTATCGCACAGGGTTTATAAGATGTATTTCGCAAACTTTCCAAAAATAGTATATGATTTTGATTTAAGTTCTGGTACTAATTACCAGATCGTAACTGACATTACTCGTAACGTCAGATTCCGCAAACAAATTCTTGAAAATATTAGTCTATATGATTATTATGATATGCGTGAAGGTGAAACACCGGAAATTGTCTCTGAGAGAATTTATGGCACGCCATACTACCATTGGGTGATTATGTTAGCCAACCAACGCTACGATTATATCAATGATTTTCCAGTTAGTCAATTAGAACTTGACGCTCTTGTTGTGCAAAGATATGGCATTGCACAAATAGATCATGTACATCACTATGAATACAACGGATTTAAAAGAGAAGGTGTTAACATTCTTGTTCTTAGAGAGTCAGCTATAACTGGTGGTGGCATAGGTTCGCTTGCTGTTGGTAAAATACTAGTTAGTGAAACTAACGTGTATGTTGGACGAATAGACTCTATTTTAGTAGAATCAAATAATGAAACTATTACAGTATCAACGTCTTTACGAAATGGTAAGTTCATGCCAAGTGAAACGCTTACAGTGCAAAATGAAGACGTAGTTGTTGAAGTACAAACATGCACAGTTCCGGAAAATTATACTACTACTTCAAATTATCAGTATGAATTTAATTTAAATGAAGTTAAGCGTAGAATAAAAATAATTGATCCAGGATTAGTAGAACAGCTAATCAAAGAATTTAAAGATACTATATGAGTGAAAGTGCAACATCAGAATCGTTAAGATTTGCTGGTGATATCTCAATACGCAAACTTCAGTTAGTATCATCTAACAATTTTGCAATTGATATCACAGACCAAATGATTGGCATAGAAATGCATGAGGATTTATTCTCGCCATTTATTACCATGACTATAGTGGTGAGGGAATCGCTTGACTTTATTAATGCGCTACCATTGCGTGGAGAAGAGATTATAAATGTAGAGTTTGCTACTCCAACTTTTACTAAAGATAATACTGTAGTAAAAGGTAAATTTTACGTATACAAATTAAGCGATCGTCAATTATTAAATGATAAGAATTCAGTGTATGCGTTGCATTGTATTTCATATGAAGCTCTTACTGATCTTAACGTTAAACAGTCTAAGGCGTTTAGAGGAAATATTAGCGACATTGCTGAAACTCACTTAAAAGTAGATGGATTGAATACAACTAAAAAGTATAACATTGAACCAACTAAGAATGCAACAAAATATGTTTCAAACTTCTGGTCGCCAATTAAGAATTTAAACTTTATAGCATGTAACGCAATTAATAAAAACGGAAGTGCTTCATATCTATTTTTTGAAAATAGAACAGGATTTAATTTTGTTTCATTAGATTCTCTCTATGCGCAAGATTCATATCAAGTATTCATAAATGATAACTATACGCGCGATACTAATGGAATAGAATCTTATATAAACATAGATAGAGACTATCAAAGAATTATAGAATTTAGAATTAAGACACTATATGATTCATTGAAAAATACTAATTCAGGGACGTATGCATCAAGACTATTTGCATATGACTTAGTTAAAAAGAAATATTTTGCAAAAGACTATATTGCTTCAGCCGACTTTAGTAAGTTTAATCATTTAAATAAACTTCCATTGTATACTAGTTTTAAACCGGTTAGTGCAGTCAATAGTATACAGACCGACGTAAGGCATTTTGGAATTCATAATGGTTTTGCTGATACGAGCAATGTTGCATTTGAGCAATCTAGAAATTCTGCTCTTCAGATGCTAAGATCTTCTGTTATAGAGATTGAAGTATTTGGCAGAACTGATTATACTGTAGGACAAAAAATGTATATTGAAGTTCCAAAGCCTACAGTTATGGTTAAAACAGATGAAATGAATACTAATGATAAATCTGGAATTATAGACGCAACATATTCTGGAAACTATATTGTGACTGCTATTAATCATATCATTAATAGAAACAACCATACTTGTGTTTTAGAATTATCTAAAGAATCGATGATAGCATGATATACACTGGCGTAGTAGAAAATAGATATGATCCGTTGAAACTTGGAAGATGCCAAGTTAGAATAATTGGGTTGCACACGCACGATAAGCAAAAACTTCCAACAGAAGATTTACCTTGGGCATATCCAATGCAGGGTATTACTTCGGCAGCAATGAGTGGAATAGGTTCAGGGCCATTAGGTTTAGTTGAAGGCACTTCTGTTCTTATAGCATTTCAAGACGCAGATTTACAATATCCAATCATGATTGGATCACTTGGTGGCATCCCTCAAAGTGGTAGTAGTAATATTGATGTAGATGATTCTACTTTGCAATTAAAAATTGATGGCGAACTCAAAGAATCAAATACACAAAGTAACGTAGTAGTTGATGGAAGTGGTAATGCAATTGTAGATGGAAGCGGAACGCCTGTAACGACAACTCAACCTCCAGCAACACTTGAAAATACAAATAATCTTAAAAGAGCTGCTGAGTTTACGCCAAGCGTAAACTGCATAGCATTAATTAAACGATTTGAAGGTCTTCGACTTCAATCATATCAAGATTCTATTGGCAAATGGACAATTGGTTACGGAACGACCGTGATCAACAAACAACCAGTTGTTGCAAATATGAATATCACTATCGCCCAAGCCGAATCATATTTGCTAAGCGATTTAACTGCAGATCACGCAGCATCAGTAAAACGTAACACTAGAGCCCTAATCACGCAATCGATGTTTGATGCGTTAGCGTGTTTTACGTATAATGTTGGTAGTGGCAACTTTGCAAGATCTACATTATTAAAAGATTTAAATGCAAGTAAGTATTTAGATTCTGCTGCAGGGTTTCTTCAATGGGATAAAGCCGGTGGCGTTATTTTAGCAGGATTGACTAAGCGTAGAATAGCTGAAAAAGATTTATTCTTAGCAGATGGAATTCCAAATTCTGCAGGAGAATTGCCGCCTACAACTCAAACTATTACTGCTGCAGATGGAACTGTCACCCAAAATGCAGTTGGTGCTCAACAATCTGCTCAGAGTGTAAATGGATTTGGTGATCCTAAAGGCGTGTATCCATTATATATCAATGAACCTGACACTAATAGATTAGCTCGGCACGAAGAGATTAGTAAAACTGTTGTTTATAAAAAAGACGCCGCATTAGTCACCGGTGTTGAAGTCGCAGGTGGTACTACATGGGATCAATCGCCAAATCCATATAATGCAGCATATCCATTTAATCATGTGATGATGACGGAGTCTGGCCATATCATGGAATTTGATGATTCACCACATTCAGAACGGATTCATCTATATCATAAATCTGGTACATTTATGGAGATTGATGCAAATGGCACTCAAGTTAATCGCATCGTTGGTGATGGATATGAAATATACGAGAGAAATGGGTATGTGCATATCAATGGATCTCTTAATGTGACAGTTGATGGCGCAGCAAATGTACTCATTAAGAATGGGCTTAATCTAGACGTAAGAGGCGTTGCAAATATCAATGTGTATAATGACGTAAATCTTAATGTAAGTGGATCGCTTAATGCATCTATTGCAGAGTCTTTTAAACTTAAAGCATCTTCTGTTATTATTGAAGGTGATAGTGTTGACATTAGATCTAATGGCGCATTAGCAGTAAGTGGTGAAGGTGATGTTAATATTAATGCGGGTGGAACGTTGCACGCCGATGGTTCGTTTATAGATATTGCCAATGGAGCTAGTAGTGCTACAACTACTGGCTTGGGTGTGCCGGGAGATAAGCAAACTGCAGAAATGCCAGAGTTTAATGTCTTGACAGTTATGTCTAGAAGTGCTGGCGCAGCTGGGCAATATGAAACCCCAGATGAAGGTGATTCATCTGTATTTCAACAAGGTCAGATCAATAGTGGCGCCATCAAATCTGAAGATGTCAATAGTGGCACTTCAACAGATTCAATAATAGCGCCTGCAAATAATGTTGCTCCAATTGGCGCTAATTGTGATATCATTATGATGAAGCAAACCTTTGAACCTTCATTTTTACTGTCTAAGAATTATACTCTTGCATCATTAACTTCTAACGGCAGTAGAATGCCGATTTCGCAGATGGGGTTATCGCCACAAGGCATTGTATGCAATCTAAAAGGACTATGCGAAAACTATTTGGAAATAATTAGAAACATATATCCTAACATTATCATTACGTCTGGATTTAGAAGACCCGGAGATGTAGCAGCATCGTCTAAAACATCCGATCATTATCTTGGTACAGCAGTTGATATTGTGATCCCTAGTCTTGATCGCGCTGGACATTATGAAGCAATTCAAAGAATTCAACAGTTGGTGTCATATGATCAGTTAATTTTAGAATATCAAGGCGCTAAAACAGTTTGGATTCATGGATCATTTAAATATACTGGCAATAGAAAACAAATATTCACAATGCGCGATCACCGTAGACTTGGTGATATGGGCAAATTTACATTAGTCACATGACAATATTAATGACAATCACTCCAACGAGTGTGCCAGATATTGCAGACAACGCAGTAGAATTTGGCGGAGCAGACGCTTTAAGTAGATTTCCACCAGTTAGAGAATATATTGATACCTTTGAATTTTCCGCTACATTTTCTGGAGTTATAGATGAAGTTACACTTACTGCTCCAGAGTTGACTATAACTAATGTAGAGATCAGTCCAACTATTACTGGAATTGTAAGTACTTTTTCTGGAAACACTATAAATATATCTGGTATAGCTTCTAATGTATTTTTAAATAAGTACTATCAGTTCAAAATGAACGATGAAAGCATAAAGATCTTACCTCCAAATACAGTTGAAGATTTTTATGGTGTCATAAAATATCAACCAGATTATGTAAGATACGTCGAAATTACTTATTTTATTACATTCTCAGTAATGTCTACAGATCCATTAGCGCCGGGTTTATCTACATCTACATACGTTGCAATGCAAACAGTGAATAATGATTGGGAAGCGAATAGGTTAATCCTAAAACAATTAGTAGCACAGGGGCATTAAATGGCGGCAGTAGCACTAGAAGGTCACGGTTCAACAGGTCATTCTTGTTTTCCTCCAACATCAACTGAGAGTGGATTTTCATCTAAGACTAATTTTGAAGGTCTACCATGTCAATTGCTAGGATTGACCAAATACGTTAATCATGCCTGCGGTAGAGCACAACACGTTGGAGCAACTCGTAACGTATCGAGTGGCAGCGGAAAAGTAAACATAGAAGGAAAAGCCGCAGTGCGAATAGGCGATTCTATTGCATGCGGCGATACTATAGCTCAAGGTGCTTCTAAAGTCTTTATTGGTGGATAAATAACATATGGCTAAAATAAGAACATTCTCCGATTTAGATCTGAATTTTACAGCAAATCCAGTATCTAAAGACGTCTCAAAGAAATATGATGAGAACGCAATAAAGCAATCTATCAAAAATCTTATTATGACACGAAATTTCGAAAGACCATTTCGTAGCGACATTGGTTCTCAAATAAAAACACTTATGTTTGAACCAATAACGCCAATGCTTTCAGCACTTGTTAAAAAGACTATAGAAAACACTCTTAATTCTTATGAACCTAGAGCTAATATTCTTGACATTTCAGTGTTGCTAAGTCCAGACAATAATGGAATATACGTAACTATAGTATTTGCAATAGTTAACACGAGTACACCTATAAGTGTTGATCTATTTCTAGAAAGAACCCGCTAATGGCAACAAATAATAAAATTAATATATCTGAGTTGGATTTTGATAACATCAAATCTAGTCTAAAAGATTATTTAAAAGGCCAAGATCAATTTACAGACTATGACTTTGAAGGCTCAGCTATTAACGTTTTACTTGATATTCTAGCATACAATACGCACTATAACGCAATGTATACTAATTTAGCAGTCAATGAAATGTTTCTAGATTCTGCAAGTAAAAGAGATAGCGTAGTCTCTATTGCTAATAACTATGGGTATTTGCCTCTTTCTAAAGCATGCGCAAAAGCAAATATTAGTATGACAGTAGGCGTTGGCGTTTCAACTGCTAATATATTATCTATTCCAACATCAACACCTTTCACTTCTTCTATAAATGGCGTGGATTATGCTTTCTATACGCGCAGTGAAACCGTTGGAGTTTCTAATGGCACCAATTTTGTTTTTGACCGTATAGAAATATTTGAAGGTACCCCAGTAACTGAAAAATTTACAGTCTTTGCAAACTCTTCAATAGTTCTTCAAAACATTAATATTGACACAAACACTATTAGAGTTACAATTCAAGATATTGCAAATTCGTTTTCATCTTCAGTATATATATATTCTGAAAAAATGATAGGACTAGTTCCTACAAGTGAAATTTATTTTATCAAAGAAGTAGAAGGTGGATTATACCAAATTTATTTTGGTAAAGATAATCTTGGTAAAGAACCTGGTATTGGGTCTGTTGTCACTGTTGATTATATTGTAACAGGTGGATCTACTGGCAATGGTGTAGCACTATTTACTTATGCAGGACCAAATCTGCCAAATGCTCCAACTATATCAGTATTAAATATTGCAACTGGCGGTAGAGATGCTGAAAAAATTGATGAAATAAAATATAACGTATCACATAAATATAAGATTCAAGATAGAGCAGTCACTGCTAGTGATTATATTGATATCATTCAAACTGCATATCCAGATATTGATGCGATTAATTGTTGGGGCGGCGAAACAATGTCTCCTCCAATTTATGGAAGAATTTACATTTCTATAAAACCAAAGACAAGTTTGTTCTTATCAAGTAGTGAAAAGAACTACATTATAGAATCTATAATTGCTCCAAAATCAATGCTGGGCATATCTCCTATTTTAATAGATCCTATTTATACGACTGTAGAAATAAACTCTACAGTATACTATGATCCAAATTCTAGTTCTAAGTCATCTACACAGTTAACTGACTTAGTTCGCCAAACAATAGTGGACTATAATAATTTAAGTTTGCAAAAGTTTGATGGCGTTTTAAGATATTCAAGATTAATTGGAGCAATTGATGATGCAGACACTAGCATCATCAATAACATTACTACTATAAAGTTAAGAAGAATTATAGACACAGTGTTTAACTCAACTACTAAATATAATGTAGACATTGGAAACCGGATTTATTCTTCTGGTGTTCCAGTAGAAGCAGTTATGACTAATGCGTTTTATATAGATGACAGTGGAACTAAATATTATATAGATGATGATGCATTGGGTAACTTAAGATTGTTTTATTATAATCCTTTAGATTATTCTAAAGTGTTTACTAATTTAAAAATTGGCACAGTCAACTATACGGCTGGCACAATATCTATCACTAACTTATTTGTGACTGGTGTTGCAGAATCAAATCTTGAAGTTATAATTAAGCCACAGTCTAACGACATTTTATCTAAACATAATCAAATTGTAAACATTAGTTTAGACAATTTAACTATTAAAGTAGTATCAGAACTTTCAGGCACATCCCATCAGTTTGCATCTAGTAGAACATAATGGATAAAACACCAATCTCTATAGCATTAGAACGTCAAATTCCTGAATTTATTCGGGAAGAATACGTAGTATTTGTTGAATTTATAAAAGCGTACTATGCTTTTTTAGATCAAACGCAACAGCGAAATTTAGAAGATATTCGTTCTATTGAGAATACGCTTGACGAATTTGTCATTAGATTTAAAAAAGAACTTTCTGTAGTATTTCCAACAAATTCATTAGTAAATGAAAGATTTATCTTACAGCGTATTCGCGAATTTTATAAAACTCGTGGATCTAGTGAGTCATTTAAATTCTTATTTAGAACACTGTTTAATAAAGAAGCTGAGATATACTATCCATCAAAGCAAATTTTAAGAGCGTCTGATGGCAGTTGGATTTTAGAAAAATCTATATTTGTTCAGGCAACCTCAAGCGACCTATTTGCTTTAGGTGGTAAGATTATAACTATAGTCACAGACATGAAGACTATTAGTGTATTCTGCCCACGGGTAGTATATTATCGCGAAAACATATATGAAGTGTTTATCGATAGATCGTACATTGAAGACATTTCACTTGGAAATGTAGTATCATTTGATGATGGATTGCATTCTGGTATTATTATTCCATGTCCATCTACATACACAATTGTATCTGGTGGTAGTGGGTTTGAACTAGGTGCACTATATCATTTGCCATCAGAAACTGGCGATGGGTCATTAGTAAAAATCACAAGAATTGATACTAATGGCGCTATTAGAAAAATTCAAATAATTAGTTTTGGATTAGATTATCAGTCAGTATTTTATGCAAAACTTAGTAATAAGACGCGCCAAGCGTTTGCGTATTATAATCCTATAACATCATTCACAGTTGGTGCAGGACATCCTGCTGGATTATACCCTACAACGTCATTTACAAATGGAACTCCATACGCTGATGGCACAACTGGATATATTGATTTAGGTTATATCAATAGACAAAATTATTTTGCATACGATAGTGCATATCTACCAGCGACAAATGCAAATGAAACTGTGTTTTATGCAGATGGTACGTATGTAGGTGAAATTATAGGATCATTCTATACGAACAATTCTAATGATAATGCTATAGATGATACGTTAGCTGAAATTAAAATTGAACTTGGACCAGTTGCAATTTATCCTGGATACTATTCTAAGAGTGATGGGTTTATTTCAGATGAATCATTTATTCAAGATGGTAAGTATTATCAGTTATTTTCATACGTAATTAAAGTTGAACAACAGGTAGATTCATACCGCGATATTATAAAAGCGCTATTACATCCTGCTGGTTTTGAGATGTTTGCAGAATATAACATTAAGAACACGTATCTACTATCAGCTACACCTCTTCAAGCATTTATTCGTCGACAGTTTACAGAGCAAGAATACATTACTGATGACGAAGGCGCAAGGGCAGTTTACAAATTCTTAGATGATTTGCAAGCAACATACCATGATGATGATGATGACATTAAAGATGTCATTAAAAGAGTCGCTGAACTTGTGGATTCTACCGAATCTAAGTATTATAATATGTTAAAAGGTTCTGCAATAGATCCTATAGAAAATAGTCTTGCAACTTCATATCATGCAGATACGACTGATGTAAAAAATAATATCAAGATAACCAGCGATACCGCGCCATCATATCACGTGGATACGACTGATGTAAAAAATGCAGTTAAAGGAACTATTGGTGATACCGCACCGTCGTATCACGTGGATACGACTGATGTAAAAGACGTGTTAAAAGGTTCTGTTGGTAGTCCAGTTGAGAACGCAATCACTACAATTAGTCATAATGCTAGTAGTGACATTAAGGACATGACTCCTAAGTATGAAGAATTTGAACCTATAAATGAAGTATTAAATAGAACTGTTATATACAATAGATCTATTATTCCTCTTGAGACTGACACTGCTGCTAACGTTGATCAGTATGGATCAACGTTTACGCCTAGTACATACGTTGAGACTCTTACTACTGCTGGTGGCGATTGGTCTTGGAATGGAACTACGTACATTTTAAATTATCCAGAAATTAGAATTGGTAGTGGGTTTATTCGTTCGCCAAATTTGTTGGGGTTTCAAGCAACATTAGTAGCAGGATCTAATTTAGTAACATTAACAAATGGAACTACTGCAGGAATGTATAATGGATTAGTTCCATCTGTATCTTCTGGTTCTGGCACATTTGGAGCATTGACTAGAATTTTTAATATCATTGATTCTACATCATTTACGACTACTATAAATCATACAACTAGTGGTAGTATAACATTCTATATTGTTGGCGATACAGCGCAACTTGGAGAAACGCTGTCTTCTCCAATAGATGCTGGACCAGACGGATCTATTCAGGGATTAGTTAAATTTGCATTATCTGGTAATTCATGGAATCAAATAATAACTACTGCTGATTCGCTCACAAGTGCAACAGTTTATAATAGAGCTATTGTTCCACTAGCGACCGATTCCACGGGAACTACTGACAAAGCGCCTGATGGATCTACTCAAGGGTTAGTTAAATTTGCATTATCTGGTGCTACTTGGATAGATATAACTTTACCTGGCGATTCTATCCCATTTAATGTTTACACAAATAAGTACGTGGATAGTATAAATAATACAAATACAGGAACATTGTACTATAATGTGTACAATCAAAACGACGCTGCAGATCCTAATACTTCATATTCTTATGAAGCAGAAGTATATTCAGTACACGACATGAGAGCAATCTCTTAATTTAAAAAGGTATAAAAATGATTTTAATTCCTCAATTCAGAAATATCATCGAAGCTGGTGGTACTTTACAAATCGCGCATTTTGGTCCAGATGGTGAACTCATCGAAGAACGCATGTATTCTAATATCGTTACGACTATTGGCAAACAATGGATTGCAGCTCGTATGAAAACTTCTGGCATTCCACTTGAAATGTCATATATGTCAGTTGGTGGTAATGCAACTGTTGGTTCTAATCCAGCTAAAACTACTCCAGTAATTGGCGATCAAGCGCTTTCAACTGGTGGGTCTCCTGCTTTATCAGAATTAGCACGTGTTGGTCTGACTACGTCAGGTGGTAGTGTTTCTGGCGCTGTTGTTACTTATGCAGCCACATTTGCTGCAGGGACTGGCACTGGTTCACTAATTGAAGCAGGTATTTTTAACGTTGCAACTGGCCCTGTTCAAGGATCTGGTTCCATTACGGCGGCTATGCTTTGCAAGACTTCATTTGACGTTGTCAATAAAGCTGCAAACGATTCTATCGCTATCACTTGGACTGTAACTATTCAATAATTGACTATTTGCATTGTACTCTTATACGATTAAAAAGAAAATAATAAATGTCAACATCGCTACTTAAATTCTCTCTGAAGACTAATTTAGTTAAATCAGTCATATCAGAAATCGTATCAAATATTAGTCGCTACTATTATGTCTATGGGCACTCAGGTGCCTGGTCTGATGAAGCATCTCCAGATCAAGTTTCAGAATCATATGAATATGAAAATGAAACTAGAAATGAAATGATTCTATACAAACAAATAGATTCTAATGACATTGCCGCAGTTATAAATAGAGTTAACTGGGTTAGCGGTTATACGTTTGACATGTACAATGAATATAGTAGCACTAACCCAGCATTCTCCGGAGCAACGTCTCTAGAGACTGCTGAGTTTTATTGTGTCACTGATGATTACAACGTATACAAATGCCTATACAATAACAATAATAGTCCTTCTTCAGAAAGACCTATTGGCACTAACACTGAATTAATGGTAATGGATGATGGGTACATGTGGAAATACATGTACACTATTCCTCTATCTGTTCGTAATAAATTTTTAACGGCGACTACAATGCCAGTCGTAACAGCGTTATCAAATCAATTTTATTCAAAGGGTTCTATTGTTGCGTACAACATTGAGAATCCTGGTTCAAAATATCCAATAACATCATATAAGATTACTGGATTTAAAATCATAGATGGCGGTTCTGGATATTCAACCGCACCAACTATTCAATTATCAAACCCAGACCAAGCAGGTGGTACTGGCGCTACAGTTTTAAGTGTCACTGTTAACGGCGGGCAGATTACTGCAGTAGCAATTAATTCACAAGGTTCCGGGTATTCATATCCTCCAATCGTTACTATATTAGGAACAGGATCGCGCACCGCCGTACTAGAACCAATTGTTGAAAGACTTAGTAGTACTTATACGAATTTACTAGTAACTGGCGACGGATATTTAGAAGAAAACCCATATCAAGTTTCTGGAATAAACATAACAAATGGTGGTTCGGGTTATTCTTCAGTTCAATTTTTATTTAGATCTCCAGATCTTATAAATGGAGTTACTGCAGCGGCAAATGGAATTATCACAGACGTAGCATTAACTGGATCTCTTGTTGCATCAACTAGTACTACTTTAGTAACAGGCGCTGGCACTAACTTCTTAACGACATTAGTTATAAACAGTGCAGTTAAAATAAATGGAACAGTGTATAGAGTAACTGCAGTAAATAGCAATACGTCAATCACTATTAATACTGCAATAAGTGTGACAGTTGGCACGCTTATATACAAAGCAGGCGTTGTCACTGGTATTATTTTAGGTGCTACGTCTAATGCTGGAACATTTATTTCAGGAAAACAATATACGATTGTTTCAACTGGAAGCACAGCATACACAAGCATTGGCGCTGCAAATAATAATCCTGGCACAATATTTACAGCAACTGGTCCTGGAACTGGAAGTGGTACCGCTGCATTAAAAGTATTAGTCACTGGATACGGGTATTCTAAACCATTTTCTTCAGTAACGCAAGATTCAAATGCTAGTAATATCGTATTGTCTAATGTAACTTCTATAGCTGGTCAAACTTCTTCTGGACTATCGTTTAACGTTATAACTCAAAAAAATGAAGCAGAGTTAATACCTCTAATTAACACGCAAGGTGAAATTGAAGGCGTGCAAATAACTAAGGCTGGCATTGGATATACATTTGCAACAGTTAGCGTAATAACAAGTTTAGATAAAGCAAACACTAGTGGATTTGCAGAAGCAGCAATCTTACTAAGTTTTGGTATTGGTGATATAGAATCACGCCAATCTACTGTTGAACTTACAGCTATCAGTGGTGCCATGCCAGTTATAGATTTAGCATATGCTGGATACGCCTATACTTCAGTGCCAACAGTCACAATTATTGGTGATGGAACTGGTTGCACAGCAGTAGCTACATTAAATACTACAGGATCATTGGCTAATATTATAGTGAGTAATCCAGGTGTAAATTATACTAAAGCAAGTGTTATGATCACTGGTGGCGGTGTTCCAAATGGAAGTACAAATCAAGCAAAAGCTAATGCAATTATAAGCCCTAAAGGTGGTCATGGCAGAGACGCAGTCGCTGAGTTATATTCTAAGACATTAGTTTTGCATGGAAATCTATCTAAAGAGCAAAATCAAGGATTTAATTCTACTAATAATTATCGTCAAATTTGCATTGTAAAAAATCCTAAAATTTATAACGTGAATTCTAATTTAAGATCAGCTCTTGCATCTTCATGTATTACTGTTATTGGTAGTATCACACAAGTTGGTGTTAATCTTATAGTTAATGATGATATTTTGACGTATATTGATACTACTGCTACGCCAAATAAAGTGTATTCATTTAGAGTTATCGAGAAAAATGCAGCATATTCAACTACTGAGGCTGCGCTATTATTATCGTATCTTGATAACTTTATTCCACCTATAGGTGCTACACTAGTCAGATCTACTGGCACACCTACTGCGTTTAGCACTACTAATATATCGTATCCAAATGTTGATAAATATTCTGGTGAAGTGTTAACTATTGATAATAGAATTAGTTTTTCACCATCGACTGAGCAAATAGTAGTAGCACTCAACTCGATTACGTTCTAAAAATTTAGATAAATATAACATATGCAGCAATCGCTGCTGTATGTAATCAATTTGCATGAGAGAAAATATATGGCATTAGACTTAAATATTGAACCATTCTTCGACGACTATTCTGAAGATGATAAATTTTATAGAATTTTATTTCGTCCTGGATATGCAATTCAAGCCCGTGAACTTACTCAAATGCAGACTATTCTGCAACAACAGATTAAGCGCAATGGTGATCATTTATTTAAAAATGGTTCTATGGTTATCCCTGGTCAGATATCGTATGACAATAATACTCCATATGTAAAACTAAAAGCTGCTATTTCTTCTAGTAGTTCTATTTCAACGTTCTCAGTTCTTTCTTCTGTTATTGGAAAAACCTATCGTGGCGCAACGTCAGGCGTAGAAGCTATTATACTTACAGCGGTTGCTTTAGAAGTTATTGCAGGCGTTACAGAAGCAGATACTATATTTGTAAAATATACAAGAGGTACTGGCAAATTTAGTTTTGGCGAAATCATTTCTCCAATTGATGGTTCATCTGGATTAGACTTAATTGTAGAAGACTCCACTACTGATGCATTAGCATTGGGCATTGGTACAACAGCAAGTATTGAGCGTGGCATTTATTATATTAAAGACAATTTTGTATTAGTGACCGCGCAAACTACTGTACTATCAAAGTATAGTTCTACTCCAAGTGTTAAAGCTGGATTACAAGTAATTGAAGAAATTAAATATCCAGAAGATGCTGGGTATGACATTCTATTAGATAACGCATTAGGTTCTCCTAATTATGCAGCGCCAGGTGCAGCCCGATATTATATTGACTTAGTTCTTCAAGCAGTAGCGTATGATTTAGTAGTAGACCCATATGAATTTATCCCACTACTTACATTATTAAATGGTGCTGTTCAGTTTATGGTTGATAAGAGCGAATATGCTCAGATTGAAAGAACTCTTTCACGCAGAACATATGACGAATCAGGTGATTACACTGTTCGCGCTTTCCCAATTCAAGTAAAAGAATATAGAAATAACTATAGACTTTGGGCTATTAATAATACATTCATTGTAGGCGATATTATAGTAGCAAATGCTACTACTTACAAATGTATTGTTAACCATACTTCTGCTGCGTCAGGCACATTTACAATTGGATCTAATTGGATTGAAGATACAAGTCCAAGATATAATTATGGGTTATATACTGGAACTACATACACAACAAACACTGCTGCAGACATTTTACCAAATACTCTTTTGATGTCATTGGCAGTTGAGGCCGGAAAAGCGTATGTAAAAGGACACGAAGTTGAGAAAATTGCTACGCAATATTTAACAATTGATAAGGCGCGCTACACTTCTAATATTGAAACTATTAGTCTAGATACAAGCCCAGGTAACTATATTGTAATTAACAATGTCAACTATATTCCAGATATTTCTACAGTCATAACATTCTATGATCGTTTTGGTACTGCTGGCACGATTCCAACTAGTGGCGTAGTAATAGCTACGGCCCGGGCAAAACAAATTCAATTACATTCTACTGGCAAGTATAAATTATTCTTGTTTGATATGCAAGTTACTGTTGGCAAGAACTTTTCTAGAGATGCAAAATTTGCATACTCAGCTACTGGCGCATCGGCTCCGGTAAGATTTAGTGCTCAAGTAGAACCATATCTAAATTCACTACCAGGTAATCTTGTAGCTGGCGCATCTAGTGCAACAGTCACAGCAGTTAATAGCACGTTTATAAATGACTTTAAGGTAGGTGATTACATCTCTATCAATGGAAGTAATAGACGTATTCTTACCGTTGACTCAAACAATAGTCTAACTGTAGATACTGCCATTGCAGTATTAGCAGTATCTACAAATGTTTATAGAGTTGAAGTAACATTGAACAATCCAAGTGCAGTTATTTCAATGTTTCCTATTCCAAGATACGCAATTCGCGCTACACAGAATTTGAAATACACATTCTATAAAAAAGCATTATCGCAAAGTCCTAGTGTTACTATCACTGAAACTGGATACACATTTGGTGCTTCTACTGATACTACTAATTATATCGTAGTAGATAGAGCAACAGGCGTACACCAAAGTATAACTTCTGGTGCGCCGGCTGCTGGGCAGTTTAGAGTAGTTGTTAGTGGAAGTTCTGCTACATTTACAATGTCTACTGGAACTACATATGATATCATTTACGCAATTAGAAAAGTAATTGATGGTTCAGTGTCTAAACAAAAAGTCTTAACTAATATCACAGAAACCGGTTTAACGGTAGTTTCTGGTAAAGTAATATTAACAAAATCAGATGGATTTGAAGTATTAAAAATTACTAACTCTGTTGGCGCAGACATTACATCAAGTTTTACGTTTAATGGTGGACAGACTGAAAGTTATTGTGGTCTAGCATCTATTTCAACTACAGCGACTATTACTGGAAATATTTCAGTGACATATAGTTATCTAATCCATTTGGCTGGTGGAGACTATATTGCTGTTAATTCATACACAGCAGTTGGTTCTAATATTACGTACGAAGAACTTCCAGAACAGTTTATGAATACTGTTGACTTTCGCCCACGTAAAAATAATGATGGCACATGGGATGGTGCAGTAGTACCTAAATTTGGCGAACAAACTGATATTCAATATGACTACTATTACGGTAGAGTCGATAAACTTTCAATCGATGTAAATGGCGAATTCATTATCACTAAAGGCATTCCTAGTGAAAGCCCAGTTGAAACTAAGTCGCCAGACAATTCAATGGACTTATATAGATTCTATATAGAACCATATACATTCACTGCTGAATACGGTATTGCTAGTGAAAAAATCGAGAATAAACGATACACAATGCGCGACATTGGCCGATTAGAATCTAGAATTAAAAATCTAGAGTATTATACATCATTGTCTCTATTAGAACAAAACACAATCAATGCTAAGTCATATGATGCATATGGTATTGAGCGTCCTCAAAATGGATTCTTAGTTGATAGTTTTAATGGTCAAGGCGTTGGTGATGTAATCTCCAATGATTGGAAAGCATCTATTGATAGTACTTTACAAGAACTACGTCCATTTTATACAGCGCAACAAGTATCACTATTTGAAGATATTGGAACAGGACTAAGTAGAACTGGAAGAAACTATGACGTCAATGGTGATTTAGTAACATTAAAAATTCTTAGCACTACTCCACTTGTAAAACAATTAAGAGCTTCTCATTCGGAATCGGTTAATCCATTTGATGTATATACATTTGCTGGAACTGTTGTTTTAAATCCATGGTCAGATACTTGGTTTGAAACAAAGCGTCGTCCAGATATCATCATTAATGACGATAGTCAATATGATGCAGTAGTCAATAAAGCAATCGCAGATGGTGTGTTAGGAACTGTATGGAATGCTCCTACTACTTTATGGTTTGGAGAGACTCTTATAAGTTCAACTTCTGACACAGCTAATCGTCAGAATGGAGTTGGCTTAAACTTTGATGCTAAATATGGCGTAGCAACTAGAAGAGATACTGCTTCTTATAACTTTAACTTTGGTTTACGTACTGTTGTTACTAATACTATCGCAGTTAATTCTGGCGGTGTTCGTACAGGAACTACTAAGTTTATTGTAGAAAATACTGAAAATACAGTTATAAGTGATAAGGTAGTATCTACTGAGATCATTCCTTATATGAGATCACGCAATATTTTGTTTAGAGGAGAAGCGTTCAAGCCAGAAACTGCAATGTATACATTCTTTGACGGTATAAACGTTGATCAGCACATTAAACCTGCTAAAAGAATTGAAGTTACTGGATATGGCGCGACGCTTACTCCTCCAACATTCTTACTAAATTCAAATGTTGGATCTAACGTAAATGCTACTGCTAGAAAAGTAGTTGGACTTGTAGAAAGTTCATATTCATATGGAGAAGTTTTAAGTGAATATGTATCTGTGAATGGTGCTGCAGGAACTACTACTGGAGTAACATGTATACTATTAGGCCAAGAAACTAGAGGTGCAAATTATCTTATGTATGTAGATAACATACTTGGTGGTAGTTTACATTCAGATTCTGGTTCAAACGTTTATTACTTAAGAGGCGAATTTACCACAGGAACTATTAAATATGTTTCAACTAGTACACTTAATAGATTAAATCCAACAACATTAAGCACCACATTTAGTGGACAAATATTTGGAACGTTTAGTATTCCAAATGATGCAGCTATGAGTTTTAGAACTGGTGTAAGACAACTTAGATTTACAGATAGTTCTACTAACAATGTTAAGAATGAATTAACATATTCAGAACAATCATTTGAATCTCGTGGTACTATTGAGTGGATGGAAAAAACTATTCTATCAACTAGAACTGCTCAAGTGGCATCTGCTCAAGTGTCAGAAACATGGACATTAAATACTACACGCCAAGCAGTCGGAAGTGACACTGGGTGGTATGACCCATTAGCACAAACTTTCTTAGTCGATGTTCCTGGTGGAATCTTTGTGACAGACGTCGATTTATTCTTTGCAGCAACCGATCCAAATATTCCTATTAAAGTTGAAATTAGAAACGTAGTCAATGGTTATCCTGGTCCAGTTATTGTTCCATTTAGTACTATAATTAAATACCCATCTGCGATTGCAGTTAATGCAACTACTGGCGGTGCAGCAACTAATTTCAAATTTGTTTCTCCAATATATCTTCAAGCAAATACAGAATATTGTCTATGCATGTTTGCAGATTCTGCTAAATATAGATTATGGGTTGCGCAATCTGGAGAGATTGATGTAAACGGATCTGGTTTAATTACAGGTCAACCATATAATGGCGTGCTGTTTAAATCACAGAATGCTTCTACATGGACTGCAGATCAATCTCAAGATTTGAAGTTCCAATTGAATAGAGCAGTGTTTGACATAAACAACACTGCAACTCTAGATTTAGTAAATCAGCATACACCGAGTGATCTAAATTTTGATGTACTATTAGCAAATGCTAGTAATATTATTTTTACCAATACTGCAATTACAGCTCAGTATATTGATAGTGATGCGGTAAGCACTTCTATTAATCTTGGTGACAATACTTACTTTAACTCTCCTAAACTTATTAAATCTTCTGTAAACGAAGCAGGTACGTCTTCAATGAGAGTTAGAATGAATATGTCTTCTAGCGCAAGTAATGTTTCACCTGTAGTAGACTTAGGCAGATGTAATGCTACAATGATTAGCAATGTTATTGATAATATTGTTTCAGATAATGAAATATATCCTGAAGTTGGACTTGCTACTGCAAAATATGTTACTAAACAAATTAACTTAAATGATAGTGCAACTACTATTAGAGTTCTCTTTAGTGCATGTGTTCCTAACTTATCAAATACTGATGTAGATGTTTATTATAAAGTTGGTGATTCTTCTTCAAATACGTTTGATGATCAATTATTTACGCTAATGGCACCCACAAAAGCATATGTAAAAACACAAAATTCTAAATCATTCACTGAAGCAGAATATTTAATAGAAGATATTACGCCATTCACTACTATTAGAGTAAAACTAGTATTTAAGTCGGATAACACTTCACAAGTGCCAAGAGTTAAAGACTTAAGAGTATTGGCATATGCGTAATCAGGTTGTCATTGAAAATGAGATTGGTATGACTAGAGATATGACTAGTCATGCCGTCTTGTGTGACGTTAAGCATAAAATATTAGACTATAACGCTAAAAGACAAGCGGCTGAACAGAGAGATACTCTAATTAAGAATCATGAAGAACAGATAAATAGTCTAAAGAATGATATAAGCAGCATAAAAGATATGCTAACAGCTTTAATGCAAAGGTAGAAAATGGCACTAGTTTTTAGAACAGCACAGTCAACGCCGTTGACAAACGATCAATTAGATGGCAACTTCATATATTTGCGTGATCAGTTACTTTTAAAATATTTAATTAGTGATTTTACCGCTGTAAATATTGCTGCGAAGCTAAACACTTTTGGCGCAGGTCAAAGTACTGCTATTCAACTTGCTGAAACAAATGCAATTAACGCTTGGACTATTAAGAACTTAGCGCCATCGAATACGCTTCCAGTGTCTACTGATAAATCTTCATTAGTCTCTAGAACTTCAACTGGTGATATTACGGTATCAACAGTATATGGCAATCTATCTGGAACAGCGTCGACTGCTACTTTAGCAACTAGTTCAATTAAACTGCAAACTGCTAGAACTATCAATAATGTTTCTTTTGATGGCACTACAGATATCACAATAGCAGATTCTACTAAGTTACCACTTAGTGGTGGAACTATGGGTGGAAAGATTGCGTTGCTTCCAGCAACAGCATTATCTGCATCTCTTAATTTTGGAACTAGCACAATTACGCCAACAAATCCAATTAATGGAGATATGTGGGGCACTACGTCTGGTTTATTTTATAGAATCACTGGTACTATATACAAAATAGCACAGGTTGATAGTCCCACATTTACAGGTCTTGTGTCTGCTCCTGGATATACTGGTGTAGCAGATTCTGTCATAACGATAAGTCATCTTGACGCAGCTAAGACTGTTTTAAATGCATCAATTGCACTAAAATCTAATTTATCTAGTCCTACATTTACTGGCACACCAATAGCTCCAACAGCATCTAATGGAACTAACACTGCACAATTAGCGACTACTGCGTTTGTCACTACGGCAGATATTAACAATGCAAATGCTTTAACACTAGCGTATCAAGCATATACGACTAGTGCAGTTACTACTTTTAGTAACGCTAATAATATTGCACTAGCACTAAAATCTAATTTAGTAAGTCCTGAATTTACTGGAATTCCACGAGCTCCAACTGCTGCAAATAACGACAATAGTACACAACTTGCCACTACGGCATTTGCTACTTCAGCTGCAGCATCAGTGCAACAGCAATTAAATGCCGCAATCATTTCATTAAACAATGCGATTGCGGCAACTAGACCAGTTCCAATTGGTGCAGTATTCTATATGTTAAAAGCAACTATACCTTATGGATACTTAGAAGCAAATGGGCAATCAGTATCTAGAACAACGTATTCTGACTTATGGAATTATCTTGGGCAACCAAATACTGGCAATGGAAGCACCACATTTAACGTTATCGATTTAAGAGCAGAATTTATTCGCGGGTGGGACAATGGCCGAGGTGTTGACACTAATCGGGTTCTTGGCTCATACCAAGAACCAATTAACTTAGCACATAATCATGGTATGCCAGGTGACGATCAACTGTCTTACGCTAATGGCGCTGCAGGATGGGCAGCGACTAGTCGCGCCTCATTTCAATATGATGCAACATCGCGCTATGGCGGCGGTGCGCAAATTTGGAACACGACAACTGACGGCGGAAACGAATCTCGCCCCCGCAACATTGCTTTGATGCCTATCATCAAGTGGTAATAAATAAACAAATACCGACTAAAAGGACAAAGTAAATGGCAAATATAGTTTATAGAGGTGCAGTAACGCCGACAGTTACTAACACTGCAGCAAACAAAAATGCAGCGTTAACCAACGACGAAATCGATAAAAATTTATTTGCATTGAATGTTGGCCCTACAATTGGATCAACTACAATTTCACCGGGTACAGCATCTACTGTTTTAACGGGATTAACATCGGTTACATCTACTACATTCATTGGTGCGCTTACAGGCAATGCTTCTACAGTAACTACTAATGCTAACCTAACTGGTGATGTAACGTCACTTGGTAATATTACTACACTTGCAAATACGACAGTTAGCGCTGGTACTTATGGGTCATCAACTTCTATTCCAAGTTTTAGCGTTGATAGCAAAGGCAGAATTACGTCTGCCAGCGCAAATTCTATTAGTGTTGGTGATGGTAATCTTACTCTTGGTATTGGCGCTGCAGGCGCAACGAGCACTTCTATTACTATTGGAACTGGAACTGGATTTTCTGCAAATGATGCGGTTGCAGTTACTTACGATATTAGAGTAGGACCAGCGTTAACTAATCTTGTTGCGACTATGACAACGGCTGGTGCTGGTTTTATTAGACGTGGTGCGACAGCAGACACCTATGCTATTGATACTAGCACTTATTTGACTGCGTTAAGTGGTGATATAACAACATCTGGAACAGTTGCTACATTAGCAAATACTGCTGTTACAGCAGGTTTATATGGATCATCTACATCTATTCCAAGCATTACTATTGATAGCAAAGGTAGAATAACTGCTGCAAGTACAAGCGCTATAACAGTTGGTGATGCAGCTCTTACAGTTGCAAGTTCTGCAGGATTGACAAATACTAACGTAACACTTGCATTAAGCGGAGCATACAGTGCTAACGCTACTATAGCTAGAAGTCTTAACTTTACTGTCGGTCCAGCACTAACCAATCTTTCCAGTTTCATGACTACAGTAACTGCTGGATTTATTAAGCGTACAGGACAAGATGCATATGGAATTGATACTACTACATATGCATCTGGTACTGGTACTGCAAATGGAACAAATACTGGCGATCAAACTATTACTCTAACTGGTGACGTAACTGGTACTGGCACTGGATCGTTTACAACTACACTAACTAATACAACAGTTACTGCTGGATCATATGGTTCTGCGACTGCTATTCCAGTAATTACAATCGATGGTAAGGGTAGAATAACATCTGCGAGTACGATAGCACTAAGTGTTGGCGATGGAGCTCTTACTCTTGCAATTGGCGCTGCCGCTGCGTCAGCAACAACAGTTACTATAGGAACTGGAACTGGTTTTACTGCCAATGATACAGTAGCAAATACTACATATGATATTAAAGTTGGACCAGCATTAACTAATCTTGCAACGCTAATGACAACTGCAGGTGCTGGCTTTATTAGACGTGGCACTACGGCTGATAGTTACGCAATTGATACTAATACATATGTAGTATCTGGCAGCGCAATTGCAGCATCATCATTAGTTACTACTGGATTTTCAGTATTAGAATCGGGCGGTGTTCTTTACTTTAAATCTGGCGCAACAAATATTGCTAAGTTAGATGCAAGTGGCAATCTAACTGTTCTTGGTACAGTAACGTCTAATGGCACAATATAAGAATCTGCACGCTAATAAATAAAGCAATAGGAATACTAAAATGGCAACGACATCGTACTTAGATATAGATCAGGGTTCAGATTTTGTCACAGAGATGACTCTTGAAAATGATGATGGAACTCCAATGAATCTAAGTAGCTTTACTGTGCATTCACAGTTTAGAAAAAGCTACGATTCTACAACTGGTTATACATTTATTACGAATATTAATGATGCAACAAATGGCAAATTTACACTATCACTTTCAGGTATTACTTCATCTGCTATAAAATCTGGAAGATATTTGTACGATGTTGAAATTTATAATAATGTTTCAAAAATTAGAGTAGTAGAAGGAGTGATCACTATCAATCCTGAAATAACTAAAATATAATGAAAATAAAAGTAAATAGTCAACAGACTAAGATTGTTAGCGTTAACACACAATCTAATAATGAAGTAATAGCTGTAGGAATTCAAGGGCCTGCAGGACCTGCAGGCCAAGTTAATGTTGAACGTATGTCGGATATTGGAGATACAGACATAACAACATTGATCAATGGTTCTATTCTTGTCTATAATGTAAATACTAATAAATGGACATCTACCACTACTCTTGATGCGCAAGACATGGAAGGTGGAGAGTTTTAACTAGAGAAAATAAAAAATGGCAAGCATAATTAGAATTAAAAGATCCGGTGTTAGTGGCAACCCAGCCACGTTAGCAGCAGGAGAACTTGCGTATTCAGCATTAGCCGATACTGGTGCTAATGGCGGAGACAGATTATATATCGGTAGTGGAACTGAAACTTCTGGCAATGCTGCGAACCACGTAGTAATTGGTGGCAAGTATTTTACCGACATGGTTAGTGCTGCAACAAATACCAATACTGCTTCAACAATCGTAAAACGAGATGGTGCTGGAAACTTTAGTGCTGGAACAATTACAGCAGCTTTAACTGGTACTGCTAGTACAGCAACTGGTTGGGCAACAGGTAGAACACTTTCATTGACTGGAGATATCTCATATACTTCACCAAGTTTTGATGGAACTGGCAATGTAACAGCTATAGCAACTCTACCAGTTGTCAATAGCAGCGTTGGTGCTTTTGGTTCTACTACAGCAATTCCAATCGTAACGGTAAATGCTAAAGGTCTAATTACAAGCGTAACAACTGCTACAATTTCTAGTACACTATCGATTGCTGGTGGAACTGGAACTGATACAGTCAGTGTTGGAACTGATACACTAACTTTTGCTGGTGGAACTGGCGTAACAACAACAGTTACTAATAATCAAGTGAGTTTTGCAATTGGTCAAGCAGTAGCAACTACATCTAATGTAACGTTTAACGATATTACTGTCAATGGTACTTTAAATAGCAATGATATCACTAGTGCTTCTATTAGCATTGCTGGTGATGCTACTATTACTGGTAACTTAACTGTTAACGGTACGACAACTACTATTAATTCGACAACACTAGAAGTCGGTGATCTTAATATTGTACTTGCTAAAGACGCCACAACTGCCACTGCTGCAAATGGCGCAGGTTTAACAATCAATGGTCCTACGACTCCTGCGACAATACTATATAGTTCTATAGATGATCGTTGGAATTTAAATAAAGATTTAAATGTTGGAACAATATATGGTGCGCATTCTGGTAACTCTACAACTGCTACTACATTAGCTACTGGCAGAACAATTGCGTTAACTGGTGATGTTACGTATACATCGCCAAGTTTCAATGGTAGCGCGAACATTACAGCTGCAGCAACGCTTGCAACTGTCAACTCTAATGTTGGCAGTTTTGGTAATAGTACAACAGTGCCTAGTTTTACAGTTAATGCTAAAGGGTTGATCACAGCAGCAAGTAGCACAGTAATCCCAACATCAACATCTAGCGTTAATGGTTTAGCATCTTTTGATTCTACAAACTTTACTGTAGTAAGCGGTTTGGTTACTATAGCATCTGTAGATGGTGGCACATATTAATAGCAATAAACATATTAAGGGAGACTTCTTAGTCTCCCATTTTTTTTCATTTCCTTTTTAGGCATATAGTATGGCAAATAAAGTTCTTTTAAAGAAGTCTTCAGTAGTATCAAAGATACCTTTATCTACAGACTTAGATTATGGTGAATTAGCACTTAATTATGCTGATGGTAAACTATATTATAAGAATTCTTCTAATGCTATAGACGTCTTTACTTCGGGTGGAGCTGGAGGTGGTGGCGTCACATCTATTAGTACTGGCACTGGTTTAACTGGTGGACCAATTAGTTCAACCGGCACAATTTCACTTGCTAATACAAGTGTTACGCCTGGCGCGTATACGCTAGCAAATATTACTATTGATGCACAGGGTAGAATTATTGCTGCAACTAGTGGTAGTGCAGGAAGTGGAACCGTTACTAACGTAATTGCGACAACTCCACTCTCAAGCACAGGTGGTACTACTCCAACAATTAGTATGCCAGCAGCGACTACTTCAGTATCTGGTTATTTAACTAGTACTGACTGGACTACATTCAATAGCAAACAAGCGGCATTGGGATTCACGCCATATAGCGCGACCAATCCATCTGGATACACGACTAATACCGGTACAGTAACATCAATTACAAGTGGAACCGGTTTAACAACTGGCACTATTACTACATCTGGTACTATTTCACTTGCCAATACTGCAGTTACTCCTGGTTCATATACCGCAAGTAATATAACCGTTGATGCACAGGGCAGAATTACTGCAGCAGCAAATGGCGTTGCTGCTGGTGATTTAACTGCTATTATAGATCGTAAGTCATACACTATAACTGTTGCAGGATCTAACACTAAAAACGTAAATTATGATGTTGGATTTGTTGATGTATATGTTAATGGCGTTAAACTTAATAGTAGCGCTACAGGTACAAACGTTACTGCAACAAACGGTACATCAGTAACAATAACAGGTTTACTAGTTAATGATGAACTTCAATTAATTGGATTTAGCAAACTTACTTTTGCTAGTCGCATGAGAAGTGCAACCACTACGTCTACTGCAACAATCACTCCGACTATTGATACTCTTGATCAATATAGTGTTACAGCTCTAGCAGTAGCGGCGTCAATAGCAATACCAACTGGCACGCCTTTAGATGGTCAACGACTTACTATACGCATAAAAGATAATGGTACGCCGCAAACACTAACTTGGATTACAACTTCTGGTGGGTATCGCGCAATTGGAACAACGTTACTGACAACAACAGTCGCAACAAAAATAGTATATATAGGTTGTGTGTATAATTTAAATGACTTATACTGGGACGTAGTCTCAGTAGCTCAGCAAGCATAAGGACTAGTATGATTAAGATTGACTTTGAAATTGAAACAAACTATGGCGTATATCGTGACGCCTTACACTTACAAGATGACCATGTTTTTACAGAAGAAGAAATTCAAGCAATGAAGAATGAACGAGTTGATAATTGGATTACTGTTATCACTACGCCATCAGTTGAAATTCCAGCACCAGCAGATTTTATCGAGGTGGACGGCGTACAGTACGCAAAGGTAGTCTAACATGGCAGATAGATACTGGGTTGGTGGAGCAGGTACGTGGGATACAACCACTACAACAGGGTGGTCTGCCACATCTGGAGGAGCGGGTGGGGCTTCTGCTCCTACGTCTGCTGATAATGCAATCTTTGATGCAAACTCTGGACTGACGGTAGGTCTTTCTGTCACCATCACTGGCGGTGTATGTGCAAACTTAACATACACCCCAGCAACCGCCATGACCATTGGGCGTGTGAACTTTGTAATCGTTTCATCCCTTACGGTAGCAGGAACATTCTCAACTTCCGGTACAGCAGGCAATAATCGACTTAGGATCAAAAGTCTTACCCTTGGTATTGCCACTAGCTTTGTGGTGGCTACGGCGGGTTCTATTAGTGATATTGACTTTTACGAAATCATTGTTAGCGGCGCTGCTGCTCCCATATCTGGTACTCGTCTTGGTAACGTGGTTAGCGTTCAAGGCGTAACTTTTGCAGCCCCTAAAAACGTCTATTGGAACTTAGCAGGCGCGCAAAACTGGTCAGCTAACGGCTGGGCAGCTACGTCGGGTGGAACTCCAAACACAGATTATTTCCCCTTAGTGCAGGACACAGCAGTATTTGATAATGCAGGTAGTGTCACAGGTTCTATTGCGATGGACACCGCAGCGTTCCAGTATTTTGGCAATGTTGATATGTCAGCCCGTACATCGGCTATGACATTAACTTCAAGTGGCGGTATATTTTTATTTGGGAACTGGACTAACGGCTCAGGAACAGGAGTATCAAGTCTAAGCGCAATGCAGTGGTATGGTAGAGGAACACAAACACTTATAAGCGCAGGTAAAACATGGCCTTCTGTGTTTATCGTACTAAGTTATGGTGGAACTTTTGCTCTTGGTGATGCGCTTAATATTGGCGCAAATGCTTTAACAGTAACCAGCGGTAATTTTGTCACCAATGGTTATGCTGTTACAGCAAGTCAAATTTCTTCTAACACAGCAGGCCCACGATCTATTAGCCTTGGATCAAGCACCGTTACGCTATCATCTACAGGTACGCCAATTATTTTAAGTACAAATAATGGCCTTGCCTTTAATGCTGAAACGTCCACTATTATTTTTACAGCAACTAGTTTAACTTCTATTGATATTGGGTATGCGTATTATAATGTAACTCTACCAAACTATAATACGATACTTACTTTAACTAGTTCTAATACATTTAATAATCTTATATTTAGTATTGTTATAAATTCTTTAGTTTTACAAGCAGATCAAATAATTAATGGCAATCTTTCGCTATATGGAAGTACAAGTACAAGTAATCGAACTACTATAAAATCCAATACTCCAGGAACTAACCGAAATATAACAATTAATAGCGCAGTAACATTAACTGATATAGATTTTCAAGATATTATCATTGCGGGTATTGCGTCTCCTATTTCCGGTACTCGATTAGGAGACGTTGGAAATAACTTAGGTATTACATTTACATCCAAGACTGTTTATTGGAATCTTGCTGGCGCGCAAAACTGGTCAGCTAACGGCTGGGCAGCTACATCAGGTGGAACGCCCTCAGTAGTTAATTTTCCTTTGACACAAGACACCGCTGTCTTTGATAACGTGGGTTCAGTTACAGGCATAATTAGTATTAATGCTGATTACACTCTACCTACAATAGATATGTCAGCTCGTACAACTGCAATGACGCTATCTTCTACAGTAGCCGCAAGGGTGTATGGTGATTGGATAAATGGCTCTGGTATAACACTCAGTGGCACAGGTATTTTGACGTTTTCAAAACGTACCGGAACACAGACAATCACTTCTGCAGGTAAGACGTTTACATGCGGCATTACAGTCAACACGCTTACTGGAACAGTGCAATTAGAGGGTGCTTTATCATCCAATGCTTCAGCTGGACTTACTATTACCTCCGGCACTTTTAATGCAGTTTCATATAACGTAACAACTAACGCAGTTCAAAGTGGAGGTACCATTACTAGAACTATTAATATGGGTTCTGGGCTATGGACGCACTCTTCTTCAGGAGGTGTATGGAATGTTATAGCTACAGGTTTGACTATAAATCAAGGCACGGCTGATATTCTACTTTCAAATACTCAAACAACCGCTAAAACTTTTGCAGGTGCGGGGTTTTCATACAACAAACTAACAATTGGTGGTTCGGGAATATCCACAACTACGTTCAGTGGCGCGAACACCTTTACTGAGCTTGCCAGCACCAAGACTGTTGCACACACGGTTGCATTAAGCACCACTGCACAGACGTTTGGTAAGTGGACAATTACAGGTACTGTTGGAAACGTCGTTACTGTTACGGGCGCAGGAAGTCACATTATTGCAGGGCCAAGAGTAGCAGGAGTAGACTACCTAGCCCTTGGTACAACTTCATTTGTATACACCTCATCAGGGGAGTTTTATGCGGGGGTTAATTCTACTGGCACAGGTGTAGGCGTTATTTTAACAGCCGCCCCCGCAGCAGTTACTCGGTACTGGGTTGGTGGAACGGGTGTTTTGGATATAACAACAACGACAAATTGGTCAGATACGTCTGGAGGCGTTGGCGGATTTTCAGTACCTGTTTCTGTAGATACAGTAATTTTTGACACTCTTTCAAGTTCTACCGCATACACAGTAACTTTTACTCCGGTAGGCAATAGTAACTTTCGATTTAGTAGCCTAACAATGGGCGCACCCATGTCTGGAAATATTACATGGGCGGGTACAGCACTTATTACAGCGCATTCAGCGATAAATTTAACTGGTGGTTCATCTCGCATAACAAGAACATATACGGGAAATATTCTACTTGGCGGTGCATCCACGGGTACATTGACAACTAATGGTGTTTCTCTTGCATCAACATCAGGAATTACTTGTACGGGTATTGGTAGTAGTTGGTCATTAGAGTCGGCATTAACTTTAGCAACAAGCCCATTAACCATATCTAGAGGGTCATTTGATACTGCGGGGTACGCTCTAACTGTAAACACAATAAATTTAATTGGACAAGCGCCAAGAGCACTTTTGCTAGGCGCATCTACGGTTTCAATAGCAAGCGCAACACCTCTTAGTTTAACCACAACGGGATCAACGCTTAATGCAGGGACATCCACAATTAGTTTAACTAATGCAGCTCCAGCATTTACAGGTGCTGGATTTACATATTACAACGTAACTTATACGGTAGCAAACACAACAGGACTTAACGTAACCGGCGCAAACACGTTTAACAATCTGACATTTACGGGTGGAACTACTGGAGTCAAGATAGTATCGTTTGCAGCAGATCAAACATTTACAGGTGCATTAACTACAACTGGTACAACCGCTATTGCACGTATTACAGTAAGCTCAGATATTGTGGGTACAGCTCGCACGTTCACAACTAACAGCACAGCGTCTATCTCAGACATAGACTTCCAAGACATTGCAGTAGTTGGCACAGCAGCGCCTATTTCGGGGACTCGCTTAGGTGATCTTGGAGGAAACTCTGGTATTACCTTGACAGCTAAAACGGTTTACTGGAACTTAGCTGGTGCTCAAAACTGGAATGCTACTGGGTGGGCTGCTACATCGGGTGGGTCACCTGCAATATCTAATTTCCCACTAGCGCAAGATATTGCCGTCTTTGATAATACGGGGTCAGTGACAGGCACTATTGCTTTTGTCACGGGTTACGCATACCCCACCATAGATATGCGTGCCAGAACCGCGGCAATGACCTTGGCTACCGTAGCATCAGCTATTTATGGTGACTGGATAAACGGTTCTGGCACAACATTATCTGGTACAGCTACTCTGACGTTTGCCAAGCGTGGAACTCAGACTATTACTCCTGCTGGTAAACCCTTTACGCAGTCTATTAACATAAACTCTATTAATGGAACAGTAAGGCTGTTAGCAGACACTGTTAGCAACCGCACTGGGGCAGGCGCAATCGTACTGACTAACGGCACGTTAGATTTAAACGGGTACACCCTGTACCAAAATTCAACAGGTGGTAGTTTTATTACTGCGGCGGGAACTAAGACACTACTGTTCAACGGCGGTACTGTTTCAATATTTTCAGCATTAACAATAGGCTTTAACAACGCAGCGCCTACAGGTCTTACAGTATTAGCTGGTTCTGCGCCGGGGACAATTGTTTGTACCTTCGGCACTACAACTTTTGCTGGGGGAGGCTCAGTTTGGCCTTGTACGCTTAGAAAAACAGCTAGTGGTACTTTTACAATTACAGGCAATAATACATTTTTAGGTATAGATAGTACTTATATAGGCGCATCAACAATTGCCCTTGGATCAACAATTCAAACAGTTGGCACATGGACAGCAGCGGGTACAGCAGGTAACTTGTTAACCGTATCAGGAGCTTCCGCAGCAGCACCTGCATATCTTGTTTTAACTGGCGTTAGTCCTGTCAATGTTGACTACTTAAATATCAGTAACGTACGCGTTACACCACTTTCTAATAAGTGGTACGCCGGAGCTAATTCTATCAACAATGGATCGCTGGGTTGGATATTCACTACTGCTGTAATAGTAGCATCGGTCGTTTCAACATTCTTCTTAATGTTTTAAGATTTATAAATAGATTATAATAGGAGAAGACATGGCCGTAACATCAAGATCTAGTTTAATAACATATTGCTTAAGAGCTCTTGGCGAGCCCGTTGTCGAAATTAATATTGATGAAGGCCAAGTTGAAGATCGTGTAGACGAAGCAATTGAATACTTTCGACAGTACCACTTTGACGGTATTGAAAAAGTATATCTAAAGCACGAAATTACTCAAGAAAATATTGATAACAAATACATTGAAGTCCCCGATCTAATCTATGGTATCACTAAGGTATATCCAATCGCATCTGGAACTTCTACATCAAAGTCTATCTTTGACTTACAATATCAATTGCGGTTAAACGATCTATATGATCTAACATCTACGTCAGTAATGTATTACACTCAAGTAATGAGTCACCTAGCATTACTTGATTTAACACTTAATGGTCATCCACTGTATCGGTTTAACCGATTAAGTAATAAGCTTTATATTGACATGGCGTGGAAAGAAAAGATGGGTCTTGGTAACTTTATTCTAGTTGAGTGTTATCGAGCGATGGATCCAGAAACTGCGACTAGAATGTACAATGAAACTTGGCTTAAGCACTATACTACCGCATTGATTAAGAAACAGTGGGCAATCAATCTTAAGAAATTCTCTGGCATGCAATTACCAGGTGGAGTATCAATCGATGGGCCTGCACTATATGCGGAAGCTATGACAGAGATTAAAGACCTTGAAGATGAGATGCTGAATAAATCGGCACCCCTCGAATTTTTTCTTGGCTGAAATTATGGATAAGTATCAAAAATGGTATAACGCTCTAATAGATAATGCTAAAAAAAGAGCATGGGTAAAAAAGACTGCGCCATGCTATGTTGAAAGACACCACATTATTCCAAAATCTCTAGGTGGATCAAATGATTCTAATAATTTAGTTTTTCTAACAGCAAGAGAACATTGTGTAGCGCATTTGATGTTGTGCAGATTTGGCAATAAGAATCAAATGATTAATGCTTTGCAAAGATTTATGTCATCAAATAAAACGGTATCTAGCATTTTATATGAAAGTTGTAAAAAACAATTTTCTATTATGATAAGCGAAAGATTAAAAGGCAATAAACATAGATTAGGTAAAATCGATTCTATAGAAACTCGTAAAAAGAAAAGTGTGCTTGGAAAGGGTGGTACTTGGAAAAGAACTGATGAACATAGAAGACAATGTTCTGAAAGAGCTACTAAGAGAGCATACGAAAACAATCCTATGAATAGTGAAGAATCTAGAAAAAAAGTTGCTTTAAGTAAAATTGGTAGAAAGAAATATATCAATCAATTAACTGGAGAAAGTAAAATGTTTTTACCTGGAACAGAGTTAATAGGTTGGAGTCGTTAATATGCCAAATGTATATTTTTCACATGGTACTCGTAATGAACAGTATCTTCTAGAAGATCTAATCGTAGAGTCTATCTCTATCTGGGGCCAGGAATTCTATTATATTCCTAGAACACTAGTTGCTAAAGACGAGATCCTTGGCGAAGATCGCCTATCTAAATTTAAAAGCGCGTATCCAATTGATATGTACTTAGAATCAGTTGACGGGTTTGAAGGTCAGGGCGCATTCATTCAAAAGTTTGGTCTAATGATGGAACAATCTGCGACACTAACTGTCGCTCGTCGCACATGGGAAAGAGTAGTTGGAAAACATGGAAGCACTATACTTCCAAACAGACCATGTGAAGGCGATCTATTATACTTTCCGCTGACTAAAGGTCTATTTGAAATTAAGTTTGTTGATCATCAGGATCCATTCTATCAACTGAAGAAGCTTTATGTTTATAAGCTTCAGGTGGAACTATTTCAGTATGCTTCTGAGAAGATGGAAACTGGAATTCCAGCGATTGACATATTTGAAACTCTTAAGACTATGGATACTACACTACAACCTAACATTGATGTTGTAGATTCATATGGCGATAACAATAAGTTTAAAGCTGAAGCAACTGCCGTAGTCTTTGACACAAACAATCCATTCGGCGAATAATATGTTAAATAACAATATTTTCTATCATGCAATTACGCGTAAAGTTATAGTTGCATTTGGCAGTTTGTTTAGTGACATCCGTATTGAACGTAAAAAAGATGGTGATGTAGTTCAAACATTAGCAGTCCCAGTTGCATATGCACCAAAGGAAAAATGGCTTATCCGCATTGAACAAGATCCAATGCTAGAGAATCATACTTATACTACACTTCCAAGGTTATCATTTGAAATAACTGGACTAAACTATGATGCTTCACGCAAGACAAATAGAATGAGTCATATTGCAGTCAATGATGCAAATGGAAATAATAGTAAATTATATGCTCCAGTTCCATACAATATAGACATATCGCTATATGCTTTGACAAAGACTCAAGAAGATGGATTACAAATCATTGAACAGATTCTTCCATACTTTACACCAGAATATACATTATCACTTAATGCTATTCCCAATAGCGATATTATAATGGATGTGCCAATTATTTTAGATAGCGTATCAATACAAGATGATTATGATGGTGATTTTGCAACTAGAAGATTTGTTACTTACACTATGAATTTTACTTTGAAGTGTAACTTCTATGGTCCATTGACTGAAGGTAAGCTTATTACTAAGACATTCGTTGATCTTAATACTATCAATCTTACTCTTGATGCACTAGTTGCCAACAACGATGGTGTTGGCAATCCAATAGATGGATCCAAAACTAATGTATGGACTGAAAAACCATAGTACTATTATACCATACATGACAGAAAACCTAAAATCTTATAATTCTAATTCGGGACTTAAAGCGGCAGGCCAAATTATTGGCTTTAGTAAAGAACAACTTCAAGAATATTTGAAGTGCGCTGAAGATCCAATTTATTTTATCAATAATTATTGCATGATCGTATCACTCGATCAAGGCTTAATTCCATTTAAATTATACCCGTGTCAAGTAAATAAGATAAACATCATCCATAATAATCGTAAGGTTATTCTAATGGAAGGTCGTCAGCAAGGTAAGACTACATCTTCAGCAGCATACATCCTTTGGTACACTATATTTCAAACTAGTAAGACAGTAGCTATCCTTGCGAATAAAGCAACCGCAGCTCGTGAGGTATTAAATCGTTACCAATTAATGTATGAAAATCTTCCACTTTGGATGCAACAGGGTGTTACCACATGGAACAAAGGCGATATCGAATTAGAGAATGGTTCTAAAGTATTCACTGCTGCAACATCAGCATCTGGTATTCGTGGTAAGTCTGTTAACATGTTGTATGTTGACGAAACTGCGATCATCCCAAACACTGTTGCCGATCAGTTCTTTGCTTCAGTATACCCAACAATTTCAGCCGGTGATACTACGAAGATCTTATTAAGTTCTACTCCTTTGGGATATAACCACTTTTGGAAATTCTGGAACGATGCAGAGAATGACCGCAATGGGTTCGTTCCATTGTTTATTCCATATACAGATATTCCAGGTAGAGACGCAGCATGGGCTAATGAACAACATAGATTACTCGGTGATCTTAAATTTAATCAAGAAGTATTATGTACTTTCCTTGGTTCAAGTTTAACATTGATTGGTTCAAACACAATCTCACAAATGTCTCCGGGAAGAATAATATATAGTAAAGACGGATTTGATGTCTATGAAAAACCGATGGTTGGTTGCGTATATGCACTGGTTGCAGACACCGCAAAAGGCGTTGGTGGAGATTATTCTGCATTCGTAGTTATAGATATGACAGAACTTCCATATAGACTAGTTGCCAAGTATAAAGACAATAGGATTAGTCCTATGTTGTATCCTTCGATTATAAATAAAGTTGGAAAAGAATATAATACTGCATACGTTCTTATTGAGATTAACTCTTCAGAACAAGTTGCTGATATTCTATACAGCGAATATGAATATGACAATGTTGTTATGGTCAATAGAAGTGGCGATGGACAGACAATATCGGGTGGCTTTGGTGGCGGAAAAACTCAATTGGGGGTTATAACCGACAAGAGAGTCAAACGAATTGGATGTTCTAATTTTAAAGCTCTCGTTGAAGAAAAACGATTATTGATTCCCGATGCCGATGTTATATCTGAAATTTCTACATTTATTCAAGTAAAGAATAGTTATGAAGCAGATGAAGGTTATCATGATGATCTAGTTATGCCTTTAGTATTGTTTTCGTGGGCAACTAGTAGTCAATACTTTAAGGATCTTAGTAATATCAACATTAGACAAGTGATGTATGAAAACCAAATGAAACAAATTGAATCGGACTTAACTCCATTTGGTTTTCTAGATGATGGACAAACAAGAGAAGATGGCCTAATGGCTAACTTCTAAAATCGACTATATATAAATAAAGATAGACAAAGTTCTAATTTATTAATAACTCTCAAGGAGAATCGCAATGCCTTTCGCACTATCTCCAGGCGTAACAATTGTTGAGAAAGACTTCTCATCTATTATTCCTGCTGTTTCAACTTCCGCTGGCGCGTTCGCTGGCGTGTTTTCATGGGGACCAGTGGCAGAGCCAACGACTGTTTCTTCTGAGGATGTACTAGTACAATCATTCGGAAAACCAAATGATTCAAACTATCAATCGTTTTTCTCTGCCGCTAACTTTTTATCATATACAAACAATCTAATTGTTAACCGTACTGATACTTCTGATCTACGCAATGCTGTTTCGGCTGCTGGTGGTGAAGTTTTAGATGTAACGTTTTCAACTAAGGGTTCTGGTTATAAAATTGGTCATGCTCCTACCGTAACGTTCTCTGCGCCAGAAACTGCTGGTGGAACTACAGCTGTTGGCACTATCGTTCTTAGTGGCGGTATTGTTACTGGTTTTACTATTGTTGGCGGCGGCGGTTATATAACTGCTCCTACTGTTACTATTAGTGCTCCTGAAATTGAAGGTGGCCAAACTGCAGTAGCTACTGCAGTTCTTAGTGGTGGTGTTGTTACTGCAATTAACTTGACTTCTGGTTACACCGGTTCAGGTTATCTTAATGCTCCTACTATTACTATTAGTGCAGCTCCAGCAGGTGGAACTACTGCGACTGCGACTGCGACTGTTGCAACTTCTAGCATTAGCAAAATTAGTCTTACTACTGGTGGTTCTGGTTACGTTGCAGTTCCTACTGTTACTATCGTAGCAAATAACACTGGTACTGTTGGCGCTGTAGTTGCTCCTACTGGTGTAACGGCAGTTTTATCATCTTCTACAGGTGTTAAGATTAGAAACACTGCCGACTACGTTGCCAACTTCCGCGACTTCCAGCAATCAGTGTATGGTATGTTTGCCGCTAGATATCCAGGTACTCTTGGTAATGGCATTCAAATCGTATTAGTTGATAATAGCGTATACACTTGGGCTTTAGCAAATCCAACTAGTTATATTAGTGGTACGACTGTAAGAGCTTCTGTTATTACTAGTAGCTTTGCTGGTGCGCCAGGAACTAGCACTGCTGCAGCACTAAAAGGTATCATTAATGACGAACTTCACGTTTTAGTATTAGATACTCCTCGTGGAACTTGGTCTGGTGTACCTAATACTACTCTTGAAAAGTATTCATACCTTTCAAAGATTAAAGGTGTTACTCGTAGTGATGGCACAAATGTTTACTTCCGTGATGCAATCAATAGTGGATCTAGATATGTTTGGGTTCTAAACACTCCAAGCGTAGTTCTAATCAATGATCCGCAGAATGCAGATTGGAATCAAAGCATTGATTCGATTCTTCAAGCAACCAATCTTCGCGACTTAAAACCTACTGCAGTGGCAACAGTGCTAGCTGGTGGTGTAGATGACTTTGTTGCAACCGACGGTGAAACACAAGCAGCATTCTTACAGTTCACTAATACTGATTTGTATGATATCTCTCTTGTCGTATCAGGCGATGTTAGCGCAGTAACTGCAAACGTTCTAATTAATAGTTTGGCTGAAATCCGCAAAGACTGTGTAGTGTTTATCTCTCCACGAAATGCTGATGGTTCTCCAATTACTATTTCTACTAGTGCAGTAACAAGTATCCAAGCGTTTAAATCGACGTTGACTAATAGTACTTATGCAGTTCTAGACACTGGTTGCAAATATCAATATGATCGTTACAATGATGTATATCGTTGGATTCCATTGAATGCAGACATCGCCGGTCTGTGCGCTCGCACTGACTATACGACTGACGCATGGTTCTCTCCAGGTGGTTTCACTCGTGGACAAGTAAAGAATGTAGTTAAGTTAGGTTTCAATCCTGGCCCTACTGATCGCGATAATCTTTACAAAGAAAGCGTAAATCCAGTCGTAACATTCCCAGGTCAAGGTACAATCCTTTACGGTGATAAAACATTCTGGGCTAAACCAAGTGCTTTTGATCGTATCAACGTACGTCGTCTATTCATTGTGTTGGAAAAAGCAGTTGCAACAGCAGCTAAATACCAACTATTCGAGTTTAACGATGACTTCACTCGTGCTCAATTCCGCAATCTAGTGGAACCGTTCCTACGAAATGTTCAAGGCCGTCGTGGTATTATCGACTTCCGTGTTAAGTGTGACAATAGTAATAACACAGGCGAAGTGATTGATCGTAATGAGTTTGTTGCAAGTATCTTCATCAAACCAAATCGTTCTATTAACTTCATCACGCTAAACTTCGTAGCCGCTCGTTCAAGTGTAAGCTTCGACGAAATCGGCGGTTAATTTAAAAGGGGGAGATTAACCTCTCTCCCGTTTGAATAAATAAAAGAATAAAGGAGTCATTCAGATGGCAAACATTTCAGATTTTAAAGCACAACTTACTGGTGGCGGTGCTCGCGCCAACCAGTTTAGAGTTCAGTTGGCTTTCCCTACGTTTGTAAACCTTGGCGCAGTTGCTGGTGTACAAGCTCAGTTCTTATGCAACACAGCACAATTACCAGCATCGACTATTGAACCTATCTCTGTACTATATAGAGGTCGTCCAGTAAATTTTGCAGGTGAACGTACGTTTGCACCTTGGACTGTTTCAATCTATAACGATACGAACTTTAATATTCGTAACGCACTAGAACAATGGTCTAATGGCATTCAGAACAATGCAGCAACAACTGGTATTGTCAATCCATTAAATTATCAAGTTGACTTAGCTGTATATCAATTGGATCGCAATGGCGCTACAATTAAAACATACAACTTTGTTGATGCATTTCCTTCTGAAGTTGGTGATATCCAACTAGGATACGATCAAGGTAACGCGATTGAAACGTTTAACGTGACATTCCAGTATAACTTCTGGACATCAGACACTTCAACCGGCGGTGCTGCTGGTGGATTTGGAGTTAGCGGAACAATTAACACCCCAGTCGGTTCATTCCCTATTTAATTAAAAGCGATATATAATGAAAGTTTTTGGTTTTGAAATTCAGCGCAAGAAACAACCTGAAACGTTATCAATTATTGCGCCATCAGCAGATGATGGCTCAACGGTTGTTACGTCTACTGCAGGATACTATGCACATGTGATGAACATGGATGATACGATTAAGAGTGAAAATGACTTAATTCGTAGATACCGTGAAGTATCTCAATATCCAGACTGCGATAGTGCCATTGATGATATCACCAATGAAGCTATTGTTGCAGAAGAAGATCATGCACCAGTTGAAATTGTTTTAGATGATCTAAAAGTTTCTGCTGCAATTAAAACCAAGATTACTGACGAGTTTAAGAACGTCATGACCCTTTTGAAATTTGATCAAAAAGGTCATGACATCTTTCGCAATTGGTATGTTGATGGTAGATTATACTATCAAATTCTGGTAGATGAAGAAAATCCTAAGAATGGTATTGCCGAACTACGACCAGTCGATTGTCGTAAAATTCGTAAGATTAAGAATGTAAAGAAACAAAAGAACGCACAAGGCGTGGAAGTTGTTATGAACGTAGAAGAGTACTACCTATACAACGATAAAGGTATTACAGAATCTACTACACAAGGAATTAAACTTCCTGTTGATTCTATTCTCTACACTCCATCAGGAGTGATAGACCAAAATAGTGGTCTTATGCTATCGTATTTGCATAAGGCTATTAAGTTAGTAAATCAACTTAAAATGATGGAAGACTCGCTAGTCATCTATCGTATTAGTAGAGCACCAGAACGTAGAATTTTCTACGTTGACGTTGGTAATCTACCAAAACAAAAAGCTGAACAATACGTCAATGATTTGATGAATAAGTTCCGCAACAAAGTTGTTTACGATGCAACAACTGGCGAAGTCCGTGATGATCGTAAGCATATGTCTATGATGGAAGACTTCTGGATGCCACGCCGTGAAGGTGGTAAAGGCACAGAAATCACAACACTTCCAGGTGGACAAACTCTTGGTCAAATTGAAGACATTGAGTTCTTCCAAAACAAATTATACCAAGCATTGAACGTCCCAATGAGTCGTCTAAAAGGCGATAGTGGATTTAGTATTGGCCGCTCATCTGAAATTTCTCGAGATGAGATCAAGTTTACAAAGTTTGTTTGGAGAATTCGTAAGAAATTTTCAAACTTATTCCTCGATGCATTAAAGATTCAGTTAGTTCTTAAAGGTGTTATCAATATCGATGATTGGTCAGAAATGGTTCAACAGATTCGATTTGACTTCATGAAGGATAATCACTTTTCGGAAATTAAAGACAATGAGATTATGCAAGGTAGAATCAATTTACTAACTTCTATTGATCCATTTGTTGGCAAGTATTATTCTCCTACATATGTTAAACGTAAGATCCTTATGCTTAATGATGAACAGATTGAAGAAATTGACGCAGAGAATGAGACACATAATGCTGAAACCCAAGCAACTGAAATAGAAGACATGAAAGTCAAAGGTCAAGCTAATGCTGACATTGTGAATATGAAAGACACTGGAGATAAAAAATGAGTACACGCGATTTAGTAGATGCCCTAATTTCAGGCGATTCAATTGAAATTGAAAATGCATTTGATGCTACTATGGCAGAAAGAATGTCAACAAGTTTGGATGCATATAAAGTTGAAATAGCACAATCAATGTTTAACGCCATTACTGCAGACGAAACTTCAGAATAATTCTAATTTATTTGATGATAAATATAAAATCAATAAGGAACTAATATGGCGGTCGTAAAAAGCTTTTTAAAATTAACAGAATCTGACTGTGTAGTTAAAGTCGCAGGAACTGCAGGAGCAGCTACTATTAGTTTGTCTACTGATTTGTTACGCCCAACAGAATCGCTTACTGGTGGAGCACAAGCGCCTAAAGTTGTTATTACTACACTGACGTGGACTGGTGACACTGCTGGCGTTATTAGTATTTCTAGAGGCGGTACGATTATTTGCACTCTCTTAGCAGCTGCATGCAGTCAGTTGGATTTTGGAGGACAATTTGCAACAGCAGAAAACACTAATGCAACTAACGATATTGTTGTTACTATTAGCGGTGGACAAGCAGAATTGTTTATGCGTATTTCAAAAGTAACAGGCTATTCAAGCAAAATTGAAACTTCACAGTTCAGCGTATATGATGATACCTCAGTAGTGGGAAGCTAATCATGTATTTAATTAAAGAAGTTTTAGAATCAGTACACCTTATTACCGAGAACAAACTCGGTAAAGGTAAAGAATATTTTATTGAAGGTGTATTCCTTCAATCAGAAGTTAAAAATCGTAACGGCCGTATGTATCCAGAGTCTACAATGGATAAAGAAGTTGCTCGTTATATGTTAGAAAAAGTAAATAAGAATACAGCTTATGGAGAACTTGGTCATCCAGATTCTCCTTCTATCAATTTGGATAGAGTATCACATATGATCGTCGATCTTCGTAAAGAAGGCACTAATTATATTGGTAAAGCAAAGATCATGGAAACGCCAATGGGTAATATTGCACGAAGCCTTCTTGAAGGTGGAGCAAATCTAGGCGTTTCCAGTAGAGCGCTTGGTTCTATTCGAATGAATAGAGAAGGAATTCAAGTTGTTCAAGACGATTTTATGTTGTCTACAGCGGCAGACATCGTAGCTGATCCTTCAGCGCCTGATGCTTTCGTAAGAGGTATCATGGAGTCGGCAGAGTGGGTTTTTGTTGATGGTCGCTTTGAACAAAAGCATATTGAACAAACTAAGAAACTTATTCAGAATGTTCCATCTAAGCGATTGAACGAAGTTTCCGTACAAGCATTTCAGAACTTTCTGAATAATCTAAAGTAATAAATAAATAATCTAGTTTAGGAGAATAAACAAATGTCTATCGAACAAAAAATTGCCGACCTTCTTGAAGAATCTAAGAAGTTGCAAGAAGAAGAACAAACTGAAGTGGTTGCTGAAGAAGTGATTACCGAAGAAGAAGTAACTGAAGAAGTAACTGAAGTGGTTGCTGAAGAACTTACAATCGATGTATCTGAAGACGTTGCCGCACTGGTTAACGGTGAAGATCTATCGGAAGAATTTAAAACTAAAGCTGCTACAATTTTTGAAGCAGCTGTAGTAACTCGCGTTAAGCAAGAAATTGCTAAACTCGATGAACAGTTTGATACTAAACTTGCAGAGCAAGTCGAGTCAATCAAAGAGGGTCTTGTTGAAAAAGTTGATGGATATCTCAACTACGTAGTTGAGCAGTGGATGACAGATAATGAGCTTGCCCTTGAGAATGGTATGAAGAGTGAAATCATGGAGAGTTTCATCACAGGTATGAAAGGCCTTTTTGAACAACACTACATTGATGTACCTGAAGAAAAGTTTGATGTTCTAGGCGAAATGCAAGAAGAAGTTAGTGCTGTAAAGTCTAAACTCGACGAGCAATTAGCTGCTAATGTTGAATTAACTAAGCAAGTAAATGAAATGAAGAGAGTTGCTGCGATTGCAGAATCAGCAGCAGGAATGGTTGATACCGACGTAGAAAAGTTTAGCGGCCTTGCCGAAGAACTTGCCTTCGAAGATGCTGATACCTTCAAGACAAAACTTCAAACCATTAAGGAAAATTATTTTGGTAAGAAGGTAAGTAAGACTGTTAATTCAGTCGTGACAGATGAACCAGTGCAACTCTCTGAAGAAACTATCAGTCCTAGAATGGCTGCTACTCTTCGTGCACTTGGCAAAAAGTAAACATCCATTAAAGGAAAAATAAAATGACAACACGTCAAGATTTAATTAAAAAGTGGTCTCCAATCCTGGAAGCTACGGAAGCTGCTCCAATCCAGTCTAACTATCGTAAAGAAGTTACTGCTGTTCTTTTGGAAAACCAAGAACGCGCAATGTCAGAGAGCTACCATGCTCTTAACGAAATTGCTAACACTGGTGGCGCTGGTGTTTCATTGGGTGCCGCTGGTACTAATGCTAATATGGCTGGTTATGACCCAGTTCTTATCAGTCTAGTTCGTCGTGCTGCTCCACAGATGATCGCTTATGACATTGCTGGTGTTCAGCCAATGACTCAGCCTACAGGTTTGATCTTCGCTATGAAGAGCAAGTATGCTGCTCAAGACGGCGCAGAAGCATTGTTCAACGAAGCAGATACTGACTTCGCTGGTGCAGCATCTCCTGCTCACGCTGGTTCTAACCCACTAGACGGTACTTATACTACTGGTACTGGTATGTCTACCTCTACGGCTGAAGATCTTGGTGCTGGTACAGCATTCGGTCAAATGGCTTTCTCTATCGAGAAGACTACTGTAACTGCTAAAACTCGTGCCCTAAAAGCTGAGTACACAGTTGAACTAGCACAAGACTTGAAAGCAGTTCACGGTCTTGACGCTGAAGGCGAACTAAGCAACATTCTTTCAAGCGAAATCTTGAATGAGATCAACCGCGAAGTTCTTCGTACAGTGTACGTTGGCGCTAAAGTTGGTGCTCAAGTTGGTACCGCTTCTGTTGGTACTTTCGACTTGGACGTTGATGCTAACGGTCGCTGGTCAGTTGAAAAATTCAAAGGTCTAATGTTCCAAATCGAACGTGAAGCCAATGCAATCGCGCAGACAACACGTCGTGGCCGTGGTAACTTCATCATCTGTTCTTCAGATGTTGCAAGTGCTTTGGCAATGGCTGGTGTTCTTGATTATGCTCCTGCTCTTTCAACTGGTTTGAATGTTGACGAAGCAAGCACTACTTTCGCTGGTGTTCTAAATGGTAAGTATAAAGTGTATGTTGATCCATACTCTGCTAACCAAGCAAATACCCAGTTCTTCGTAGCTGGTTATAAAGGTACTTCTGCATTCGACGCTGGTCTTTTCTATTGCCCATACGTGCCACTAGAAAAAGTTCGTGCTATCGATCCTGCTACATTCCAGCCGAAAATCGGGTTTAAGACTCGTTATGGAATGGTTGCTAACCCATTCACTTCATTGGCTTCTGGCACCAACATTTACTATCGTAAAGTTGCAGTTACCAACTTGATGTAATCGAGTTAAGTCTACGTAAGATAGACACCTTAAAAGGGAGCTTCGGCTCCCTTTTTTTCGTTATAAATAGAGTATGACTACATTACTTTCAACTCAAATTCCAGAAAACATTAATCCGTTATCACCTAATGGATACTTGTTTGCGATCGATAGAATCCCATCTCTATCATATTTCTGCCAAGAAGTTGCACTGCCAAGTATAACACTTCCAGAAGTAATTCAAAATACACCTTTCTCAAGGGTGTCTCTGCCGGGTGATCAAATTGACTATGGTGTATTAACCATACAATTTTTGATAGACGAAAAAATGGAAAATTATAAAGCCATTCATAATTGGTTGATTGGTTTAGGGTTTCCGGAAAACTATCAGCAATATACGGATATCGTAAATAGTGGTAGTATGTTAGAGTCTTCTGAAGTCGCAAGAGCATCGTCAGACGCAGCACTAATGATTCTTGGTAATGACAATAATACAGTTCAAACCATACAGTTTACCGATTGTATTCCACAAAGTCTAGAGAGTGTTACATTCACGTCTACGAGTCAAGACGTACAGTATTTAATTGGAAACGTAACGTTCTCATATTCTTACTACAAATTCGTTTAATTATTAGCCGAAAGGCTATCACTGAAATACATTATGAACATAACAGAATTACATGACCTTTGGGATGTTGATTGCAATATCAACGGTGATCACCTCGATCGCGAGTCAGTTAAAAGCCCACAACTCCATGCAAAATATCTGCGCTTTCTTATCCAGCATAAGATGAAGCTATCTGCATTTACTGCAGAGTATAATACCCTTCGACAAAAGAAATTTCGATACTATCGCGGTGAAATGAGTAAAGATGAACTCACCGAAACTGGATGGAATCAATGGCAAGGAATTAAACCATTAAAGAATGAGATGGAAGAATTCCTTGAAGGCGACTCCGATCTTAACAAGATCAACATAAAGAGCGCATATATAAAAGGAATGGTAGAGGCTTTAGAGTCTATCCTTGGTCAAATCAAATCGCGTGACTGGCAAATTCGAAATGCCATCACTTGGAAACAATTCGTTGCTGGTGCATAATAATGATTTCAATTGAGAAGATAAACAACGTTCACTTACGGATCTACACTGATCCTTCAATCACACAAGAACTATCGGAATTCTTTACCTTTCAGGTTGAAGGATATAAGTTCACGCCTGCTTATAGAAGCGGACAGTGGGATGGGAAGATCCGCATGTATGACATGAATCGTAAGACATTATATGTTGGTCTTCTTAAGTATGTACTTGGTTTTGCAGAGCGTAATCAGTATGAAGTTAAATACATTAATGAAGTATTGCCCACTAGTACTATTACGCGAGATGAAGTAGTAGAATACGCTAAGTGGTTAAACCCTTGTTCTCGCGGTGTGCCAATTGAGATCTATGACTATCAAGTAGATGCAGTATATAAAGCACTAACAGATGAAAGAGCTTTGTTGCTTTCACCTACTGCGTCTGGTAAATCATTTATCATCTATACAGCAATGAGATACCACCTTGAACAGAACCGCAAGTGTATAGTTATCGTTCCAACTACATCTCTAGTAGAACAACTGTATGCAGACTTTGCAGATTATTCTTCTGTCAATGGATGGAGAACTGATCGTCACTGCCAGAAATTATACAGTGGATTCACTAAGGACGTCACTGCAGATGTGTTAATCACTACATGGCAATCAATCTATAAGCAACCTGCAGCGTGGTTCAATCAGTTTGATGTCATCTTTGGAGATGAAGCCCACAATTTTAAAGCAAAGTCTTTAACTTCTGTCATGGATAAGATGACTAATGTTGCACATCGTATAGGTACTACTGGCACACTAGACGATAAGAAAGTCAACAAACTTGTTTTAGAAGGAATCTTTGGTCCAGTGCATAGAGTCATCTCGACTCGTGAACTAATGGATTCCAATAGAGTTGCAAACCTAAAGATTACTTGTCTAGTATTAAAGTATGACGAAGTAAGTCGTAAGGTAATGAATAGAGCACAGTATCCAGATGAGATCAACTTTATCATTGGCCATGAGAAGCGCAATAGGTTTATTCGTAATCTCGCTATTAGTTGTGAAGGCAATACTCTAGTACTATTTCAGATGGTTGCTAAACATGGTAAGATACTACACGAACTAATTCAAGCAAAAGTTGGAGACACTAGAAAAGTATTCTTTATCTATGGTGGTACCGACACTGAAGCTCGTGAGTCTGCTCGTAAAGCAATGGAAGGTGAAACAGACGCTATCTGTATTGCTTCATTTGGCGTATTCTCGACAGGTATAAATATTCCATCGATAGAGAACGTTATCTTTGCTTCACCAAGTAAATCTAAGATTCGCAACCTTCAATCTATTGGTCGTGGTCTACGATTAAAAGAAGGAAAGACTCATTGTAATCTATATGATATCAGTGATGATCTACATTATAAATCTTATAAGAATCATACTCTTGGTCACTTTGCAGAAAGACTAAAGACATATTCTGAAGAGAAGTTTACTTACAAGATTGTTGAGGTACCAGTTGAATGATTACGTAGTACTTAAATTAATTAGCGGTGAACAACTAATTGCTAGTCTGTTGAATGAAACTAGTGAAGGTATTGTTGTACTAGATCCTATTGTAGTAAGGATGCATGCTATAGTAAGAGATGGTACTAATGTTGAACAAGCTGTTACTAGTAGATTCTGTCAGTTTGGAGAAGACAATGTATTTGCTTTCCATTATAGGAATCTAATCTATCGAAAGAAGTTAGATCCTGATATGATACCTTATTATACTCGTATTGTTAAAGCATTAGAAGCTGAAGACAATATGATTGATCCTCCAGAGGAGTTACTTAGTAGTGATATTCCAATTGATAGGATTATACATTAACTTGAAAGACCATAGATTTATTATACCATCAGTCAGAAGATCTGTACAATCTAAATGCGTCTAATCTTTGGTGTACAGTCAATCATTTATAGTGTATAATAGAACAAATATCACTATGGAGTCTATATGGCAACCCACTATGTCAACAATGCCCAAATGCTTGAATTTATCAAGGATTATCGGGAAAAGCTTTTAACAGCTAGAGCCAACTCTACTGAAACACCTCGCATTCCCGAATATCTTGGAGAGTGTATCCTAAAGATCGCCACCGGTCTAAGTAGGAAATCGAACTTTATCAATTACTCGTATAAAGACGATATGATTCTCGATGGAATTGAAAACTGCATTCAATGTATGCACTCCTTTGATCCAGAGAAATCTTCAAATCCATTCTCCTATTTTACTCAAGTGATCTACTTTGCTTTCCTTCGCCGTATTGCTAAAGAGAAAAAGCAATCGTATATCAAGGGTAAGCTTATTCAAGACATGGCATTTGAATCATTTGATCTACAGGGTCATGATGACGATGCAGACTTTAAGAATGCTTACACTGCATTCATTCAAGCAAATTCTAACTTTGATGATTCCTTTATAAAGAATAAAGAAAAGAAAAAGAAAGAAAAGCTTGAACAGTCACTTGCTAACTTCATTGATGAGCCAAAGTTAATTAAAGACGATAACGATCCATTCTCACTTGGTGATATTAATGACGGTTGAAAAAGATTGGCTTGATAAAGTTGCCTTAGCCGCTTCTGTTTATTGTGAATCGCCTACAGCTAATGAAGCGGAGATAGATAAGTTCATTGAATTTTTGTATTATGCATATGGATACGATAAACTAGTAAAATGAAAATAGCAATTATAACTGATCAGCACTTTGGTGCTCGTGGTGATAGTGTACAGTGTTTAGATTATTATGAGAACTTCTATAAGAATGTTTTCTTTCCTAAACTTAAAGAACAACGTATCACTACAATGTTAATCCTTGGTGATACTTTCGATCGTCGTAAGTTCATTAATTTTAACACACTTTCTCGTGCTAAAAAGATGTTCTTTGACATAGCATTCGCTGATGGTATTATGATCACGATGATTGCTGGTAATCATGATACGTATTTTAAAAATACTAATGAAGTTAATAGTCCTGAGCTAACATTAAAAGAGTACACTAACATTTCCATTGTTAGTGATCCAAAGACCGTTAGCATTAATGGAACTGATGTTTGTTTTCTTCCATGGATCTGTTTAGATAACTATGCAGATTCAATGAATGAGATTAAGAACACTAAAGCAGATATCTGCATGGGTCACCTAGAGATATCTGGATTTGCAATGTATAGAGGAGTTGAATCGCATGAAGGTTTATCTAAAGCAATGTTTGGCAAATTTGATATGGTGTTCTCCGGACATTATCATCATAAATCTAATAATGGGAACATATTTTATCTTGGTAACCCTTACGAATTAACATGGCAAGATTATAAAGATCCACGTGGTTTTCACTTCTTTGATCTTGACACTCGTCAACTAGAATTTGTTCAGAATCCATATAGTCTATTCGAGCGTTATGAATATGATGATACTGTTGAAGATCCAGATGGTGTTGATACTAGTTTTGTCGCCGATAAGTATGTCAAAATTGTTGTGATCAATAAGACTGATTTTTATAAATTTGATAAGTTTATCAACCGTGTCTATCTTCGCAATCCACTCGAAGTAAAGATCATCGAGAACTTTTCAGAATTTAGTGATGGTCAAGTTGATGAAAATATAAACCTTGAAGATACTTCAAGCGTGCTATCGGATTATATTGACTCTGTTGAAACTGATGTTGATAAAGATAAAGTGAAGAATTTTATGAAAGCTTTGTATACTGAAGCATTGAACAAGGATGTAGTCTAATGCTTATTTTTAAAACTCTAACTTGGCAAAACTTTCTATCAACTGGTAATTCTCCTAATACGATTATCCTTAATAGATCTGCTAGCACTCTTGTCATTGGTAAGAATGGAGAAGGCAAATCTACAATGCTTGACGCACTGACCTTTGCTTTGTTTGGTAAACCATTTCGTAACATTAATAAGCCACAATTAGTGAATAGTATTAATGGCAAAGGTTGTGTAGTTACTATTGAGTTTGAACTTGGTACTGCTGAGTATAAGATTGTTCGTGGCATTAAACCGGGCATCTTTGAGATCTATCTCAATGGCGTTATGATCAATCAAGACGCAGCAGTTAAAGATTACCAAAAAGTTCTAGAACAACAAATTTTACGTCTTAACTATAAGACTTTCACGCAAGTTATTATTCTTGGTTCTGCATCATTCGTTCCATTCATGCAACTACCAGCATGGCAACGTAGAGAAGTCATTGAAGATATTCTTGACATTGGTATCTTTTCCACTATGAATTCAATCTTAAAAGAAAGAATTAGTGAGACTAAAGAAGAGATGCATAGTATCGAGAATAAAATCGAGATTGCTAAGAACTCTGTAGTTGCTCAAAAGAAAATCATTACATCGATGGTGTCATCTAAGCAAGAATATGTAGATCATATTCGTAAACAGATTGATGATAATGCCGTAGAGATTAAAGCAAATGAAGATCGTTGGGAAACTCTTACAGATCAAATGAATGCTCTACTTGCATCTAGTGATAACGCTAAAGATCTTAAAGAAGACATTGATAGAGCAACTGCCCTGCGTTCTAAACTAAACTCTAAAAAAGAACACATAGAAGAGACATTGCAGTTCTTTGCTGATAATACTACATGCCCTAGTTGTGCTCAAGATATTCCACATCAACATAAAACTAATATTAGTTCTAAGTTTAATCAAGAATATAATGATAGTGTAGATAACATTAATGTTATTCAAGAAGCTTTTGATACTCTAATGGATCGCCAACAAAAGCTCAATGAATTGAATGTAAAACTGTTGACTATTAATTCACAGTCTAATGCTACAATTACTGCTAATAAACTATTAACAAAGAGTACTAAAAAACTCAATGAAGACATCGCAGCAACAAAACAAGACACTGGCAATATTGATGTTGAGAAACAAAAACTTAAACAAGTCGCAGACGACGCAATAGTTCTAATTGATAAAAAGAATGAACTATCCGCTGAACGCAATATCCAAGAAGTATCGGCTTTACTGCTGAAAGATACTGGAATTAAAACTGCTATCATTAAGGAATACCTTCCTGTCATGAATAAGTTGATCAATGGTTACCTTACTGCAATGGACTTCTATGTTCACTTTGAATTAGATGAATCATTCAATGAAGTAATTAAATCTAGATTCCGAGATGAATTCACGTATGAATCTTTCTCAGAGGGCGAGAAAATGCGCATAGATTTGGCTATATTGTTTACATGGCGCCAGATTGCTAAGATGAAAAACTCTGTTAATACTAATCTTCTAATTCTTGATGAAATCTTTGATTCTAGTTTAGATAACTCTGGTACTGATTACTTCCTTTCTATCATGAATGCTATTGGAGATAAGTCCAACATATTTGTGATTAGCCATAAGGGAGACCAGTTGTTTGACAAGTTTCACTCTGTGATCAAGTTCGAGAAGAAGAACGACTTTTCATCTATCGTTTAACGGTGTACATTAATTCGTCTATTAGATATAATAGACCTATGGCAACACAAACAAACACTCAATCTCAGGACATGCTAGCCAAGCTGCTAGCTACTGAGAACATCAACATCCTTCGTTCTAACGTTAAAACAGCTGCGTTTGACATTAAAGGCCGCACTCTATTCCTTCCTCGTTGGAAGGAAATGACACCAGTGATCGAAGAAGCACTCATGATGCATGAAGTTGGTCATGCGCTTTACACTGGAATTGAGACCTATGGCGTAGTTTTTGAGGAAAAGAAACACCTTAAAGATTACGCCAATGTGATCGAGGACGTTCGCATCGAAAAGAAGATGAAGGAACGCTATCCTGGTTCGCGTAAGTCATTCAACAACGGGTATCGTGAACTTAACGACCGCGACTTCTTTGGCATCAAAAATCGAGATCTATCAAAACTTCTATTGATTGACCGCATTAACTTGTACTTTAAAGTAGGGTATAACTGTGGTGTGCAATTCAATGCCGAAGAACAAGAATTTATTCGTCGTGTAGACAAGTGCTCTTCTGAAAATGATGTATTAGCATTGGCTGAAGAAATCTTTGCGTATAGTAAAGACACAATCAAAAGCAGCAACGAAAAGCGTAGAGTCGCCGGCGCACCAAAATCAAAAGGAAAAGCAGAAGAATCAGATGAAGACGAAGAATCTTCAATGTTTGATGAATATGCTGAAGAAGAAGAATCTGAAGAAGAATCTGAAGAACAAGATGGCAACTCGGATGGAGAAGAAGAATCTGAAGAAGAGCAAGACGCTAAGGATAGCACTGGAACTTCATCTTCTAAACAAGCACCTAAAGAAGATGAAATAGACGAAGAAGAACTTCTTAAAGATCTTGCGCCTATTACCAATAAACAGTTTGAAGAAAAGTTAGAACTGCTTGCCGACGATTTACTCGTTACTCGTTACTTTGAACCATCAATGGAACTAGAGTACGCCGACATTATTGTAAGCTATAAGAAAACTTTGCCAGTATTTGAAGAAACGCTTAAAGAAAGTGTTATCTCAAATAAGTCTAGGATTGCTAAGTTTAAATCAAACTCTTCTGGTATAGTTAGTTATCTAGTCAAAGAATTTGAAATGCGCAAATCAGCTACTGCTTATAAGCGCGCTAAAATATCAAGGATTGGTCAATTAGACAGCAGAAAGCTTTACGCATATAAGATCAAAGAAGATTTGTTCCGCCAAATCATGACAGTGCAAGATGGTAAGAAACACGGCATGGTGTTCCTCCTCGATTGGTCGGGTTCTATGGCAGCTTGCATGGACGAAACGATTGAACAAGTTATCAATTTAGCTATGTTTTGTCAGAGAATTCAAATTCCATATCAGGTATTTGCATTTACTGATGGATATACTAATACTAATGACGACGGAAAAGTTGCGAGTGCAAATGCAAATGGACTAACTGCAAACGTTAGTCTTTTAGAATTATTTTCAAATAGAATGAGCAACGTTGAATTTAATCGTATGGTGAACTATATGATGTGCTCGCCGTACAATAGAATTCGTAACTATTCGTTGAATGGTACTCCATTAAATGAAGCACTTCTATTTATGACTAGTTATCTTGGTAAGTTTATTCGTGATAATAATGTGGAAAAAACTACATTCATTACTTTGACTGATGGCCAAGGCGGCGCACTTTATGGCAATAATACTGCCAACATTAAGAATGGTTTGGAGCATAAGTATAATGATAAACTTGAATATCGTGAAACTAAAGTCAAAAGCTATCTTCGTGATCCTATTACTAAAAAGGAATATGATCTAACCCGTGACTCCAGTGAACAGACTGCGCTATTTTTGAATGTCATTAAAGATAGATACGGCGTTAAAAGCGTGGCATTCTTTGTTATGGATTCTACTATGAGAGCATGTGGAGCGTTCATAAGAGCTAATAGCACGATAACTAGTGCTTCTCAGGCTATTGATGCTTCTTCTCATATCATGAATTCATTGAGAAAAGATAAGTTCTGTGTTCTTACGAACATTCCTGGTCGCGATGAAATGTATTTGTTAGTAGCTAATACTAAAATTCGAGATGATAGTATTAAGAATATCACTGAAGATATGTCTGCAAGCTCCATTGCACGTCTTCTTGGGAACTCTATGAATTCGCGTAAGTCATCGCGGGTGGTTCTTAACAAATTTATTGGAATGGTTGCATAAAGTCCTGTACATTAAATCGTCTATTTGATATAATAGATCTATAACTACCGAGTTCTATATTATGGATACAAATTTTCTCTCTGTTCTTTTCAAAGAATTTCCCGATGTTGTAACATCGAAGCAGGTAACCCGCGCTCAAATCGTTGAAGTGATGGCTTTAACTGCTACGTCGAAATACCCTACTTGGCTTATGCAGAATCGCGTAGGCCGTGGTCTCTATGCTGTTCTAAACGACACCATTGATGAAGTTCCACCTGAAGTTCCAACTCCTAAAAATCTTAAGTCTATGGTTAAAAATGAAGACACCGCATCTCTGATTCCAAAGGTAGACCCTAACTATGTCGCCTTTGGTAATCATAAGGACATTGATACGATCATTAAGTCTAAGCAGTTTTATCCTGCTTACATTTCAGGCCCAACTGGTAATGGTAAGTCTACTACTGTAGAACAGGCTTGTGCTAAGAACAAACGACCTCTCATTCGAGTTAACTTGAATATGATGACTGATGAAGATCAACTGATCGGGTCTAAGACTCTAGTAGATGGCAATGTTGAAGTGATTGAAGGACCGGTTTTGATCGCTATGCGCTCCGGTATTCCTCTTCTGCTTGATGAGATTGATGCCGGTTCTGCGAACACACTACTGTGTCTACAACCTATTCTTGAAGGTAAACCATTTTACTTCAAATTGAAGAATGAATTGATCTATCCTACTGAAGGCTTTACTGTATTTGCCACTGCGAATACTAAAGGTAAAGGATCAGAAGATGGTCGTTACATTGGCACAAATGTTTTGAATGAGGCGTTCCTTGAGCGCTTTGCAATCACTTTTAATCAGGAGTATCCATCTGCTTCTATTGAACGTAAGATTGTTATGAATCTAATGAAGTCCTACTCATGCGAAGATGAGGATTTTGCTGACACTCTAGTTAAATGGGCCGATGCAATTCGTAGGACTTTTGCAGATGGCGGAGTTGATGAGACCATTACAACCCGTCGTTTAGTACACATTGTTCGGGCATTCTCTATCTTTAAAGATAAGAAGAAAGCCGTTGAATTGTGTATTAATAGATTTGACGATATCACTCGCAATGCTTTCGCCGATCTATTTGAAAAGGTCTCAACGCCAATTGTTACAACTACTATGCCTGTAGCATCAACTGAAATCCCATTCTAAGGACTTATATGAATTACACTACACTGAGCAAAACACAAAAGCGTTGCATTGATGCTTTTATTACTATTCGCCCTGCTCTGGCGTCCCAATACAGTATTACGCGATCGGAGGTAGAAGCACTTTTTGCTGAACTACATTCAATGCGTAATACAGGCGGGGAAAAGATTGGTTACCCTATGTGGCTTGTCAAAGGTGACAAAGTTTCACGTGGTCACTATAAGTTCCCTGCACCAAATTTGATCGAAGCACAAGAAGCTCAGATCAAATCTAATGCCAAAGCTGCTGAAGATTTGGTGAAAAATTCAGAAGAAGATAAAGAATATTTCACAGAATTGCATGCTTATGGTATAATGGAAGTAGCTTAACCGCTATATCATCAACATAATGGAGTTATCATGAGTAAATTATCTCGACTTGAAAAATACCTGAAATCAGGTTCTACTGCAACGCCTCGCCAGATCACTGGCATGTTTGGATTGCAAAATCCAACATCGGCAATCCACGCTCTTCGTAGTGCTGGTCTTTGCGTGTATGCAAATAAAGCTACACTTAGCACTGGTGTTACTACTGTTAAATACAGTGTTGGTAAACCAACGAAGAAAATGATTGCAATGGCGCACGCGCTTGGCATGTTTGCTTAATTAGATTGTACTTAAATGGGAGATTTTGATATAATAGTATCTTAATCTCCTATTTTAATTATGAAAAGCAAACCAATACTTACACCGGCAGGTCGCAAATTTGATGGTGGTAAACTTCGCTATGGACTAATACCTCCTCTTGCACAACAAGAAATGGTAAAAGTTCTTACGTTTGGTGCAGAAAAGTATGAACCTGATAATTGGAAATATGTTGAAGGTTCTATCACTCGCTATTTTGATGCCATGGAACGACATGTTTGGGCATGGAAAATGGGCGAAGAGTTAGATCCAGAAAGTGGAATCCACCACTTGGCCCACGCAATGTGTTGCCTTGCATTCCTCTATGAACATGATGTGAAATATACAAAGAAAGAACCAAATGGAATTAAGTAAAGAAACCCTGTCGTTGATCAAGAACTTCGCTGGCATTAATGGCAGTCTGATGCTTAAGCAGGGAAATAAGTTGTCCACAATCTCAGAAGGAAAGAACATCATGGCAGAAGTGTCAATTGATGAAGACTTTCCAATGGATTTTGGAATTTACGATTTGAATGAATTCCTAAATGTCGTATCGCTGTTCCCAAGCACTCAACTTGACTTCAATGAGAAGTATGTCATGGTGTCTGATGGTGGTACCAGCAAGATTAAATACTTTGCTGCAGGTGATGGTGTTGTTAAATCCGCGCCTTCTACGATTAAGTTTCCACAAGCCGATGTTGAGTTTACAATTGATGCAGCTCAACTGGCAATGATTCTTAAAACCTCTTCAGCATTGAAGGCAAGTGACTTGTCTATTGTTGGTGACGGAAGTACTCTTAAAGTTCTAGTGTCTGATAAAAAGAATGATACTTCGAATGCATATGAAGTTACTATTGGCAAGACCAATGAAACCTTTAAAGCTAATCTTAAAGTAGAAAATCTTAAGATGCTTCCCGGCGACTACGAAGTTTCTATCTCTAAAAAGAAAATCTCCCGCTTTAAAAGCACTACTGATCTCACATACTTTGTCGCTGTTGAAGCTGACTCGGAGTTCTAATGGGCGAAGGTGCATTTAGAGGACTTGGTGAAGCATTTGTAATTGGCTTTATCCTTCTCTGCACACTAGGTTTTTTGGAAATTAGTGGACATTGTTATTTGGCTGTTTCAACACGTGAGCATTAATATATTATGAGTAATCAGTATCTTTGGACCGAGAAGTATAGACCATCGACAATCGATGAGTGTATTCTCCCCGAAGCAATGAAGAAAACTTTCCGTGAGTTTATCGACTCCGGAGAGTTGCCTAATTTCTTATTCTGTGGCGGCGCTGGTGTGGGTAAAACCACAGTAGCAAAAGCACTATGTAATGAAATTGGTGCAGAATATCTCTTCATCAATGGATCAGAAGAATCTGGTATCGATGTTCTTCGTAGTAAGATTAAAAGTTTTGCATCTTCTGTCTCTTTGACTGATGCTAAGAAAGTAGTTATTCTTGATGAAGCAGACTATCTTAACGCTAATAGCACTCAGCCTGCTCTTCGTGGTTTTATTGAAGAGTTCAGTAATAACTGTAGGTTCATCTTTACCTGTAACTTCAAGAACCGAATCATCGAACCTCTGCATTCTCGCTGTGCAGTGGTCGAATTCAAAGTAGAGAATAAAGATAAGCCTGCAATCATGGGTGCATTCTATAAGCGTGTAGTTGGTATCCTTAAGACTGAAAATGTCACCTTTGAGCAAAAGGTTGTGGTTGAATTAGTTTCTAAGTACTTTCCAGATTATCGTCGTGTTCTAAATGAATTGCAACGATACTCTGTTAGTGGTACTATTGATTCTGGTTTGCTTGTCAATCTTGGCGATGAATCATACGTTGAACTTATCAAACACTTGAAGACTAAAAACTTTACTGAAGTTCGTAAGTGGGTCGGTAAGAATTCTGATACTGAATCGACTGAACTATTTCGCAAGTTCTACGATAAAGCTGTTGACATTCTAGAGCAAGGATCTATTCCTCAATTAGTTTTGATTCTTGCTGAGTATCAATATAAAGCGGCCTTTGTCGCAGACCGTGAAATTAATACTATGGCAGCCTTGACTGAAATTATGGCACAACTAAAGTTTAAATAATGAATGAATACCTTCAAATTGTATTGTTTGTAATTATCTTTTTTCTTGGTTGGTGGGGTCGTGAATGGTCAGCTAAGCGACAAGTAGACGCAATGTTAAAAGAAATTGCAGAAGAAGAAACTGCAGTCGTAGATGGCAATAAGATTCGTATCACTGTTGAGAAACACGATGGGTGTTTCTATATCTATGATCGTAGTGGCACATACCTCTCTCATGGCGAAAGCTTTGACATCGTTGAAGCTATTCTGAAAGAAAAGTTTCCAGGTAAGTTGTTCGCAGCATCTGAAGAAGATCTAGCTAAGTTGAATTCATGAGTTTCTTTGACTTCTTAAACGCGATCAATGATAGTAAAAAGGATCTTATAAAAGAAGACCCTCTTACTGAAAAGGATTATATTCCATTCATGGTGAACAGGGGCTTGTCATACTTTCCCGATACTATTATGTTTGCAAATGAAATGAATTCGCATGCTGCTATTCCAAAAGATTGGCAGTTTGCTTTTTATCTTAATGGAATCAATAAGAAGAAACGTTTCTCTAAGTGGCATAAGAAAGATCAAAACTCTGATCACCTTAAACTTGTCATGAAGGAATATGATTACTCTGCAGAAAAAGCAGCAGTTGCATTAGAACTTCTTACCGATGAAAATATTAAAGAATTAACTACAAAATATAAAGAAGGTGGTAGATAAGTAGTATAAATATTCAGTCTCATATACATATTATGATAATAATATAACAAGGAAAAGTGAATGACTGAATTAATTTATTACGATTGGACTCAAGATTCAATGCTTGAGGTGACGTTGCCAGAACCAGATAATTTTCTTAAGGTTCGTGAAACTCTCACTCGTATTGGAGTAGCATCTCGTAAAGATAAGACACTGTATCAATCTTGCCACATCTTGCATAAGCAGGGTAGGTATTTTATTGTACACTTTAAAGAACTTTTTGCGCTTGATGGTAAAGAAGCTAATATTACTATCAGTGATATTGAGCGTAGAAATACGATTACTAGTTTGCTTGCAGACTGGGGATTGTTAAAAATCGTTCTTCCGTCTAAGGCAGAAGAGCGTGTATCGTTGTCTCAGATCAAAGTAGTATCCTTTAAGGAGAAACAAGATTGGACTCTAACTGCTAAATATAACATTGGCAAAAAACCTAACACTAATTAATGGACATATATGTTAAAATTTGAATTGACTCTTGAAGAAGCAAACGCTATTCTTGCTGCTCTTGGCAAAGGCACTTTTGATCAAGTTGCTGCGTTGATCAATAAACTTCAGCAACAAGCACAACCGCAATTGCCAGCACTGGAAGAAGCAATGGCAACCGCAGCAAAAGCTAACGCTGTTGCTGAAGCAGCTGACGCTTCAGCCGCTGCTTAATAAATCTCAGGGATGGGAACTAGGCGGCACCCTAGTAAATAACTGCCATTAATTTGGCCCACCTTAGGGCTGTTTGATGCTACGGTAAAAGGCGTCCGGGCAATTGCACTGTCACTCGTTAGTTGACCCTGTATTAAGTAAGCAGGACTATCGTTATGCCTTCGGGGTAACACTTACTACACTCGCTTAATAGGAGAAATCATGACTAATTTTAAATTAGGTAATATCACGTTCGGTCCAGCATTCAAGGACTTTGACAAATACTTCGTAGGTCTTGAAGAACAACAAGATCACATGCAAAGACTGCATGCAGAAATCGCGAAGAACATCCCCGGTTACCCTCCATACAATATCAAGAAAAATAGTGACAACTCATACACTATCGAACTTGCTGTTGCCGGTTTCGCTCAAAGTGAAATTGACATCGAAATTGATGGTGGCAAACTAATCGTTAAGGGCAATTCTGCTCTTACTGAAGACGACAAAAATGAAAACTTTCTGTTCAAAGGTATTGCTAATCGCGCGTTCACTCGTGCTTTTGCTATTGATGATCAGATTGAAGTAAAAGGTGCTGAACTTTTTAATGGTATGCTTAGAATTGTTTTGGAGCGCTTAATTCCAGAAGAAACTAAACCGAAGAAAGTTCAAGTTAAAACTAGAGGTAAGACTCTTAGCGAAAGCGAAAAAGAGCATATCGCTAGTAGACTATAAATGATTTAATATTTGGAGTTATTATGGCAGTGACAGTTTATAAACTTATCAGTGGTGAAGATATTATTGCAGATGTAGAAGGAGAAACTTCTACTACAGTTACTCTAAAAAACCCAGCTGCAATTATTGTACAGCAAACAGATGATGGAAGAGTTGGAGCAGCTTTTGCTCCATTTACTCCATTTGCTAAAGACAATAGAGTTGTGATCTATAAATCAGCAATTGCTGGTCATATGGAAATAGACGTTAAATTGGCTAATGAATATAGTAGGATTTTTGGATCTGGTATCATGATTGCTTCTGCGAACGAGATGCCAAAGATGATTATCTAAATTGTATTTTTAATCAGGAACAGGGTATAATTAATTTTATATCCTGTTTTACGTTATATCATGAAAGTTAAGAATGCGATTTTATACATCTATTAATAGATACGGAAATAACTTATTGTACCGTGGATACGAAGATGGAGTGCGCGTTAAGAAAAAAATTCCATTTAAGCCTACGCTTTATGTTAAAGGCAAAGGCAAGTCTAAGTATAATGCATTGGATGGTACTAATGTAGATCCAATCAAACTCGGCTCAATGCGTGAAGCTAAAGAGTTTGTTGAGAAGTACGACAGCATTGAAAATTTTACCATTTATGGTAACACTAATTACATCGCTCAATTCATTGCGGAAGAATTCCCCGGTGACATTAAGTTTGATCGTAGCAAGATTCGAGTTCATACACTTGACATCGAAGTAGCATCTAATGAGGGTTTCCCTGAGCCAGATGTAGCACTTCACACAGTAACAGCAATTGGTATTAAAGATAGTGTTCTAAACGTTTACTTTGTTTGGGCTCTAGGCGACTATGACACGACCAAAGCAATCATGAAAGATTGCCAAATTCGCTATACGAAATGTAAAGATGAAGCAACACTATTAAAGTCTTTCATTGCATTCTGGCATGATGAATTCTTATGTCCTGATGTAGTGACAGGATGGAATATTCGCACCTTTGATATTCCATATCTCGTTAATCGTATCAATCGAATTCTTGGTGAAGATGATGCTAAAAAGCTTTCACCGTGGGGAATGGTTGAAGCTAAGATGGTCACAATGCGTAAAGGCTTGGTTCAAGTTTATGAAATTACTGGTATTGCTCAGCTTGATTATCTTGATCTATTCCAAAAGTTTGGGTATTCCTTTGGTCCACAAGAATCATACAAACTTGATCACATTGCGTATGTAGTGCTTGGTGAAAAGAAACTAGATTATGACGGTACTCTATATAGTCTTTATCTAACAGATCACCAAAAGTTTATTGATTACAACATCAAAGACGTATGGCTTGTTGATCGCATGGAAGATAAGATTGCAATGATTACGCTGTGTTTGACTATGGCCTATAAAGCCGGTGTTAATTACTCGGATACAATGGGCACTGTTGCAATTTGGGATGCATTGATTCATAGAACTCTGATGGCCGATAACATCATCATTCCGCCGAATAAGAATAGTTTTAAAACTGATTATGAAGGTGGATATGTTAAAGATCCACAGTGTGGAGTCCATGATTGGGTTGCTTCTTTTGACGTTAACTCGCTTTACCCAAACATCATTGTGCAATGGAATATGAGTCCAGAAACTATTCTTAAAGGTGATGTTGAACGCAACGTTAATGTTGACACTTGTCTTAGTGGTCTTTTGAACACAACTGAAAAGTCTATGGCTGGAACTGGTCAATACTTCTCAAAGCATAAGCAAGGATTCATGCCAAAGATCATTGAAGAAATGTATGAAGAACGAGTTGTCATTAAAAAGAAAATGATTGAGTCTAAGAAAGAACTTGAGGTATGTGATCGTACTGATAAAGTAGAAGTATATCGCATTGAACGTGACATTGCTCACTTTGAAAATCAACAAACTGCTATCAAGATTCTATTGAATTCATTGTATGGCGCTCTTGGCAATAAGTACTTCCGTTACTTTACGATGGAGATTGCAGAAGGTATTACTATCTCTGGCCAATTGATTATTAAGTGGGGTGAGAAGTACATCAATAAGTATCTCAATGATATGCTTAAGACTAACAAAGATTATGTTATTGCAATCGATACTGATTCGATCTATGTAAGTCTTAATGATCTTGTTAATAAAGTTTATAGTGTTGATGGTATGGTTTCATCTGAGTTTCCCAAAGATAAAATTGTAGATTTTCTTAGTAGAGTTTGTACTAAGATTGAAGCTGATGTATTTGACCGATGCTTTAAAGAACTTGGCGAAAACATGAATGTGTACAAACCTCGTATCACAATGAAACGAGAAAGCATTGCAGACCGTGCAATCTGGTCTGCAAAGAAACGATACATTCTAAATGTATTAGATAATGAAGGAGTTCGATATGCGCAACCGAAACTTAAAATCATGGGTATTGAGGCGATCAAATCGTCTACGCCGGCAACGTGTCGCAAGGCTTTTAAAGAGTTGTTTCAAGTGCTCATTAGCGGCACGGAAGCACAAACTCAGAGCTTTATTCAAGATTTCCAAAAAAGATTCGATGCTTTACCAGCGGAAGACAAAGCATTCCCGCGTGGTGTATCGTCGCTTAAGAAGTATAGTGACCCAAAGCTAATCTATAAGAAAGGTACTCCAATCAATTCACGAGCATCACTATTGTATAATAACATGCTTAAATTGCATAAGTTAGAAAACAAGTATGAAGCTATTAAAGAAGGTGAAAAGATCAAGTACATTTATCTTAACCCTAGGAACCCTATGCGTGAAGATGTTATTGCATTTACTAGCATTCTGCCTCCTGAGTTTGGTCTACATCGCTTTATTGACAATACAACACAATTTGAAAAAGCTTTTCTCGATCCTGCAAAGATAATCATTACTTCTATTGGTTGGAAGGCGGCAGAGGAAGCATCACTTGAGGATTTCTTTAGTTGAAAAATCTATCAGATTATATCAAAGTTTATGATGATGTATTTACAAAAGATTTTTGTTCATCGCTGATTACTAAATTTGAAACGTTGGATAGTACTACTAGTCCTTCACTGAGATTGTCAGATCATTCTTGGGATAAAGATTATAGACGTTTCATGGAAGTCAACATAAAACAAGATCCAGCATTTACAGATTTAATAGATCCATATTATGCTCGCATTCAGGAAGTTTACGCGCATTATAAACAGATGGTAGGCGGCGAATTCTTTCCATCTAAATTCTCACTTGAAGAAGCAAGAATGAAGAGGTATTTAAACGACGACTACGAGCAGTTTGGTTGGCATGTCGACATCGGAGATAAGGCTTCGGCTAGTAGATATTTAGTTATGTTTACTTATCTGAATGACGTAGAGGATGGTGGGGAGACTGAGTTTAAGTCTAATTCAAATTTTACTGTTAAACCTAAATGTGGTAGAATTGTAGTATTCCCTCCTTATTTTATGTTTGAACATCGAGGCAGAAAACCAATCAGCAATAACAAATATATCTTGTCTACATACTTACACTACGCATAAGGAAACATCTAATGAGCTTACTAGATAAAATTAAAAAAAATACAACGATCAAAGATTCTGCAATTCTCTCGCAGAGTAAATTCTTCACCAAGAAGGATATGATTCAAACGGCAATTCCAGCAATGAACGTTGCATTGTCGGGAGAACTTGATGGCGGCTTCGTTCCAGGACTTACACTTTGGTGCGGTCCATCAAAACACTTTAAGTCCATGTTCTCTTTGATCATGGCAAAGTCCTATATGGACAAATACCCAGATGCAGTCATGGTATTCTATGACTGCGAATTCGGTACACCAACTGCTTACTTCACAGCACTTCAAATCGATACTAGTCGTATTCTTCACGTTCCAATTATGAACATGGAAGAATTTAAATTTGACGTAATCAAACAACTTGAAAATCTTGATCGTGGTGATCGCGTTATCTTTGTTGTAGACTCACTTGGCAATATGTCATCTAAGAAAGAAATGGATGATGCTCTAGAAGGTAAGTCAGTTGCCGATATGTCTCGTGCTAAACAGATGAAGTCTATCTTCCGTATGATTACACCTTACTTGAATCGTCTTGATATTCCAATGGTAGCCGTTAATCACATCTATATGGAACAAGGATTGTATCCTAAGGCTATCGTATCAGGTGGAACTGGTGTTTATCTTTCAGCTGATAATATCTACATCCTTGGTCGTCAACAAGAGAAAGATGGAACTGATATCATTGGTTACAACTTCATTATCAACGTTGAAAAATCACGATATGTTCGTGAGAAATCTAAGATTCCAGTTTGTGTTAAGTTTGAAGGCGGTCTAAGCAAATGGTCTGGACTTCTAGACATGGCACTTGAATCTAAGCATGTTATTAAACCAAGCAATGGCTGGTACGCCAAAGTAGATCCATCAACTGGAGAGATGGAAGAAAAGAAATGGCGTATTAAGGATACTGAATCGAAAGAATTTTGGAGTTCTATTCTCCTGGATGCTTCATTTAGAAATTGGGTTAAAGAACGCTATCAGGTATCACATGGTGATATCATTAATGATCACGAAATCTTAAAGGAAATGGAAACATATGCAGAAGACGACACCTCTGAGACCTCATAGGGTTTTAGGTAAGACTTCTCCCACTGGTGAACTTCATGCCTTGTCGTTCACTAGTGGAGAATTTGCTGATATTATATTCTCATACACTGATGTCAAGTTTATTGAACACGATGATGCTTTAACTATTGCATTTGAGTATCATTTGCATGACGTACCTCATCACTTAAAAGACTTCAATACAGAAGTTTTTGAAAAAGAACTTGGTGATTTTATAACAGCGTTACTCTACTATGGTATTGAACGCGACAAAATGGGATTTATTGATGGCGAACAGAATAGAGAAGACGATTCTTTCGAATCTGATGCACAACGAAGCGTACTGCCGGAAGGTAGTGCCATTCCTAAAGACTGAGTATTTCTCAGATCAATTTGAGAAAGTTGTTGCTCAAGAGTTAGTAGCGTTCTTCACTGAATATAATAAGCCAGCATCACTTGAAATCCTTGCGATTCAACTCGGCAATCGCAAGGATCTTCGTGGTGAACAACTTGCTCAGGTTGAAAGCTACATCAATGAACTGACATTCAAAACTGATAACGATGAATGGTTGTATAAACACACTGAGGCTTTTTGTAAGAAGCAAGCGGTGTATAATGCAATCATTGATTCGTTTGAAATCATTGAAGGCAAAGACAAAGTTCGCAGTGAAGATGCTATTCCTTCCATGCTATCAGAAGCTCTTGCGGTTTCATTTGATGCATCGGTTGGCCATGATTATCTTGAAGACTTTGAAGAACGATACGACTTCTATAATCGTACTGAAGAGAAACTAGAATTTGATCTAGATCTATTCAATAAAATTACAAAGGGTGGTCTATCGAAGAAGACTCTGAATGTTATTCTCGCAGGCTGCGTTCATCCAGATACTTTAGTTAGAGTGCGATTTAAGAAGAAAGCGTAAATCCTAATCTATATCCATTAGACAAGAATTCGTTTAATCTTTCTTGACGAATTCTTGTTCTGTGTTTTCCATTTGTTACACAAATCATACCTATTAATGATTTTCCTCCAAGAGAAGCGTATTCAGATCTTTTTTCTTTATTGAAAATTGCAATTCCAGCTTTCATTTGTGATTGTGCGCCAATTTTACCACCTAATGATGCATGTTCTTTAAATTTGTCTGGATTGTGAATACCAATCATATTCTTGATTTGCGTGGCTGCACCCATACGCCGCCATTCATTTCGTTCTTCTAAAGACTTTGAGAAAAATCCAATGTCATTATCTCTGCAATATTCACCAGTTATTTTGCGCTGATGCGATGTTAAATTTGCACCGAGCATATACATAGCCCTTAAATCATTTGGAGATTTATAAATTTTCCATAGTAAATAATGCGCAATAATGTGTTCTCTTATTGTCAAATATGTAAAATTAGAAATGTCATCAGTTCCACCAGCATGTTTAGGAATAATATGGTGCCTATGTAAATTAGAACTAGGTTTCCATTCATTTATGATTGTACTTTTACTCATACATAGATTATAATAAACTTTATCGTAGAACATTGGTTTCTCCTAAATTATCGCCTGTACCGGCTAACTTATTTATACTCTAAATTGAAAAATATGACTTGGATCACAAAAGAAATAAAAATAAATGACATTGAGTCTATGCTAGAAGACTATGATGTTGAAGTAGATTCTCCAGATGGGTTTGTCCCAGTATCTCTATTTGTTGATAAGGGAGAATGGGACGAGTTTAAGTTGACAATGCTGGATGGTCGCACTATTCACGTCAACGAAAATCATCTATTTGAAACCGACTCAGGTTGGCAGTATGCTAAAGATTTAGTTGATACTGGTGTTAATACATATATTAGCGATACTGGCACTTCACTTGGTATTTTGACAAAAACTGGAAATCGTATTCCCATTGTTGATATTCAGGTAGAACACGAGAATCATAGGTATTATACTAATGGAGTATCATCGCATAATACTGGCGTGGGCAAGAGTTTGTTCATGTGTCACGTCGCCGCTGGCGCTTTAATGCAAGGTAAGAACGTACTGTATATTACAATGGAAATGGCAGAAGAACGTATCGCTGAACGTATCGATGCTAACTTGCTTAACATGACAATGGAAGAACTTAGTAAAGTTACTAAGGACATCTACGAGACTCGTCTTGGCAAGTTGATCAAGAAAACTGCTGGTAAGTTAATCGTTAAGGAATACCCCACAGCAGCAGCTCACTCTGGACACTTTAAAGCATTGCTTGAAGAGTTGAAGATGAAACGTAACTTCATGCCAGACTTAATCGTTATTGATTATCTAAACATCTGTTCTTCTGCTCGTATGAAAGCCGGTGCTGGAGTTAATTCATACACCTTCATTAAGTCTATTGCAGAAGAACTTCGTGGTCTAGCCGTTGAGTATAATGTACCAATCCTTAGTGCAACTCAAACTACTCGTAGTGGATTTGGTAATACCGATGTTGGACTAGAAGATACTTCTGAATCATTTGGTCTTCCAGCAACTACTGACTTTATGTTTGCGTTAATCTCCACTGAAGAACTTGAGAATCTTAATCAGATCATGGTTAAACAACTTAAGAATCGTTATAATGATGTGAACTATTATAAACGATTCGTTATTGGTGTTGATAGATCTAGAATGAAATTATATGATGTTGAAGAATCAGCGCAGAAGAATATATCTGATGCTGGTCAAGATGATGGCCCTGCCTTTGATAAGACTTCATTTGGTAAAAGGATGAAAAGTGCCGGTGACGGGTTTACATTTTAATCGTAATGTGTTATAATTGTTATAGGAGAATATATGTCAACTAATTGGGTAAAAGACATGCAGGATATGCATGCAAAATTTGGTGTTAACACCGTGATTCGTGGATTGGATAAAGCAAAGCTTGCTGCATTCATTCAATTTCGCATTAAGTTCTTGCAAGAAGAACTAGATGAAATGATCGTATCAGACAATGGTGATGATACAGTTGATGCATTGATTGATCTTTGTGTGGTTGCTATTGGAACACTTGATGCGCTAGATGTTAACGCATATACTGCTTGGGATCGAGTGCTAACAGCAAATATGACAAAAGAAATCGGTATTAAAGCGAGTAGACCTAATCCACTGGGATTACCAGACTTGATTAAACCAGAAGGTTGGATTGCTCCAAGTCACGCTGATAATGTTGGATTGCTAAGTAAGGTACAAAAGTAAATGTTTTCTCTCACCGTGTTTAAATCAATCTTTGATAACAAGACGGATACTCGTATTGACTTTGAAACCTTTGAAAAGTTTGAGAAGTCTTTATATTATCTTTCTACTATTAAAGGTTATAAAGCTAAGCGCGGTGAGTTTGTAAAGCATGCATCTCCTCTTATTTCACCAGCTGTCTATAAGCCTGATACTACTAGAGCAAATGCAAACGTAATTGAATGGGCAGGCTGGGCCGCCCTTGATGTTGATAGTCACACCTTTGAAGGAGACCTTGAAAATGCATTGGCTAATTTATATCCTGACATTTATTTCGTTTGTTATTCTACTGCTAGCAGTACTCGCTTGGCACCTAAGTTCCGTCTCGTTTTTCCACTTGCGAGATCTATTAGGAGTGAGGAAATCAAACACTTCTGGTTTGCACTCAATACAGAATTTGGCATGGTGGGAGATACACAGACTAAAGATCTATCTAGAATGTATTACGTCCCTGCGATATATCCTAATGCTCATAATTTTATCTTCAGTCATCGCACTGATAAGTTTCTTGATGTTGATGCTCTTTTAAGCAAACACCCGTTTACTGCTCCAAGTACATCTAGTTCTTTTATGGATAGACTACCCGAGAGTATGCAAAAAGAAATAATTAAGCATCGTCAACAAAAACTATCAGAAGATAAAAAAGAATTTGAATGGACATCTTACAACGATTGCCCATTTTTAAGTAAGCATCTAATTAGTGATTATAAAAGTATTTCTAGAGTAGATGGCTCAGGTCGATATTCTATGATCTATAAGATAATGACTAGCATTGCATGTAATGCTATTAAACGTAAATACCCCATCACTGAATATGAAATTGTTGATATCGTTCGTAATCTGGATCGTGACACTAGCAATCGCTATGCTAAGCGCCCTCTTAATGTTGAAGCTTCCAGGGCTATCGAATTTGCATATAGAAACGTTTAGTTGTTTACTTTAATTCGTTCTTATGGTATAATAAAATTATACTTAATAGGAGTACTATATGAATGATCGCGATTATAACAATCTGCAATTCTTGCTCACATCGAGTGAAGATGTCATCGCAGATTGGTTTTTAAAAACCAGTGTAGATGATATTGAATATGCTATGCAAATTATGCTTATGGCAGGTGAAGAGATGAGAGCTATCTCTTCTGAAATTCACGACGAAAATGAAACTTTTGAAGAAGCTAACGCAGTATTATCAAGATTCCGTCTATGACTAATCAAGAAACGCTTGGCACTATAGGTGAGATCTATTATCAAGCTATCTTTGGCGGTCTTCTTTCCGAATACAAGTATGATGGCAATAAAGACCTCGTGCAAGTAGATGGGCTTCAAGTCGAAATAAAAACACAGAGCCGCTTACGTGGTTCTAATGCGTTCACTGTTAATAAAGCAAATGCGAACAACTTAAAGAAATGTTTGTATGTTGATAGATTAATTTTTATAGAATATAGCCTTAGTGATATAATAATTATATACGAATGCACTGATCGTAGAAGTGTATTTGGCACCCTTACAGCTGATGGCCGAAACATGGCATGCTGGCCTATCAATCAAATGCAAGTTCTTAAAAAAGTAAAACACCCAAAACTCGCAGAAATCATGCGCAACTTCTCTAACTCTGAAACTCTAGGACATTTTGAATGAAAGAAAATCAATACTCACGCGAATCAGCAAACATTCTCCTTGAAGCTGCAAAACTTCAAGAATCGAAAGGCCGTGATTATAACAACGCAGTATCCAGCGTCCAGCAAGCAGATTACTATCCACGTGGCGTGTATTCTATTCTAGACATTGTGAATGCAAAATATCTTCGTATGGTTTCAGTTCTCGAGACTATGGAACACGGTGGTAAAGTTAATTTTGAATCCGTTGAAGATTCCGCGATTGATCTTATTAACTATGCATCATTTGTAGTTGCATATATTCGTGGTGAAGTTCCAGGCCAATTGACTAACAAAGATATCTTCAATAAAACCATGAGTAAAGAAACTCATCCAACTAATTCACTGACTCCAAACAAGTTTAAAGCAACGCGCTTAGAATCAACTCCTATTGACGTTGATTGGGCTAATGCAAAAACTGGAACAGTTCGTGCTCAATTTAACGATCGTTGATATGAATACTGTACATGATATTCGACAAAAGCTTGCCACGCTTTACAAAAAAGGCGAGTTTGTAACTGATAAGTCTGGTGTAAAAACTGTTGAGATTATGAATGCAAACTTCATGGCCACATCACCTCTTATCTTTGGCGCTGTCAATGAAGACTATGTTCAGCGTGAACTAGCATGGTATAACTCTGAATCATTGAATGTTAATGATATTCCCGGTGGACCTCCAGCAATCTGGAAACAGGTCGGCGATAAAGACGGGTTTATTAATAGTAACTATGGTTGGTGCGTCTATTCCGCTGATAACAACTATCAGTTTGATCACGTTGTAACTGAACTTGAAGAACGCCCTGATTCCCGTCGTGCCATTATGATCTACACTCGTCCTACGATGTGGGGTGATCATAATAAGAATGGTCGTTCAGACTTCATGTGTACCAACACAGTTCAATACATGGTGCGTGATAATAACGTACATGCTATTGTTAACATGCGTTCCAATGATGCATGGGCTGGATATCGCAATGACTACGCATGGCAAATGCATACATTGATTGCTGTAGCAAAATCGCTTAACTCTCGTGGTAAAGATTATTTGCTTGGTGATATTTACTGGAGCGCTGGGTCACTTCACATTTATGAACGTCAGTTCTATTTGATTGACAACTATATCAAAACTGGTGACTTATCTATCTCTAAAGAAGAATATGACAAATTGGTCTAAACGATATCTCAGCTTAGCAAAAGAAGTTTCTACTTGGAGTAAAGATCCTAGTAGAAAAATTGGTGCTATCGCTGTAGGATCTAAAGGTCAGATTTTATCTCAAGGCTATAATGGATTCCCTCGTGGAATTGATGATACTCTTGAAAGATATAATGACCGTGAAACAAAGTATAAATACGTCGTCCACGCAGAAATGAATGTAATTTATAATGCAACGTTTAATGGGGTATCCTTAGACGGAGCTTCATTGTACGTGTATGGGCTTCCAGTTTGCTCCGAGTGTGCTAAAGGTATTATCCAAGTTGGTATAAAGAACGTCATCATCTTCACTGATGACGTGGTTCCAGAAATTTGGACTAAAATGTATAATTTGTCGTGGAGTATGTTTATAGAAAGTGGCGTTCAATGTGAATGGATTCATGACTAACGAAGAAGTTTTAAAATTTTATGATGAATTGGTTGAACACTATGGCGATGAACTAGTTGACTTTGAACACTGCCCAATTACATTCGCTCATCAAATTAAATTATACAAATATTATAAGGTGACTACATGAAAATAGCAATCATCATGGGCCGTGGCATTGAAGGCTGTGGCGTAACTAAATTTACCGTTGAGCAAACTAAATGGTTTGCAAAGAATGGTCATGAATTTACTGTGTTCTCTTCTAAAGATAAGTCATGGACTCGTAAGAACGCGCATGATGTGTCAAACGTTGTTCAACTTAAATTTGCAAAACCAGAAGAAACTGATAAACTCATTGCGGGTTGTAATGCCGCCGATGTTGTTATTATCAATAGTCTACCATCGATAGGTCATTCTGAAGACTGTATCACTCAATTTAAACGAGCATTAAATGAAATCACTAAACCAATTGTTCTTATTCAACATGACCATTCTGCGCTATCAATTCGTCGTAATGCTGCAATCAATGAGTCTATTGGAAAAGCTAGTGTGCTCTTTGGCCATAGTTCTACTAATGATTTCGCTCGTATCGTTGAGTCTTCAACTGGTGGCGGTGGTTTAGCAGGGTTTTTCGGTGAAGATAATTCTAAGAGTATTCTAAACTTTCAACCAGGCATGGACTTTGATTCTGTTCGTGCTAAGTATTGGTTGCCCATCGAACAGACTAATCCTATAATGAATAAATGGGTTGGACGTACTACTTCTTGGAAAGGTTACGTTCAGATGTTTAAATTCCACAATGAATTTTTACGTCCAGGTGGATATATCACAACCTTTGAAGGTATTGAAAAGTCACCAGCATACTTAGCATTCCGTGAGTTGTCTGAATTTAATCCTCATATCAATGATAAAATTACAGATATTGCATTAAAGACTAATGAACCTGCATATGTATTTGGACCATACATTAATCATGAAATGCTTCAACGTATGGCACTATGCGGATTTGGTTATCAACTATCTGCATTGGATGGACGATACATTGAACGATCAATTGAGTATACTCATTGTGAGGTTGCGTGTACTGGCGTAGTTCCTGTATTTCGTAAGGCTTATGGCGAACGTTGTACTCATCGATCACTTGGCGATAAACTAATTAATTGCAAAGACACCGGTACAATTTGGCTTGATGATAATAACATGCAGCCTGCGTATGAACTACTAAATAAGTTGGCCAAGGATGATATCATGAGAAACGAATATCGTGAAATGGCATTTGAATTTTATAAACAACATCAAGATTCTCAACATACCTTTGATGAGATGATGGTACAAATCGAAAATAACTTATGACCTTTAAACATGCAAGTATAGTTCCACTAATTGGTGGCGAAACACTTGGTCAAATGGCAGCATTTGGAACTAAACCAGATTACCTACTTTCATATTCACCATTTAGTAGTAACGATTCACATCTTGTTAATCACTTAAAGGATGTTCCATATATCTTACTTGATCAGGGTGGAACTCATCCTCATTACGTAGATGTTGTTAATGCAGTTTGTCCATGCGCAGGATTATCTTCATTGTCTCCATCTGCAAATTCTGACTCAGCCGTTAACGATTGGTTGACAACTACTGCTAAGTATGTACTAGAAGAAATGAAACCAAAAGTTTTGTGGGGTGAAAATGCACCACGATTTGCCGGTGCAATGGGTAAACCAATCGTAGATAAACTTCATAAGCTTGCAAGCGACAATGGTTATACAATGTCAATCTATCGTACTAAGTCACTATTGCACGGCCTTAGTCAAGTTCGTGAACGTTCATTCTATTTCTTTTGGCAAGGTACAACCATTCCAATCTTTAATTACTTTGATCGCCCAAATAAAAAGATTGAAGATCTTCTAACTGAAGTGCCAAAAGACGCTACTCAGAACGAAGTTACAAATAAAAGAATCCCATCAAAAGATGATCCTTATTATCGTTATGTGCTAGAAGAACTTGAAGGCGGTATCACCCACGCAGAGTTTGCTTCTAAGATCAATCTGTCATATGACATTCTTAATTACATTGAATCTAAGACTAACTATCTAGAGGTTAAGAAGTGGGCTGAAAAACAAGGTCTCACTAAAATGGCAGCTAAGTGCCAGGTGATGCATGACAAACTCGCCGCTGGTGGTAACATCATGAGACGTTCTTCTTATGTTCCAAAGAACTATAGCGGTGCATTCGTTGGACACCTTCCCATGAGTATGACTCATCCTGTAGAAGATAGGTATCTAACATATCGTGAATGTATGGCAATGATGGGATTGCCAAATGACTTTGAATTGTTAAGTCCTGCTAAGAATCTAAACCACATTTGTCAGAACGTACCAGTTGGAACTGCTACTGATATGGCTATGGAAGTTAAAGCATCGTTGGAGGGTAAGCGTGATAGAGTGAATGCTTCATTGCTTTATCAGTTTAACAACAATAAGACATATGAGATTCGAGACACTGAACCTATACAAAGTCTAGAAGAATTCTTCTAATAAAATGCCCTTCGGGCATTTGTAGTTTATAATAAATAGAATTAGAAACTTTATAAATGGAATAATCATGACGGCGAATACGATACTATCAGACATTAACGAACTATATACTGGATATGTGTTGAATGGCAACAAATGGTATGACAGTGAAGCTCAACGCCAATATAATATTCGTGTAGGTCAAGCGCAACCAGATGAAGTTGCAGATGCAATTGGTAAAGCTAAAGTCATGGCCGAAGAGTTTTTAAAATGGGCTAAAGCTAATAAGTATTCTAACAATGTAAAAGGTGTATGGTGGACAGCTAGACCGGGATCTATGAGTTCTGCATTTGGTTCGCCAGTTGATCAAAAAAAGAATCCAACAGATATTTTAGTGCAGTTTACTTCTGGTCCAATTAATGGATTTTTAGGATTATCCGCAAAAGCTACTAAAGGCAGTGGCGATATTGGATTTAAGAATCCAGGTCTTGGCACAGTAGATAGAAATCTAGGACTTAAATTAGCAGATGAATACGCTAATCAGAGCAAACAAACTATTGTTAAATTTGCTTTGCCAGAAGCGGCACAGGCTCGTAAAGAATATATTCGTAAGAATCCTGGTATTAAAAAACACACAGAAGCGATTGGTTCTAGTATATTATCTGCAATGAGAGATGAGATGTTAGTAAGATTAAATAAGTTTAATCAAAAAGATCTTATGAAGTATCTATTGACTGATTGGATGGATGCTGATATAGTATCTCCTCCATATGTTAAAGTTACTGGTCAAGGCAATAAGCAACCATATAAAGCAGTAGTAATGGATCCAACAGATAATGAGAAACTTAATGCATTATCTAAATATACAATTACATTAGAAAAAGTAGGTAATGAATCTATTGGTGTTAAAGCTGGCGCTAAAAAGATAATGAAGATTCGATTTAAATTTGAATCCGAAAAGATGGCTTCTTCTGTTAAATTGTCTGGTGATCCTTGGTGAAAGCCCTGTACAATAAATCTAATGTGTGGTATAATACTACTATAAAGACAAAATGCTAAATCTAAAAGACTACCTTAAAGAAGAAAAGAATACGCACATGGAACACATTGAAGATTTGGTCTTCAATGAGGGCGTTACCGGTACTCGTAAAGCTATTAACTTTTTGCAAGACTTGCGTAATATGCTTGCTGGCAATAGTAAAAGTAAAGTCACTGCGACAGTTAAATGGGATGGCGCACCTGCAATCTTTGTTGGTGTAGATCCAACGGATGGAAAATTCTTTGTAGCAAAGAAGGGTATCTTCAATAAGAATCCAAAAGTCTACAAGACAAACACAGAGATTGATGCTGATCTATCCGGCGAACTTGCTGCAAAGTTTAAAGTTGCTCTTAAAGAATTTGCAAAACTTGGTATTAAATCCGGTGTTTATCAAGGTGACTTAATGTTCACTGATGATAAAAAGACTGAAACGATTGATGGCGAGAAGTATATCACTTTCCATCCAAACACCATTATGTATGCAGTTCCATATGATTCGATTCTTGGCAAGAAGATTCGTTCTGCAAAGATCGGCGTGATTTGGCATACCACATATGTTGGCGATTCATTTGAATCAATGTCTGCTTCATTTGGTAAGACTATTGTTGACAAGCTTAACGCTATTTCAAGTGTTTGGATGGATGACGCTAACTATAAAGACTATTCTGGTACTGCAACATTTACTGCTGCAGAAACTAAAGAAGTTACTACAATCTTATCACGTGCTGGCACTTTGTTTAATTCTATTAGCGCTCCAACGTTGAATGCTATTAGCAATGATGAAGACTTGCTAATGGTTGTTAAAACATTTGGCAACTCTAAGATTCGTAAAGGTGAAGTGATTACCAACACTAAAGCTCATGTACAAGAACTCTACCATTGGATTCACGATAGATACGAAAAAGAAATAGAAAAGAAAAAGACTTTGGCTGGAAAGAAAACACAAGAACAGATGCGTAAGAAAATCCTAAGTTTCTTTGCTCATCATGATCAGAATCAAATTGTCGCAATCTTTGATTTGGTTAATTTACTAGTTGAAGCAAAATCAATGATCATTGGTAAGATGAATCAGGCTGGCCACGTTAGCACATTTCTTAAGACTGCTAATGGTTTTAAAACAACCGGCGTTGAAGGATTTGTTGCAATAGATCACCTCACTGGCGGTGCTGTAAAGATTGTAGATCGTATGGAATTCAGCAATGCTAATTTTTCTGCTAACATTATTAAAGGATGGACAAAATGATAGATTTTAAAACATACTTAGAAGAAAAGCGCGGGCTTTGGGATAACATCCACGCTAAGCGTAAACGAATTGAAGCCGGTTCAGGCGAACGTATGCGTAAACCTGGCAGCAAAGGCGCTCCATCTGAAGCTGATCTAAAAGCAGCAAATGAACAGTTCGATCTTATTGAAGAAGTAGTAGAACAACTTGCCGAAGAACAAGGTATTGATTCAGAAACTATCTGGGAAACTCTCGAGTCAGTCGATGATAATGAATTGTATGAATATGCTATTGACGCAAAAGGCCATAAGAGTTCTACTGGCGGCCTAACGCAAAAAGGTGTTGATGCGTACAATGCAAAGACTGGTGGTAACCTTAAGACTGCCGTAACAACTCCACCTTCTAAATTGAAGCCTGGTTCAAAAGCTGCTAATCGCCGTAAGTCTTTCTGTGCTAGAATGGGCGGAGTTGAAGGTCCAATGAAAGACGATAAAGGTCGTCCAACTCGTAAAGCATTGGCACTCAAGAAGTGGAACTGCTAATGATTACGTTTAAAGATTGGTTAAAAGAAGAGAATACTCAAGGTGATGAGGGAACTGATAAGCTTACCAAGCATCGCAAGAAGCTTACGCCGGGCGAATTACCAATTACCGCAGAACCTCTTAAGAATTTTGAAATGTATAAATAAGAGTATAACAATTGTATTGATGGAACAAAATGAAAAAACTAAGACAGGTCTTAAAAGAACTGCCATCTAGAAAAGTAGTATTCGCATTTGGTCGCTTTCAGCCACCAACGACAGGGCACGAGTTGCTTGTTAATGCAGTCAAAAAGATCGCCTCCGCACAGAAGGCCGATCATGTCATCTTCGCTTCTCGAACAAATGACAAAAAATCAAACCCACTTCCAGTAGATCGTAAGGTATATTACCTTACGAGAATGTTTCCGCGAACTAACTTTGTTGCTGCTAATGATGAAATTCGCACATTCATTGAAGCTGCGAAGATGTTATCCGGCAAGTATAAAAATCTAGTCATGATTGCAGGTTCAGATAGAGTTCCTGAATATACTAAGATCTTAAATAAATATAATGGCGATATATTTCACTTTGACACAGTTGAAGTAGTTTCAGCCGGCGAACGAGATCCAGATAGCGATAGCGCTACAGGAATGTCCGGTACTAAGATGCGTGAAGCTGCAGTCGCTGGCGATTTTAAAAAATTCAAAACAGGTCTACCACGTACACTAACTGATCTTGATGGCAAGCGTCTCATGAACGAGATTCGTCATGGCATGGGCATTGAAGCTGTTAAAGAACAAGTAAAGTTTGCAACTAATACTTTGCGTGAAAAGTATTACGCCGGCGAAATATTCAACATTGGTGATAAAGTAACTGATGGCAATAATGTATATGAGATTCTTGATCGTGGTTCTAACTATATCACCGTTGTCAATGAATCCGGCGCAACAAGTAAAAAGTGGCTCGACGCAGTACAACCGATTGTAGTAGAAGACGTCAAACCTGGATATGATCCAAAGCAAATATCGTATAAGGGTTATACCACAAAGAATTTTGATAGATCAGAAGATGCTGCAAAAGCGTTTCAAGATACTATCAATAGAGATGGCGATCCAGTTGCAATTTTAAACGCAATCAAAGCAACTGATACATATATGGGTCTTAATGATAAGCACCTAACTGGTGAAAAATTTACAGATCAAGAAAAAGAAACATGGATTGCAGCGCATGAAAAGGCTAGAGAGTCTTTAAACAGAGTCGGTGAATTTGCTCATCACCAAGATTACTGGCATATGCATCATAATGAATTAGAAGGCACATTAGTTCATTATGATGAAACTGGCAAAGAAGAAATGCGCGAACAAATAGAAAGAATAGAAGAAATGAAATTCTCACCATCGGATAAAATTAAAGTAGCTCGCATTATTGCCGGTTCACTTGGCGTAAATAATGTAGACGACAAATCAGGTCCTGAAGGAATGGTTAATCAAGGTTTACGTACTATTAAAAATAAACGTATGACACCGGAAGCATGGGCTGTCATTAAAAACATGCTTACAATGGCGACAGATGCTGGTATTAAATTCGATGCTAATATCGTTGGCAAGAAAGTAGAAGAAGCTGTCGCTATTGCAGATAAAAATAAGAACAACACTTCAGATCAAGAGGCATTGCAATCAGATATAGTTGCTAATGACAAAAGTAACGTTGGTCATACACTTGGCGGTACGAATGATTCTCATCGTAGAATGAAAATTAAATATTCACTTGGTGAAGAATCTGAAAGAGAAGAACTTGAAGATGAAGGTCTATCAGATGAAGAAATCGATAAGATGATTGAAGACTTATCGGATGATGATTACTTAGAAGCATACGACGACGAAGAACTATCTGTTGTTGATGAAGACACTGGCGATCATATTAACGAGTTAAAGGAAGAAGAAATAATTATGGAAGTTCTTTCGCGTGCTGAAAGAATTAGATCAAAAATTAGATTTGCTCGCTCATCATCAAAGCGCGAACGTAGAACCCGCATTGCTCTTAAGACTAGATCTACTGGCAAAGTTATTAATGGAAGAGCCCGTAAAATGGCAATCATGGCAATGAAAAAGAGAATTGCAAAGAAACCATTGAATACATTGTCTATTGGCGAAAAAGAAAGAATCGAAAAGATTATCGCTCGTAGAAAAGCAGTCATCAATCGCATTGCAATGAAGATGGTTCCAAAAGTTCGCAAGATTGAGAACGATAGATTAGTGCATAAGACATACACAAAAGGTTAATAACATGAATGGATTACTACCAGCGCTAAGAACATCATTGGCTAACACCTTTGTAATGTACTTCAAAACACAGGGCTTTCACTGGAATGTCGAAGGTATTCACTTTAGTCAATATCATAGTTTCTTTGGTGATCTTTATGATGACCTTTATGGAGCAGTAGATCCATTAGCTGAAAATGTTAGAAAACTTGGAGAGTATGCTCCAAGAAGTCTTACTGAAATTTATAAGTATAGTACACTTACAGAGTCTGACCTCGTTGGAACCGACGTAAAAGAAATGCTAAATAGTTTACTAACAGACAATACTGAAGTACTTAATTCACTGAATAGAACATTTGCATTAGCAAATACCGCAAATGAACAAGGTCTTGCAGACTACATTGCAGCACGTATTGACGCACATAAGAAGCATGAATGGCAATTGCGTTCATCACTAAAGGGACAAGAATGAGCACACTTAAAAAAATCTTAGAACGTCGTGGCATGGGCAAACAACAATGTTGCCCAGATTGTGGAAGCCGCGTGCAAATGCAAGAAGGCGGTTGTCCAGATTGCGGTATTAATTATGGATTAAGCATGGGCGCTAAAGATGCACCGGGCATGTCTGAAGCTAAAACAGAAAAAGAAGAACAACCCACATCTGATTTTAAATTAGACAAAGCTGGTAGAAAAATTAAAGCATCAAAAATTATCTTTAGTTCAGGTGAAGATGATTCAACAAAGAGAGTACAGGAAAATATGAAAACAGCATACAAAGATTTAGTTGGAGCATATTCTGCACTACGACTAGAATCTCTACAACTTGAAGATGAGATCAATGAAGTCTTATCTAAAGACGCTGCAGCTGGCGAATGGATTAGTGACTTTGTTCACAGTGATAATCCAAAGTTTGCCAGTAAGTCTAAAGAGAAGCGTAAACAGATGGCCCTTGCTGCTTATTATGCTAAGCAAAAGAATGAAGAAGTTGATATTGATGAAGGCACCGGATCACTTAAGCCGGGTTGGATGTTAAAGAAAGATTCAGAACTTGCTAAAAAAGTAAAAGCTAATCAAGATTTAAACAAAAAGCGTGAAGCATCTTACGGCGATAAAGAAGCTGGTAAATCTGTTAAAGAAGAAGTCATTGATGAACTATCAGTTGATACTTTAAAATCTTATGATAAAAAAGCTACAATGGATTATGCAGTAAAGCGCTTGGCTGGCGATGATGTTGAAAAACGCCGCGCTGGTGTTAAAAATGCTAGAGCAAAATTGGCTAAAGAAGATCTCGAACTGGACGAAGTAGATGATGCTCTTAATAAGCGTAATGCAGCATTAGCCGCCTTTGATAAAAAATCAACAGCAGATTATTGGAAAAGTCATGCTGAACTAAAAAAACATGATCCTAGAACAGCAAAGCCTACTGACAAATCTGTTAAAGAAGACCTTGAACTAGCCGAAGCAGAAAAAGAATATAAGCCTTCCACTGCTCAAATGGGCCATGCAGGTAAGACAACAATCAAGCATATTAAGAATCCAGACGTTACACAACGCATGGCAGCTCACGATGTAAAATCATATGCCGATCGTATTGCTCTTCTTAAAGATGCAAAGCGCAAGGGCAACTTAAAGGAAGACGGCATGCAAGAATCAGTATTTGATTATAAGAATAATCCAAGAGAAACTAAAGACAAGACTAAAACATCGACATACCATGATGTGAAGAAAGTGTCTACTGGAACTGTTTACACTAAACAGTTTGACAAAGATGGTACTTCAAAAGGTAGTGGAGATGATGCTGCTAAGAAAGCTGAAGGCGCTGTAAAACGTGGTCGTGGGCGTCCAAAGAAAGATAGATTCGCAGAATCAGTTGAAATTCTTATGAGCCTATCTGAAGAACAATTTGACTCAATGATGGAAGAAGGCTTTGACGCATTCTTTGAAGCATACGAACAAATCGATGAGTTGTCTAAGGATACTCTAAAGTCATATGTTAAGAAAGCCGCTCACTCTGCATCTAATACTGGTGCTGAATTTGGTTCACGCCACGCAGCTGGTCAAGAAGTAGAACGTTTTGCTAATCGTCACATGGCTGATAAGTTTGGTAATCAAGACAAAATGAAAGCAATGGTCGGCGCTTCCCAGAAAGAAGTTGAAGCTGCTCGTGAGAAAAGCATGAAACGTGTAAGCGGCATCAAACAAGCCGTTGACAAATTAACAAAATAATTCAAGGAGAATAAAAAATGGCACTATGGAATAAAACAGACGTTAGTGGAAGTAAGCCTAAGTATCTTAGCGCTGCTGATGCTGCAAAAACAGTATTCGTATCACGCGAAGAAGCATTGCTTAAAACAAATAAAGACAAAGGTATCACTAGCGCAGGTTGGTGGTTATTTAAAGAACATAAAGATAGCAGTGGTAAAACACGATATAAAGCAGAATGCCTTGTAGCTATGAGTGTTGCTAATGCAATCTCCGGTGACGATGCAGATGATGCAATCGTTGCAGACGTTGAAATTACAATCACTATTGCTGCACAACCTACTGCTCAAACATCAGTAACTGGCGCAGCAACATTCGGTGTAACTGCTTCAGTTAATACTGGTGCAGTTACATACCAATGGCAACGTGCTTTAGCAGCAACGCCAACACGCTTTGCTAATGTATCAGCAGCTACTTCAGCAACTCTAACACTAAGTGGCGTTGCTGCTGGCGATACTGGTAACCTATATAGAGTCGTTCTAAGTTCTGATTCTGGCGCTGCTAAAGTTAATTCTACTTCAGCTGCATTGACTTTCGGTTCTTAATAGACTGGGCTTCGGCCCATCTTAAATATGAAATTAAATGATGATAACTTTCTTCTATATGCAATGCACAACTATGATAACATACAGTGCCAAACAATAGAAGAGTTTGAAGAAGATTTAAAGAAGCTTCTTTACATTAAGAAGCTTCTTTCCAGATATAAAAATGATAATGATTTAAGAGAAAGATTAATCTTAAATCATATCATAGTGTTATATAATGTTTTTGGTGATGCTTTCACTAATATGATTTTTTTCAAGATAGATGAAGAGCACTGGCCAGCATTGATAACATTCTTAGTATGCGTTAATCGTATGCCAGATCTAATAGAATCCTATGGGATTCGTTTGTCTGATATTGTTCTTGATCAGAACATTATATCAGCGTTAAGGAAAATCTAAAATGATTGACAATTTAATAGCATTCAGAATTCTGTATATGCTCGTTACATCATTCGATAAGACAGATGCGTTTAAACTTGGTATCATTGATGCTGAAGGTAATCCTCTTAAGAAAATTAAAGATCTTAAGACATCTGAAGAAAAGAACGCATATGACATGCTTGATCGTTTAGTGTTCTCATTGAAGAAATTGCTTAGCAAATTGCCGGGTGGTAAGAGTAAACTTGCAAGTTTAGCTGCGGCATATTGGTTAGTTAAGGAGTCCTACGAGACTCAAGAAGTAGTGACACAAGAACAACTAAATAGTCTTGTAGACCTCATTGAATCAAATCAAATTGTATTAAAAGAACAAGCAAACATTCAGGGTTACCTAAGTCTTACCGAAGAAGGTGAAGGCGGAATAGCTAATGTTTCTGGTGCTGCAACTTCAACAGATAAACCTGTTGTTAAATTAAATAAAAAGAATAAACCAGTGTCCGGCATAATTGGTACTCCTAATTATGTTGTACGTCGCAACAAAAAAATTACACCGATGGGATGATCATGAAAAACTTTAAAGAATTTAGCGTAGAATTAGACGAAGTTTCTAATGATTATTTTAAACGCCGTAAAGATGAAGAAGATCGCATTGCTGGAAAGAAAGCTCCCGCTAAACGTAAGCCTAAGCAAACTGATTACGAAAAGAAACGCAAAGAGCAAATGAAAGAAGATATTGCTATTTGCTCAGAGTGCGGTCAAGCACCATGTGTGTGTGATGATAGTCATGGGTTTGTATCAGAAGCTGCCACTAGTGTAAAAGGTTGGGCTGCACAAGTTCGAAAAACCCATGGTGCAACTGTTAAGTTTGTCAACAAAGCGTCTGGTAGTGGCATAGACAATAGATCAATTGCTAGAAATGCAAAAGGTGAAACTGTTGGAGTGTATAATCGCAACACGGGTAATGCTACTGTGCACGAACCAAAGTCGAATATAAAAGAAGCTGCTTTAGATGAAGTTGCACAAGGCCATACTATTGAAGCTCATGGCATTCGTGGTATGAAAGGGACTGCTTGGAAAAAGACTTTCAAGAGTCATGATCATTTAGCTAAATGGGCAGACGCCAATGATAGCATTGAAGTACATGCTACTCGCGATCTTGATGGCGTTAAAAAGAAAACAAATGAAGAAGCATTATCGAAAAGAATGCCTGGAAATGTTGGCGATTCCCTCGGGTATTTAAATGCTGCGGAACGCGCCAAAGAACTTGCACGTCGTAAAGCTAAGATAGCTGGTAACACAACTCCTGCTAGTAAAGCATTTGTTAATAAAGCACTCAAAAAAGAAGAAGTTCTTGATGAACTCTCTACTGATACTTTAACTTCCTATAAAAAGAAAGCTGGAGAATCAGCCACTGCAGCAGATAAAGCCGGTGATACTACTAAAGGCCATAAGCGCTTTAAGGGTATCATGAAAGCTACATTCAAACAGTTCGCTAACGACGCTAAGTAATCATGTGGCTACTTAGCTTCCTTCCAGATTATGCCTTTCACTTATTGACTCTACTTGGAGTCATAGGTGTTATCGCCTGTTTATTTCCAATTCCATATAAACAAATCGTTCAAATTTTATCTGTGATCGTATTATCATTTTCATTATATATTGAAGGTGGTATCGCGAATAGAATAGAATGGGAAGCTAAAGTTGCTCAATTAAATCTTGACATCGCAAAGAAAGATGTTAAAGCTGCTCAAGTCACTACTGAAATAGTTACTAAATATATAATCAAAACACAAATTGTGAAGGAAAAGGGCGATGTCATCATTAAAGAAATTCCAGTATACATCACTAAAGATGATGATGCTAGGTGTATTGTGCCTAATGGTTTCGTCTTGCTCCACGATAGTGCCAGTAGAAATGAAGTTCCCGTCACCGCCGGAAGAGTTAATGAAAGCGCCTCAGATGTTAAAATCTCTGAAGTCGCAGGAACAGTCATCGCAAATTACACCACCTACTATCAAATCGCAGAGCAATTAAAAGCGCTCCAAGATTGGGTAAGAGAACAACAAAAAAATTATAAGTGAGTATGTCTAATGGCTGCGGAAATAGAAGTAGAAGTACTAAAAAGTGTAGTTAAAAAACTAGACTCATCGCTCGATAAAATATCTGAAGTAAGCAACACAATTGCAAAACTGTTAGCTGTTCACGATGAAAGAATTAGTTCCTTGGAAAAAAATACAGATAAAAAAGAAGATGAGATTAAAGAATTACATTTTCGGCTTACGACGCAGACCCGTGAGATCTTTGATAAATTAGAATTAATGGAAGCTAGAATTGAGAAGCGTATTACTGAAGGTGGCATAACAACTTCACTTCAACATGAAAGAATTGATGCAGAAATGAAAGCAGAAATTAAAAATATTTCCGAAAGAATTCAAGTATTAGAATCATGGCGTTGGTATCTTCTTGGTGGCGCAGCTGTTGGCGGTTGGGTTTTATCTAAGTTTACAGATTGGACTAGTTTTCTAAAATAATTTGTACTTCTTTTCCTCGTTGATATATAATGTATTATGTGAATTTATTAATGGAGAAGTCTGTGCAAAGTGTAAAATTAATTTCGTCCTCAAAGCCTTCAAAAGAATTAGTCTTAGAAGGTCTTTATGATGCTCAAGAACTCATCGCATATTGCGCTCGAGTTTCAAATCCGTCTAACCAGTTAAACACTGGTTCATCAGACAAACTAATCAAATATCTAATTAAGCACCAACATTGGTCACCTCTTGAAATGGTGTCAGCTTGCTTAGAGATTGAAACTACTCGAGATATTGCTCGGCAAATTCTTCGTCACCGTAGTTTTTCATTCCAAGAATTCTCTCAACGATATGCAGATCCAACTAAGGATCTTTCATTCGTTACTCGGGAAGCTCGTCTTCAAGATACGAAGAATCGTCAAAACTCAATTGAAACAGATAATTTAGCTTTACAAGCATTCTGGGAAACTCGTCAACAGCGCGTTATTGATGAATGTAAAGCAGCATATGAGTGGGCCATTGCAAATGGCATTGCAAAAGAACAAGCCCGTGCAGTTCTACCAGAAGGTTTGACTGCTTCTCGCATGTACGTTAATGGTACTCTTCGTTCATGGATTCACTTTATTCAAGTTAGATCCGACGTTAGTACACAGAAAGAACATCGTCTAATTGCTCTCGAATGCGCTAAGATTATCGCCGAGATTTTTCCTCTGATGAATGAAATATATAGTAACCAAGCAGAACAATAAGGAAAATAATGAACGATGTAATTCATGGTATCAAGGTAGATTATTCACGCGATAGTCTATTCGATGAACTTGGTAAGATTAGACTTAGAGAATCTTACATGAAAGATGATGAAGTCTCACCACAAGAAAGATTTGCATACGTATCATCTACTTTTGGCAGTAACCCCGAACATACACAAAGATTATATGAATATTCTAGTCTTCATTGGTTGTCTTATGCTACTCCAATTCTTTCTTTTGGTCGCAGTAAGCGTGGTTTGCCTATATCATGCTTCCTTAATTATATTGAAGATACTGCGGAGGGTCTAGTTGATAACCTTTCAGAAACTAATTGGCTCAGTATGCTCGGCGGTGGTGTGGGCATTGGCTTTGGCATTCGTTCTGCCGATGATAAGTCTACTGGTATTATGCCACATCTTAAAATGTATGATGCTTCTTCTTTGGCGTATCGTCAAGGTCGCACTCGCCGTGGTTCTTATGCCGCTTATCTTGATATCTCTCATCCCGATATTATTCCTTTCTTAGAAATGCGAAAGCCTACAGGCGATCAAAATCTACGTACATTGAATATGCATCATGGTGTTAACATTCCAGATGCGTTCATGGACATCATTGAAAAATGTATGCTTGATCCAGAAGCAGATGATTCGTGGGATCTAATAGATCCAGCAAGTCTTGAAGTTCGTGAAACAGTTTCAGCTAAGCACCTATGGCAGCAATTGCTTGAATTGCGCATGACAACAGGTGAACCATATCTTCACTTCATTGATGAATCAAATCGTAAGCTTCCACAATGGCTTAAGGATAAAGGTTTGAGGGTACACCAGTCTAATCTGTGTTCGGAGATTATTCTTCCAACAAATAAAGATCGTACTGCCGTATGCTGTTTGTCATCATTAAATTTGGAATATTACGATGCTTGGAAAGATCACCCAACTTTTCTACGGGACGTGGCTGAGATGCTTGATAACGTTTTACAGTACTTCATTGATAATGCTCCTGACAGCATATCAAGAGCAAAGCATAGCGCTACTCTTGAACGCTCTATTGGTATTGGTGCCCTCGGTTTTCATGCACTACTCCAAAAGAACAATATTGCATGGGAAAGCGTTGTAGCAAAATCACTAAACATTCGTATGTTTAAAGGAATTCGGAGTAAATTAGATGAAGCAAATAAGAGTTTGGGATCTGAACGAGGTGAAGCACCTGATGTACAAAGCCTTATTGAGTTTGAAGATTCTGATGGCAATACCCGTAGCATTAATTCTTCTGATTTTGTTAGCGTTATCCGCAATGGTGAAGAAATTTCTATTCGTGCTTGTGCCATCGTTGAAGGAGATGACATTCTGAGTTTATAAATTTTATAAATACCATTAGGAGCAAAATTAAAGGTGATCCCAATGCAGTACGATAAAATTTACATAAGTATAATAGAACAAGCAAAATCTAGACAATTAGACGGATATAGTGAAAAACATCATATTATTCCACGTTGTTTAGGTGGAATAGACGATAAATCTAACCTAGTTGCGCTTACATATAGAGAACACTTTGTATGCCATAAACTTTTATGTAAGATGTATCCCGGAAATCTTAAGCTTATTTGTGCTATATCTTTTATGATATACTCTTCTAAAAAGAATAAGCGCTTGATAAACTTAAAGGATTTTGATTATGTGAAGCGTATGTTAGCTCCTCATATGGGATCATGGAATAAAGGTAGAGAACCATGGAATAAAGGTTTGAAAGGTGATGATTTTAAATCTAAAAATCCTAATCATAGTAAACCTCCAAGCATGATTGGTTATAAATGGATAAACAACGTAACTGAACAAACAAAACTAGCGCCAACTAAAGAATTACCAAATGGATGGACCTATGGTAGAATAGACAATAGAGGCGATAATAATGGAATGAGAAAAAAATGACATTTAAAGTAAAAAAGATTAACAAAGAACATGATGGAGTTGGCAATAGATTTTCGCATTGTTCAGCAATAGCGCCAAACGCATCAAGCAGTATTCTTATGGGCAACACTAGTCCTTCTGTTGAACCTTATCGTGCCAATGCTTATCGCCAAGACACTCTATCGGGTTCTCACCTAAATAAGAACCGGTTCCTTGATGCTCTATTGCGCAGTAAGCTTAATGAAAGTGAACTGCAAGATGCATGGTCGAGTATCATGGCAAATGATGGTTCAGTACAACATTTGAATATATTAACAGACGTTGAAAAAGAAGTCTTTAAGACATCGATGGAAATTGATCAACGTTGGGTTATTGAACACGCAGCTGATCGCCAAGAATACATTGATCAAGCACAGTCTATCAATGTATTCTTTAGACCAGATAGCCACATCAAATATATTCATAGTGTTCACTTTTTAGCATGGAAAAAGAAACTTAAGACTCTTTATTATTGCCGCTCTGAAAAGATTGGCAAAGCAGACAAAGTATCGAAAAGAGTTGAGCGTGAAATCATTAAAGAAATTGATATGAGATCTATTGTGGAAGGCAATGATTGTATCGCTTGTGAAGGGTAACTATGTGGAAGCTCTGGGCAAAAGCTCTAGGCGATAAAGCATCAAACGATAATAAAGAAGCAGATCGTATAGCATACATTAGAACATCGATTGTAATGGTATATGTTATAACTAACTTCTTTATTATTGCTGGCGTAATCAAACATTGGTAGGAGTATATGAAAGAAGTATTAAAATTTAGTGCATCATGGTGTGGTCCATGTAAGACACTTAGTAAGACAATAGAAAGCGCTGGTGATCTTGGCGTTAATATTCTAGAAATGGATATTGATGATCAGCTTACGTTAGCAGCTAAATACGACATTAGAACTGTTCCAACATTAATCATCATGGAAAATGGAGTTGAACTTAAACGTAAAACAGGTGCTATGACTTTATCACAATTAAAAGAATTTTTAACATAAATTCATATAGACTTTGACACTATGATCGCAATTAGTAATAGTTGCGATCATTTTATTATTTTAATAACGATTTAAATAATAATTCTAAATTTTGCCTAGAATTATTATTTAAGTCAATCACTAAAGATTGGACTTGTAATGATTAAACTCAAAGGCAAAAAAATGACAAAAAAACCGCAGAATCTGCTATCGGACCGTAATTCGTTTAAACCATTCAATTACCCGTGGGCATATGATGCTTGGCTAAAACATGAACAATCTCATTGGCTTCACACAGAAGTTCCAATGGCGGAAGACGTAAAAGATTGGAAAAAGAAACTAAGCGCAGAGGAGAAGCAATTCTTGACTCACATCTTTAGATTCTTTACACAAGGTGATATTGACGTTGCAGGTGGATACGTTAAGAACTACCTTCCGTACTTCCCTCAACCAGAAGTACGTATGATGTTGCTTGGATTTGCAGCTCGTGAAGCACTACACATCGCGGCATATTCTCACTTAATTGAAACATTGGGCTTACCTGATACTACATACAATGAGTTCCTAGAGTACGCAGAGATGAAAGAAAAGCATGATTACGTGCTTGACCTATCAGCCCAGAATACTACTAAGGAAAATACAGCGAAGCATATTGCTGTATTTTCTGCATTTACTGAAGGTATGCAACTGTTCTCTTCATTCATTATGTTGTTGAACTTCCCTCGTCATGGTAAGATGAAAGGTATGGGTCAAATCGTTACTTGGTCTATCGTTGATGAAACAATGCATACCGAAGGAATGGTCAAACTCTTCCGCGAATATATAAAAGAGAACTCAGAGATTTGGAACGACCAACTCAAAGGAGAACTATATACCATTGCAGAACGAATGGTAGAACTTGAAGATAAGTTCATTGACTTAGCGTTTGCATTGGGACCTATGCAAGATTTAACTTCTGCTGATGTTAAACAGTACATTCGCTATATCACTGATCGCCGCTTAATCAGTCTTGGACTAAAGGGTATCTTCAAGGTTAAGAAAAATCCATTGCCGTGGGTCGAAGAAATGATCAACGCGCCTATTCATGGAAACTTCTTTGAAAATCGAGTCACTGATTACGCAAAAGGCGCACTTGGTGGCACCTGGAATGACGTATGGGGAAAGGCAGCATAATGGCTATTAGCAGATTATTCGAATGTTCACAGTGTGGTGCATTTGGCAAGATTACATTAAAAAGTGAAGAACATGAAAAGTCTTCAATCGTTTGCTGCCCGGTTTGTGCAGCTGATATCAGTGAGGACGAAAAATATGATGACGAAGAAGATTAACAAAATAATTATCTACTATAACGATGGAACATTCGAAGAAATTAAAACTGGCGTTCATGATGTGGCGCCTCAACAAAATCCGAACTTTACTAGCCCGCCTAGTATCTTGAATTATCCACCCGGCATGCGTACGCCAAACATGACACCTCCATGGAATGTCACAAGTACTTGTGGTCCAGGAGATAAATATTCCATTGCAACTAATAGTAATGGACATGTGGACTTTTCAAACAACAATAGTAGATAACCTACCTGAAGACTGCGTTGGTTTTGTTTATTTAATTACGAATAAAACCAACGACAGGAAATACATCGGCAAAAAATTAGCGAAGTTCTCTAAGACTACGTATAAGACTGTAGTCTTAAAAAACGGCACTAAGAAGAAAAAGAAAATCAGATCAAAAATTGATTCTGATTGGGTGACCTACTATGGTTCTAGCGTAGAACTATGCAAGGATATAGCGTTACTCGGTGAAGATAACTTTACTCGAGAAATTCTATTCTATTGCAAGTCTAAAGCAGAATGTTCATATGTTGAAGCCAGGGAGCAATTCACCCGGCGAGTACTTGAGACTACTGAGTACTATAATGGACAAATATCAGTGAGAGTCCACGGCTCTCATATCATAGGAAAAATATGACATACATGTTATTTTTATCAGCTATAGCTCTCTCAAGTGTAGCTGCGTATTATTCAATCATGGGACTAATTTCAATATTCTCAGGCGCTGCCATGTCTATTGCAATTATGGGAGGAGTTTTAGAAGTTTCTAAATTAACTGTGACATCATGGTTATATAGAAATTGGAAAGAAACGCCGAGATTATTAAAGGCTTACTTTATAACGGCAATCATTGTGCTTATGCTTATAACTAGCATGGGCATATTCGGATACCTATCTAAGGCTCACTTAGAACAAGGCATATCATCTGGTAATGCATCGGCAGAAATAGCCCTATTAGATGAAAAAATCAATATACAAAAGGAAAATATAAATGCAGCTCGTACAACGCTTACTCAATTGGATTCACAAGTCAACGCAGCCCTTGATAGGACGACTAACGCCTCCGGAGCCAACAACTCCAATTTTATTAGAAGAAGTCAAACTAGAGAACGAAACCGTCTTGCCGAAGAAATCACAAACGCGCAGACGCAAGTCAACAGCCTCAGTCAAGAAAAAGCACCTTTGGCCATCCAGCTTCGAGCAATAGAAGTTGAAGTAGGTCCAATCAAATACATCGCAGCATTGATTTATGGTGAGGGTCAAGATTCTACTACATTAGAAAAATCTGTACGCATTATCATCTTAATGCTAGTGTTTGTATTTGATCCATTGGCCGTTTTGATGTTTATTGCCGTTAATCAATCTGCGACAACACGGACCAAAACTCGTAAAATAAAGAAGATAGAAGAAGACAGTGAAGTTGAAGAGGATAGTAACATTCATATCAACAACACTATTGATGTTAAAGATCAATTCATTATTGAAAAGTGGTCTGATGGTTCTCAACATATGCATAAACAAGTTATTTGATTAAATTTATTGTACACAGTTATGCCGCAATGGTATAATAACCCTCTGGTTTCAGTGTACAATAATTCGTTAGTGTGTTATAATCAATCATGACATTCACTCTAGCAGAAAAAACAAAGATTCTTAAACTTAAGACAAATCTGTCTATAGTATTCAACACCAAGCTAAAAGAGATAAACGATCCACACTTTAGTACATTGATACGAACTAATTGTATCATCACTGGTGGAGCGATAGCATCTATATATCATAATCAAAAGATCAATGATATAGATCTATATGCTAAAGATAACGTAATCAGTATCAAAGATTACGTTATCACTCAAATGCCAAATCACATTAAGCAGTATACATCGTATGATATGCTGCAGAAAAATGTACCAGCTATTACTAATAATGCAGTGACACTAGCTAATGATTTACAATTCATTTATATCGATAAAGCGGAAAAGTGTAGATCAGAATTTGATTTTATTCATTGCATGCCATGGTTTGATATTTTGACACAAAAGCTTTACATTTCACCTGAACAATATTCGGCAATTGCCACTATGCACTTAATTCCCAATCCACGCGGACAACCTGCAAAATTTTTACGTATAGACAAATATACTAAACGTGGTTGGGGTATCGATCATACATTATATGAAAACGCAAAAAAGGAAATACAATGAGTGGACCTGGATTTATAGCACCTGAAGAAGACAAGATTTGTGAACTATGCGGCGTTGAAGATGAATGTCGTCCGTATGGACCTAAGTACGAGCAAATTTGCTTTGATTGTGGTATGCTAAATGTAGAACTCACCAAGCAAAGAATGACAGAGTACATTTTCGGTGGACCAAAGAGTCCTGTACAATAATTCATCTTTAGAGTATAATTACTCATACAAACAAACTTTATATTATGACTTACTTTATTCGTAGTGGCAATCAATTCGACGTTTCTGCTGAAGCAGCTCTTGACATTAAAGAAGCGTTGCCTGCAGGCAACTATATCGTTAAAGAACGACCAATGGGCGGTCCTCTGTTTCTAGAATCTGTAGATGACTTTAAGCCATTGACAAAGTTGTATGGTAATACCACGTGTCATGCGGGTCGTATCATTAACACATATCGTGATCGTGGTGCTAGTACCGGCGTATTATTAAATGGTGAAAAAGGCTCTGGCAAAACACTATTGGCTCGTCAATTGTCTATTGAATGTGCTACACTGGGCATTCCAACTATTATCATCAATGCTCCATGGACTGGTGATAAGTTCAACAAGTTCATGCAAGACATCTCTCAAGAGTGTATGGTTCTATTCGATGAATTTGAAAAGGTCTATGATGCTGATCAACAAGAAGTTATTCTAACGTTGTTGGATGGTGTATTCCCATCACGCAAACTGTTTGTTTTGACCTGCAATGATAAGTGGCGTATCGATTCTCACATGCGTAATCGTCCTGGTCGCATCTTCTATATGTTGGACTTCAAAGGATTGGAAGCTGAATTCATTGCTGAATACTGTGAAGACAATCTAAAGAACAAAAGCCACATTGAAAAGGTTTGTCAAGTTGGAGCTATGTTCTCACAATTCAACTTTGATATGTTGAAAGCTCTTGTCGAGGAAATGAATCGTTATGATGAAACTCCACAAGAAGCACTGTTAATGTTGAATGCTAAACCTGAATTTGCAGGTGATAGTAGGTTTAAAGTTGAGATGCGAGTTGATGGTAAGATCATTGAGACCAATGATTGCGATCCAAATAACTGGAATGGTAATCCATTGACAAGTGCAATGATTCATGCTTCGTATGATACTGATCCAGATGATGCAGATTCTAACTGGAAGAACTTGCAATTTTCTAACAATGACTTGACTCAAGTTCATCCAAAAGAAGGACGATTTGTATATGAACAAGGCAATTGTGAAATCACGTTGATTCGTCAACAAGAAAAGACATTCCATTGGGATGCATTTTAATTATATGAAAACATACATCACATCTGACTTGCACTTTGGCCATGTAAACATCCTAAAGTTTTGCGCGTCAACTCGTCAATATAATGATGTTGATCATATGAACGATCTAATGATTAAAGAATGGAACTCCATCGTTAAGCCAGAAGATCTTACTTACATTCTTGGTGACTTTGCTTTTTGTAACGCCGAACGTGCTACATCTATTGCGTATTCTCTAAATGGCCGTAAGATTCTTATTGAAGGCAATCATGATCGTAAAATTCTTAAAGATGATAACTTTCGCAATTGTTTTGAAGAAATTCACAAGTATCATGAAGTGAATGTAGATAAGACTAAAGTTTGTATGTTCCATTACCCTATTGCTGAGTGGAATCAATGCTATAGTGGTTCTGTACACTTTCATGGTCATCTGCATGGTAGTAGAAGTGGCATTGATCAATATCGTGCACTTGATGTTGGTATGGATGCAATGGGCGCTATTGCTATTGAGATGAATGAAATGATTGCTTTAGCAATGAAGAAATCAATCAAAACCCATCACAATTAAGATATACATTAAATCACTGATATATTATAATTAATTTTTACAGGTAACTATCATGCAAGGAGATAAACCATTGGCAGCACTATTTAAAGCTAAAGTCGAATCAGAAGACGTGATGACTATCACTAAATTCACAACTCTTAAAGAAGGGTGGATGATCCAATCAGACTTTGATAAAAGTTTAGGATATGTAGCAACAAAGGTTTTTCCAACAGAGGCCTCAGCAAAAGCTTCTTCTGATGGTAATAACATTATTAGAGTAAAAGTAGAATGGCAACTTTAAATATCGATTATGATGAATTTTATAGACTTCGCGTAGATATCTATAAGACTAATGAAGACTTATTTCAATTTGTCTTAGCCAGAATTGATATGAATCCAGATCGTGTTGGTAAACCATTTGCCGAATCTAAGCATGAGTATTTTTTAAACAAACAACAACTGAAGCAATTCGTTGAACATATTAATGAGGCAACTCGTGATCACATCTAACTCTCCCATCGATTTTTCAAGTATCGCATCCGCATCTGGCGGCACTGATTCTTATACAAACACTCCTGAATTTAAAGAGTGGATCGTAGATCTTCTTTCAGAAGGTAATCCTACAACGATTACATTTACAAAGAAAGATGGTACATCTCGTGTTATGAGATGTACTCGTAATGCAGCACTTATTCCAAGTGCTCATACTCCAGCTGATGCTCAAGATTCTACTCGTAAAGTATCAACTACCAATGTCACGGCCTTTGATCTTGATAAACAAGAATGGCGTTCTTTCCTTCCTGAAAATATTACACACATTAATTATGAATTCTAATACTTCCGTTTTTCTTGGCATTATCCTACTAATTATTCTTATTGCCTTTGGTCCATTAGTTACCATCTGGTCGTTAAATATTCTATTTCCTCTATTGGCAATTCAATACAATTTTGCTACTTGGTTCGCAATCATTTGGATCGGCGCTTTCTTTAAAACAACTGTGAAAACTAAATAATGACTCAAATCTCTAGTCCTGCTGACCGCGTAAAGATCAAGAAAATGCTTGGTGAAATCTCCGATTCATACACTCGTATGTCTGCTGAACGAGATCTCATTAAGGAAACCATTAGTGAGATGTCGAAGGAATTTAATCTTCCCAAGCGTACGCTGAATAAGATGGCGAAAACCTATCATAAACAGTCTTTCTTTAAAGATTCTGCAGACCATGAAGAGTTTGAAGCACTTTATCAGACTGTCGTAGAGCTGCAAAACCCTTAATCGACGGTGTACTTTAATTCGTGAATGGTATATAATAGATCATAATCTGGAGAAAAGTACATGTCTGTTGAAAAAGTGAAACCCGTAAAAGTAGTGTCTAAAGAACCAAAGATGCTACCAAGTGAACGTCGTAATCTAAAGCGTAGAGAAGTTGCTGAAAAGGCAACACTAGTTTTTGGCACTGGCAAAGGTAGTTTAGAACCTACTATTCGACCTTTGGCCTATAAGCCTGATTTGTTAAAAGCATTGAATTATTATAATGCTGCATACGATAACAAAGACAAGCGCAAGTGGACGATGGCATACGTTGGCAAAGTCCATGCCAATGAATATGACGCACTTCCCGACTGGCAATTCAGTTCAGTTGGTACAATCATTCGAATGAAATCTCGCGATGTATATCTTGAACAAAATGAACTAGATTTTATTGAAACAAAGCTTACTGAACTTCGTGAGTTGTCGGCAATGGGTGGTATGAAGCCATCTTCACTTAAAGGTGTACCAACTCCAAAAGCTGATAAACCTACAGTGTCAGTTCAAGATCGTATCGCCGAGAATGCTTCCACTCGCATTGGCGATATCAATGGAATGATTGATGAATTCATTACCAATGATGTTGAAGTCGATGTTGCATCGTATCTTAAAAGCAATGATGTAAGTCCTGCTGTAAGTAAGCTTATTCCCATTGCTTTTGATAAAGCAATCGCTGAACTTAAAGAAGCAATCAAAGGTGAAGATGCTCAACTAGTTGAGGGTTATTCTTTCCTCAAGAAAGTTAAACTGCGTAAACTCTTGAAAGCATATGAAAGCATTGCCGATGCCTGTAATCAACAAGCTGTTAGTGTTAAGTCAGTTCGTAAACCAACAGTTCGTTTGATCAAAGAAAAACCAGCTGCACTGATTGCTTCTAAAGTTAAGTTCCTTCGTGAGTTTCCAGAACTTGGATTGAAATCAGTTATGCCTGTTGGCATTGTTGGTGCCAATGAAGTCTGGATTTATAACACTAAATACAAAAAGATTCACGTATATCGCGCACTTGGCGATGCTAAACTTTCAATCAAGGGTACTTCTATTCTTAATTACGAAGTAGCATCGTCTGATTGTAAGACTATTCGTAAACCAGAAATTGTCAAAACATTCGTCAGCATGGCACGTAAAACTATCTCTGCTGAATATGTTGCTTTGAAAACAAAGGTTGGTGTTGCGAATGGACGTATCAATGAAGATTGTATTATTCTGAAAGTGTTCTCATGAAAAAACTTATTCTAATCTTAGCATTAGTTTCTACTTCCACTTTTGCACAACATCGTGGCAATCATGGAAATTGGAACTATGGCGGCAATCAATGGATTGCTCCATTGATCATTGGTGGCGTTATTGGATATGGGTTTAGTCAAAATAGACCTGTACAACAAGTACCTTCTTATGGTACAATCTATCAACAGCCAATTTATTCAAACCCACCTATGCAACCTGTCTATCAAGAAGTAGTTGTATATAACCAAGATTGCTTTTGCTATATGAAACAATACCGTCAAATTGGATGGCAATAAATGATTCTCATTGATTACTCAGCAGTAGCTGTTAATGCTATCTTGGCGTTCTCAGCAGATCTTAAACGTGGTTCTGATAATGAGAAGAAAGATCTTATTCGCCATGTGACATTGTCTTGCATTCGTTCTTATAAAAAGAAATATGGCAAGGAGTTTGGCGATATCGTTATCGCTTGTGATGGTCGTCATTACTGGCGTCGTGAAGTCTTTCAATACTACAAAGGTTCGCGTAAGAAAGCCCGTGAAGCTTCTGAAATCGATTGGCAAATCATCTTTGATACGCTGACTGAAATTCGTATTGACTTGGCTGAACACTTTCCTTATAAAGTAGTTCACTATGATCGGGCCGAAGGTGATGACGTTATCTTTGTTATTTCAGAATCCACTCAAGAGTTTGGTCAACACGAACCAGTCATGATCGTATCTTCTGATCATGACTTTGTCCAACTCCAAGAATTTGATAATGTAAGTCAATTCAGTCCTATGACTAAAAAGCTTATTAAAGTTAATAAAAAAGAATTGCACGAAAAGCTTATCACTCACGTTGTCAAAGCCGGTGACGATGGTATTCCCAATATCCTTTCCGCCGATGATGTATTCATGACAGGCACTCGTCAAACTACAGTAACTGCTAAACGCCTTGCTGAGTTTATTGAACTTGGTATTGATGCATGCCGTAATGATCTTGAGCGTGCTCGCTGGCAACGTAACTACATGTTAACTAGTTTTAAATCTATTCCTGTAGACGTTAAAGAAACTATTTTGGCAATGTACTATGATCAAAAGCCAAAAGGTGATAAGAATTCTATTATGAATTATCTGATCAAACATAAATGCAGACAACTTTTAGATTCAATCGAGGACTTTTGATGTTTAAACATATCCCGGAAATTTTAGACGAATGCAATAAGGATACCACACTTCTTGCAAATTACAAAGGCAACGCAGCTCTTAAGTTTGTCTTTGAGCATGCATTTCTTGCCGAAAAGAAATTCGTTCTACCAGAAGGTGATCCTCCATTTAAAGAAGATGCTGCACCTATTGGTATGACTCCTGCTAATTTTACTCAAGAGACTAAAAAGCTTTATGTGTTTACTGCAGCACGTGAGTTAAAATCTCTACGCCGTGAAACTCTTTTCATTCAACTGCTTGAAAATATTCATCCATCAGAAGCAAAAGTTTTGCTCGCCATTAAAGACCAGAAGCTAAATAAGCTATACAAGAACATCACTGCAAAAGTTGCGGCGAAGTATGGGTTTATTCCAGAACAGGTAAAAAATGAAAAACAAAACGGGGAACCAGCACCAAAAAAATCTTAAGATCATTCTTTCGATGGAGCAAATTGCACTCGCCAGGTGGTTGGCTGATCTACCCGACGAAGAAATTGTCTATGTGGAATGGCTTATTGAAGAAGTTGAATCTGCGCTAGATGAAATCGTTTTGCAACATAGTGGACTGATCGAAGCAACAGAAGTACTAGACGAAATACGTAGACTTTAACGGTGTACATTAATTCGTCTATTTGATATAATAGACTCATGATATTACAAATCCTTAATGAATTAGCAGCAACTTCCTCTCGCCTTGAGAAGGAAGCTATCATCCGTCGTGAAAAAGACAATATGCTTTTGAAGCGTGTTTACTTCCTTGCGTATGATCCATTCACTCAATTTTACCAACGTAAGATTCCAGCGTATACACCTGCTCAAGCGAATCAAGCAGACTCGCTTGATTCTGTACTTGATAGTTTGGCTATGTTGTCTACGCGTCAAGTTACTGGTAATGCCGCTATTGGATACTTAACAAAACTCTTAAGTTCACTCGTTGAACGCGATGCTCAAGTGATTGAACGTATCATTGGCAAAGATCTTAAGTGTGGTGCTTCTGATTCAACGGCTAATAAAATTTGGCCTGGTCTTGTACACGAATATCCTTGCATGCTTGCATCTAAGTATGATGAAAAACTTGTCGCTAAAATCAAATGGCCAGCGATGGCACAATTGAAGATGGATGGTATGCGATTCAATGCTATCGTTAAAGATGGCAAGTGTGAATTTCGTACACGTAATGGCAAGGAAGTAAATCTGCTGGGTAATCTTGAGCAAGAATTTATTGCTTTAGCTAAAGATAAGAATGTTATCTTTGATGGTGAGTTAGTCGTACTCAGTGAAGATGGAATGTCTTATCTTGATCGACAAACTGGTAATGGTATTCTAAACAAAGCTGTTAAGGGAACCATCACTGCTAAAGATACTAGTCAAGTTAGTGCAACACTATGGGATATCATTGATTATGAAGACTTTCATAATGGTGTATCAAATCAGTCTTACCACTTGAGATTTAACAAGCTTGAACTGATGCCTTTGGATTCTGGTAAAATTAGGCGTGTTGCTAGTCAGACTATCAATAACATTGAAGAAGCTCGAGAGATATTTGAACAATATTTGTCTGAAGGCCAAGAAGGTATTATTCTTAAAGACTTGAATAATATTTGGGAAAACAAGCGTTCACGTGGTCAAATCAAAATGAAAGGTGAACTTGAATGTGATCTTAAAATCGTTGGCATTCAAGAAGGCACTGGAAAATACGTTGGTAAAGTTGGTGCATACATTTGTGAATCAGAAGATGGTATCATTAAAGTTGATGTAGGTTCTGGTTTTAAAGATCATCAGCGTATCATTGATCAAAGTGTAATCGGTAAAGTGATTGCAGTTAAATATAATGCACGTATTAAAAATCGTCAGGGTGGTGATTCTCTTTTTCTCCCAATTTTTCTCGAAGTACGTGAAGATAAAAAAGTTGCAGATAATGCAAAAGAAATTGAATAGTAACGTTTGAAACGTATATATAAGTAATACAACAAAAGAAGTAACATGCTTTCACTCCTATCTTATCGCAAAAATATATTCTTAGGTCTTAATGACCAGAGTATTGCGTGCCCGTTCACATTTGAAGGTTGGGACGATTAGAGCTTAGAAGTTACGTATGTACTTAAAGCTCTAACCTAAAAAGTTAGAGCTTTTGTTTTTTGTAGTGTACAATAAATCATAGATGGTGTATAATACATCTATCAGCAGATTAATCTTAGTCTGCATAAAAGATTCTTTAACAATTCAGGTTTTCTTATGTTGGGGTGTAGCCTAGTCCGGTCTAAGGCAACGGTCTTTGAAATCGTCATCATTGGTTCGAATCCAATCACCCCTGCCATATAAAAACACATTGGGCTTGATGCAAATCATCGCGGGTATAGTGCTCTCCGAGCCGCGGACTAGAGTGTGTTTCTATATGATATTTTTGGAGATATGGATGAGTGGCTTAAATCAACGGTTTGCTAAACCGTCGCTGGGTAAATCTGGCCGCAGGTTCGAATCCTGCTATCTCCGCCAAACATCGCGACTATAGCATAGTGGTAGTGCCGAGAACTCATAATTCTTAAGGGGTAGGTTCGAATCCTACTGGTCGCACCAATTTTAAAAAGGAAGTTTATGTCTACAGTATTAGCATTAGATGCAACAGGACTTCCACGTAAATGGATCAACTATGAAGATGCTATTTCATATTTTGCAAAAGATATGGTGGTGTGGACATTAGGTGAAACTGTTGCAACATTTCGTGGAGGTATTCAAAATGACGGTGAGATGTCGGTGCTTAGCACTCCATCTATTATCGCTGTTCGTGGTAAAGGATTCTCCATAGAAAAAGCTGGTACAGTAGCACTGACTAATAAGATTTTGTTCGCTAGAGATAGAAACATTTGTGCTTATTGCGGTGGCTCCTTTACTAACAATCATTTGTCTAGAGATCACGTTCATCCTGTTTCACGGGGTGGACAAGACGTTTGGACTAACGTAGTAAGTGCATGTGTAAAGTGCAACACTCATAAGAGTGCTAAGCTTTTAAAAGAATGTGGATTAGAACTTTTATACGTTCCCTACGTTCCATCGCACTACGAAAATATGATTCTGCAAAATAGAAACATATTAGCAGATCAAATGAATTATCTGATGAGTGGTGTTCCAAAGCACAGTAGAATTCGATTAAATTAATTAACGTACAGGTGCCCGAGAGGTCCAAGGGAACTGATTGCAAACCAGTAAAACCATGAGTTCAAATCTCATTCTGTACTCCAAATGACCATTTTAGGGCATAAACACCCTATATGAATCAACAACTTAGACACCTCAAAGTGACGTACGTTCATACTTCCCACGAAGATGTATGGATACCCGCTTTGAGGTCTTTCAGGCACCTGAGGGACGGCAAACAACGGTGTACATTAATTAGAAGTTGTGGTATAATTGATCTATCAAAACAAAGGATAGAAAAATGACTCGTAAATCTAAAGACATTGTCAACATTGTTGACGGCGTTAAAGTTACAATCTGTGCTTATCGTGGACCTCGTTTCAATGAACAAACGTTCGATGTAAACAAGAGTCGTTACACAGCTTGGCATCAAGGTGTCAAGAACTATGAGCATGGCACCCGTGGAGTTCAAGGAACTGTAACAAGTTTGTAAACAACGGTGTACATTAATTAGAAGTTGTGGTATAATTGATCTATCAAAACAAAGGATCCATTATGAAAAAAGTTAGAACAGACGCTTATATGTTTACAGCAGATCCTCTGTGTGTAGGTGATATGCAAATGATTGAAACAGTTCGTAAGACAATTGCGATTGTGAACAAACAAGCAAACATTATTGCTAAATGGTCACAGCAACCTGCAAAATTGTTTAGAGTTTGTTTGAAAGCGCGCTTGGGTAAGGGAAATCCTCTTTCTGAGAAATATAAAAATCAGTGGATTAAAAGCATTAAGCTTGAAGATGCACGCACAATAGACGTATACGTACAACGTCGTTAATGTTAGTAAAATAACGGTGTACAAATAATAAAGAATGTGGTATAATTACTACATAAACTAGGAAAGATCATCGAATCTTTTCACAATAGTTCTTTAACAATTCAAGTTTCTTATTTTACTGCTATCGTCTATCGGTTAGGACACTAGGTTTTCAACCTGGTAAGCGGGGTTCAACTCCCCGTAGCAGTACCATATTAAAGCACATTAGATTCCTTTTACTCTGCCCTCTGCACCTAGTGCCACTGGCGGATTAGATTTCTTTTAGTGTGCTCTAATATGGTAATGAAGGACTAATTACCCTTCACCATAATCGGGAGTCATGAACCGATGAACTCGTAGTCATCTAATGGTAAGGTAGGCCCGATTATGGGGCCGCATGCAGGTTTCGAAATCCTGTCTACAATGAGTTCGCATATACAAACATACTTAACCGCCCATGTTGCACCTAGTGCGTGAAGGATCCGAGAGTATGTTTCTATATGTTTTAAAAAGATTGCGGCATTCATATAACGGTCATTATCTCGGATTGTCTATCCGAAGACGGGAGTTCGACTCTCCCATGTCGCGCCAGTATTAGTTGGATTGATCATCCAAGATAGTAAACGCTAACCGTCGTGGCCACCCGGCGGTTCTTGCAGTGTTATACTGCTACGAAAAGGCGGGGTAAGAGTCCCGATATAGGGTGTGCTAGTAATTTGGGGGATTAGCTCAGCTGGGAGAGCAATTGCTTTGCAAGCAATAGGTCAACGGTTCGATCCCGTTATCCTCCACCAAGTTTTAAGCGGGTTGTTTGTGGAATACGTTTAGCCTTCCAAGCTGAAAGATGCAGGTTCGAATCCTGTAGCCCGCTCCAGTAACTCTCCCTTGTATGCGGAGTATAATATGATAAGTAGTATACAAACGAATTAGCCCCGATGGTGGAATTGGTAGACATCCCGGTCTTAGAAGCCGGCGCCGAAAGGCATGCGAGTTCGAATCTCGCTTGGGGCACCAAAGCAGCGTATAGGTTACATTATTCAGTATGAGCAACAGGGTACCTAGGTAAATCCTTGGGCGGGCAATAGTACGTACATCAATGTAACAGGTGGTAGTGATCTACTTCGGACGAAGACCTCAAAACTTCGTCTACTAAATTTAGGAAAGTAATGCAGCGGGGTTGGTCCTGCGACCAGCCTTGAAAACTGGGTTCTCTTAATCGGGATGGGGTTCGACTCCTCTGCTTTCCGCCAATGTTTATGTTGTCGTTAGTGTAATGGTTAGCACCAGAGATTGTGAATCTCTTAGCATGGGTTCGAATCCCATACGTCAACCCATACAACTTTAGCTGATGTGGTCATAGCGGTGTCTTGAAGCGGCATTGAAGCAGGTTCGATTCCTGCAGGTTGTACCAAAAGTTTTGATAGTGTCGTAGATTTTGCATTAGTAGTTTAAGCAGAGGAATACATTATCAATCATTGCCTTATAGCTCAGAGGAAGAGCAAACGCTTGATAAGCGTTAGGTCGACATTTCGAAATTGTCTAAGGCAACCAATTTAATGGACTGAAACTTTAAGGTGAAGTAATTGGCTTTATTATATAAATACATAAACTATAAGGAATATGTATGGAAAAATGTAAATTTTGCGCAAAATTGGGATTTAAGAATTTAAAAATTCATGAAAGACAATGCAAAGAAAACGTTAATAGAACTTGTGCTATTGGTCATAAAGGCGGAAACCACTTTACTACTGGTAAATCTAAAACACATTCTGATTTTACTAAAAATAAAATGAGCCAATCACAATTGGGGAAAGCTCATACAGAAGAGACTAAGAAAAAGTTATCAATTATACGAAAATTATATTTAGAAAATAATCCAGATAAAGTTCCATATCTTTTAAACCATTCTTCAAAGATAAGTTATCCTGAACAATATTTTATTGATTGTTTTATTAATGATGTTGATGCTAAATTTCAACATCATGTTTATAGATATAAATTAGATTTTGCCAATGTCAAAGAAAAATTATACTTTGAAATTGATGGTGAGCAACATTATAATGATAAAAGAATTGTTGAACACGATATCAAAAGAACTCAAAAGTTAAATGAAATGGGATGGACATGTTTTAGATTGAGATGGTCTCATTTTCAAAAGTTAAACGAAGAAGAAAAAAAACAAAAAGTTTTAGAGATACGATTTATGATGAAATGGTATCATAGTTGACTTTTAATCAACCTTTCCCAGTTCGAATCTGGGTGAATCGACCAAGTTTTGTTTATGTGTGTATGGTAATACCTTATGTGAATGCGGACCCATTTTTCATCCGGCTGCATTGTACTCGAAGCCCATAGCAGTAGGTGTCGAGCCTATTGGTGATTGACTGAAAATATAGATCACAGTGAACAAATTAATTTTCGGAGTAGAAGCATCAATGGTGATGCAGAAGGCTGTAACCCTTCCGCCCTCGGGCACGCCTGGTTCGATCCCAGGATACTCCACCAGTCAAACGATAGTGCGCACTATCTAACGGTTGTAAGTGACGATGAGTTATATCGGAACTTTCACTATTTTATTCCTGAGTTTAGCGGGTTTTGCGCAGACCTTGCCAATGTTAGTAACGTGCTATGCGATGAGCACCTTAGGAGCCAGTTTATTCCCCAGTAGCACAGCGGTAGTTGCGCAACACTGTTAATGTTGATGTCGTACGTTCGATCCGTACCTGGGGAGCCCTTCGGTTGAAGTACAAAATACTTCAACCACAATTTAATGCGTCTGTAGTATAATGGATAATATTCTAGGCTACGAACTTAGTAATGGTGGTTCGATTCCATCCAGACGCACCAAGTATTTTATAACTCAGTAGCTCAATTGGCAGAGCACTTCCTTCATACGGAATAGGTTTCCAGTTCGAGTCTGGACTTCACGACCAGTTTTATTGCCCTTGTATCCTTAATGGTAGAGGTGTCCTGTTTTGTAAGCAGGGTGCGGAGGTTCGATTCCTTCCTGGGGCACTGGTAATACTGTAAAAAAGATGACTAAACGAAATAGTTATCTTCAAAAATATAAATTAGCCTCGGTAGTTTAATGGTAGAACGTCGTCTTTACATGGCGAATACGGGAGTTCAATTCTCCAACGAGGTACCAATATTATAGGAGGTCGGGATTTCAAAATTCCCCCCGGACACCAGAATATAAATTAGTCTATTAGCCAACTGATAGATTAACTATGATGACTTTGTATGCCGAAGAACCGTGCATGCATTAAAAAAGTGGTATAGTCCACAACGGTCTGTCTATCAACTTCACATGTACTTTAAATCGTACATGTGATATAATTAATCTTTAATAGGAATATATAATGAAACCAACCAAGAACTTTAAGATGTCCAGCACTACTAAAACACTGTTGGCGTCTATTGCCGATAAAGATGTCTATAACCTTTTTAAAGCAAACATGGTTCAAGCTCAACTGGCTTCAGAAATTAAACCAGCAAAAGAAAAGAAATAAATATAACGCGGGGATTCAGGTGATCGGTCAGTCTCATAAGCTCGACCTAGAAGTTTCGAATACTTCCTCCGCAACCAATTAGCGTTTATTTGCAAAGTTCTTATGAAATAAAATTTGCAACTTTATTAGATGAATTGAACATTGAATGGTCTAGACCGGATCCATTAACGTGGATAGATGATAACGGTGGTGATCATAGATATTATCCAGATTTTTTAGTTGGTAATATCTACATAGATATGAAAAATGACTATTTAGCAATTAAAGATAAACCTAAAATTGATACAGTAAGACACCAAAATAAAGTTGATATTAGGATAGTAACAAAAGATTTTATAACAAAAGATTATATTTTAGCTCTTAAAGCATAGATGGCGATGTACCGGTTTTGTAATCCGGTTAGTAGGGTTCAAGTCCTTGTGAGAGCACCATAACAAAAGTTCCGGGTGTGGGAGTTCGATTCTCTCCTGGGGCACCATATTAAAATACATAAAGTGAGTTAGCTTTAGGCTTTCCACCTATACATAGCAATCGCCGGACCTATGTTGTGTATTTCAATATGGCAAAACTATTTAAGTACAATGGTCACACGCCCTTGCTTAAATTTGAAGTTGTCATATTAGAACTTTATTGACGTGCATAACTTGCAAGTTGCGCAAGACCTGTGTGCGGTGATCTAGTAGTTGCGAACGGCTCTTGTACTAGCGAGAAAGCTTATATCGATAATGTTCTAATATGATAATGTTCATGGTAATGTAGCTTAGAGGCAAAAGCACTTCCTTCATACGGAATAGATCGTGAGTTCGAGTCTCACCATTACCACCATTAATTAATTTCCGAGCGTAGGATAGTCTGGCTCATTCCGCCTGCTTTGGGAGCAGGATGTCGCAGGTTCAAATCCTGCCGCTCGGACCAAAATATAGTGGTGATAATTGGTATCACACTGCGTTAAATGTATAAATAATAGTATAGGAGAAACTTATGCTATTATGTAAATTTTGCAACAAAGAATGTAAAAACGAAAACTCTCAACGAAATCATCAAAGACTTTGTAAGAGTAATGCTAATCGGCAATCAACATGGCTTGAAACCCATCGAGATCAATTGCCATCTTGGAATAAAGGTCATACTAAAGAAACTGATCCAAGGATTGCAGTTAATGCTGCAAATACTTCCATTGGCATGAAACTAGCAATAGGCGAAGGTAGACATTCCGGTGCTTGGAATTCAGAGTATTGGACTGAAGAAGTTCGTAAAAATAAATCTGAAGAAAAAAAAGAACTTTATAGAAAATTTCCAGAAAAACATCCTAATAGAAAATTAGCTGGAAATAGAAATAAAATGACTTATCCAGAGCAAGTTGCTCATGATTGGTTGTTAGACAATAAAATATTATTCGAACCACAGAAGTTAATTGATGGAAAATATATTGACTTTTGTGTTGATAATATTGTTATTGAAATAGATGGTGAGCATTGGCATCCAATTGGAAATACTGCAGATGCTGACCGTGATTCAAAACTAAAATCTTTGGGGTATGACGTTTATCGCATACGTAGTAAAGAAAATATACATAGTAGACTAGAAACAATTTTTAATCGCTCTTTTAGTATAAAGGCATTACAATACATTGGTAATGTATAGACGCTGGATCGTTACCAGCAAGGAGCACCAAGGAGTAGATATGAATCACGGCGGTAAGGGGTCTAAACCTAGACCAATCAGTGTAAGCGATATTGAATACGCAGATCGTTGGGATACAATCTTCGGTAAAGATAAGAAACCTGAATTGAAAGAAGTAGTCGAATACGATAGTCGAAAGATGTTGACTGAAGTAGATCCTCTTCAAAAATTAGTAGACATATCCCAAGAATTGGGATTGTATGATTAACACGGCTTAGTCCTCTACGTAAGTACGACTGGGTTCTTTTACCTGCATGGGGAAATTGGTAAACCCAGCGCACTTAAAATGCGCCACGCAAGTTTCCCGGTTCGACTCCGGGTGCAGGTACCATTTATATCCATAGTGTAATGGCAACACTTTGTTCTCCAAAAGCAACATTCTAGGTTCGAGTCCTAGTGGATATGCCAATCATAAGAGTCCTGGACACGCGGACTTTAAAATGAGGTGGATGTAAGTGGAATCCTTACAACTAATAAATAAATTATGACACTTATAAAATACAGAGATGCTGGTATGGCAACATACACTTGGTTCTGGGTTGACTCTGAAACTAAACATCAAGTAAGTCCATATTTTGATTCTGAAAAAGACGCAAATAAATGGGCAAATAGTGCATAACTGAATCTTGTTTTATATGAATAAATCTATCAAGGGAACTTGGTAACGCTTACAGTGGCGAATCACTGTGGCAAGTGGAACACTTCCACAATATGTTATGACTACACTTAATGATATGAAGGGTCACTTCATTATACCTATCGCAATGAATAAAACATATTGAGTCGTTCGTCACGGGATCGTAACTGACCGCACCAGGGAATCTGGAATTAACCAGTGCACTTTATAGACATATGAAGTTACGAACAAATAGCAGTAGATGTATTGCTTTTCAAAGGGAATCTTCGGATTCCCTTTGTCGTTTTATATAAGTAATGTATGGCAATAAAACCACCCACACCTACAGCCGCAGCAGGCAGATATAAAGAACATGCATGTCCAAAGTGTAATGTATTGCACAGAGGTCGGGGACCATATTGCACTAAATCATGTGCTAATCTTGATCGCAGTGAAGAAGTTAAAAAGAAACTTAGTGATACTAAGAAGTATGGCGATAAGGGTCAACTAGCAACATGGGAACTAAACTGGGGTATAGATTATGAGCCTATCATAGCTGGACCGCCCGTGGGGCTAAATGATAATCAATTCGTTGAAGGTGGCGATGTTTGGACTTCAGATGACTCTTGGTGAATTATAAATAGAATAATATGAAAGTTTTACTGGAGATCACATGCCGTTAGCAAGAGGTTTATCACAATTAGCAGGTTTAATTACTATCGATGGAAATGATGTAATTATGAATGGTGCGCTGGGTGCAACAAATTTAATAGGAAATAATACTGGCGATGAAACACTAGCAACTATCAAGAGCAAGTTGGGTGTTACAACCCTCAGTGGTACTAACACTGGGGACCAAATCATCCCAACAACTTTGCCAGCCTCTGACGTCTATGCATGGGCAAAGGCAACAATAAAGCCAACTTACTACGCCGCAGACGTTGGCTTGGGCAGTGTTGATAACACTTCAGACTTAGCCAAGCCAGTCAGCACAGCCCAAGCCGAGGCAAACACCGCAGTTCAAAACGCAGCAGCCTCAGACGCCACAAGCAAAGCCAATGCTCGGCAAGCTACCCTAGTCTCTGGCACAAACATTCGTACAGTGAATGGTCAATCTGTGTTAGGCACTGGAGACTTGACTATCTCATCTAGTTCAGTGACAATGAGTACAACTGTACCGAATACTCCATCATCTGGAGACCAATGGTGGGACTCTACAGAAGGCGCATTATATATTTATTATGATGATGGTGATTCTCTACAGTGGGTTCCTTCTACAAATAATTTTGCTGGTCCAGTTGCAAGCACTACAGAATCAGTCGGAATCACTACAGGTAAATCAATTGCAATGGCAATTGTATTCGGATAAGGAATAAAAATGGCAAACCCCAACATAGTAAACGTCACCTCAATTTTTGGAAAAACTAACGGACTAGCAGTGACAACTACACCGACTGCAATAGTTACGAACCTTTCAGCTTCTAATAAAATTCTTAAAATTAATTCATTAATTATAGCAAATGTTAATGGAACATCATCTGCTGATATAACTGCAGATGTGCTTAAAAATGGTACAACTTCTCGAAGAATTGCATTTACTATTGCAGTTCCTAATGATGCAACTTTGGTGTTGATATCTAAAGATACCTCGATATACCTTGAAGAGAATGATAGTATTAGATTAACGGCAAGTGCTAACACCGCCTTGGAGGCGGTGTGTTCATATGAAGAGATAAGTTAATGGGATTTTATACAACAAATCAAGGATACATTGGAGTTGTTGGCAGCAATAGATCAACCAATTTACAAGTAATTGGTTCTTCAGTAGTATTAGGCGCAGTAGGATTGTATCCATTTAGTAATTTTACTTTTACCAACGGAACACAAGTAGGCCGATTTGGGCCAGATCTGAGTAACTTGCTTAGTTCGTACAACACAACAGTGGACCCGTGGTTAACCGATTTAGAGTTTTATAATGCTGTCGATGGGATTCAATTTTGGACAGTACCTGCCGATGGTTTGTATCAAATAACATGCTATGGTGCACAAGGCGGCGGAGACCAAGGCGGGTTAGGAGCAAGTATTAAAGGTACTTTTACGTTAACCTCCGGCGAAGTATTAAATATATTGGTGGGTCACGTTGGATTAAGTTCAACTCATGCAGCAGGCGGGGGCGGTGTATCTGCTGCATGGAGAAGTGATTTAACATTGTTAGTTGCAGCAGGCGCCGGCGGCGGCGTAACTCCTGGTGGCACCAGGGTAGATGGGTGCAACGGACAAATAGCTACATCAGGTAGTGTCGGGCAAGCAAGCCCTGCTTGGAATAACTATTCAGGTGGTGATGATGGCGGCGGCGGCGCCAGCTCATCAGGAACCGGCGGCGGCGGCTCAGGAGGAGGATGGTTATTTGATGCTGGATCGGATAGCACTGGCGCAGCTCAGGGCTTAGGTCGACCAAACGGCTGGTTAGGTGGAATCAGTAGAACGTCCGGTACTGTGCCAGTTACTGGATCGTTCGGCGGTGGCGGTGGCGCAAGTTCCGGCAGCCCTATAAATACATTTAATGGTGGTGCCGGCGGCGGCGGTTATTCGGGTGGTGGTGCTGGCGTGGGTGATGGTGACGGTAGTCCCGGTCGAGGCGGTGGTGGTGGATCATTTAACTCTGGCAGCAATCGGCTTAACCAAACTGGTATCGGCCTCGGCGATGGATTAGTGGAAATCGCACTTTTATAATATGGATGAAAAAAAGATATGAGAAGAAATTCCGGTATAATAGGTGAACAGCAGACAACTTCCACTGAACATGCTTCCGGTGTATTTGACTTGTTTGATGTATACAATGCTAGAAAAAATGATATGTGGCCGATTACGCCATTTACACCAATTTCAGCTTCACCTCCTGCATCAATATCAAATACATACAGTTTCAACTTTACTGGATCTGATCAATTATTCACTATACCGGATAATGTAAATTGGATACTTGTAACGGCTGATGGTGGAGGAGGAGGTGCCGGTGTAAGCATTGCAACGCCTCCTGGACACGGCGGCCGCATTACAGGATGGGTAATAGTTGAACCTGGCCAAGTATATACGGTTATTGCTGGCGGTGGTGGCTCCGGGCGAGGCCCAGCCGCTACTGCTAGGTATGGCGGTGGCGCTGGTGGCTTTAGTGGTATTCTTAATAACTTAGGAAATCATATTATTACAGCGGGCGGCGGAGGAGCCAGTCAAATAAACTTACCTATCATTACATCTGGGCTAGCAGTGACTGCAGGAGGACATTCGCTTGTTTTTAGTAATACTTCAGCAGCTGGCGGCCTTGGTGGGTTTGCTAATTCGAATACATCATCTGACTCTATTTTAATTGGAGCAGCTGGGGCGTCAACAGGCGGCGGAGAGGGTGGAACTACGTGGAATGGCAGTTCGTCTCTTGACGCAGGTGGCGGTGGCGGTGGTGGCGGCTTTGGTGTTATTGCTGGCCTTGGAGGACTAGGTAATAATGGAAGCAATACATCAGTAAATAATACCGGCGAAGGCGGTGGTGGCGGTTATGGTGGTGGTGGCGGTGGTGGTGGTGGTGGCTTTGGCAGTCAAACACAACGTACGAATCCCGGATCTGGTGGTGGCGGCGGCTATATAGGAGGCCAAGGCGGCGAGAATTCATTATCAAACCGACACAGTGCTGGCCAAGGTGGATGGAATTTCTTTTTTTGGTCCTCTAATCCTAGAGGTGGCAATTCGATAGCTCCTACTTCGACGCAGGGCGCAGGGGCACTTGGCGCAACAGCAGCAGGCGGTAATGGTGCTAACGGCACAGTAACAATACAATGGTGATCTTATGGTTTTTCAAATTAAATAAACATAGATGATTAATACATTGTCAAATAACTGTGATAATATCAATAGTCCATTTAATATTATTTGGCTGACAGAGTATAATAAAATAGGAATTAAAGATGGCATCAATTAACTTTCCAGCAACACCTTCTCTTAACGACACGTTCATTTTTGGTAATATCACATTTCAGTGGGATGGTGTGAAATGGAAAACTGTAGCATCTAGTCAGTCGTCAAACACTGTATTTGCAGCCCCAAATGGGACTACAGGAACTCCTTCTTTTAGAGCGATTGTAGCTGCTGATATACCCACATTAAATCAAAACACTACAGGTTCAGCAGGTTCAGCAGCTACGCTTACTACATCTAGAACGATTGGTGGTGTTAGCTTTAATGGTTCAGCTAATATTAACTTACCTGGTGTCAATGCAGCAGGTAATCAAAGTACGACTGGCTCAGCAGCTACGCTTACTACATCTAGAACGATTGGTCTTTCTGGTGCAGCAACAGGTACAGCTACCGGCTTTAATGGTTCAGCTAATATTACTATTGCAGTCACTGCACTTAATGCCACTAATTTAACATCTGGGACAGTCCCTAATGCTAGAGTATCTGGTACTTATACTGGTCTGACTAACTTGACTGGTTCAGGCACAGTTGACTTTGCGAAGTTTGCAGGGCTCGTTACTGACCTAGTTAGTACACCTAGTTTTACATGGACAGGTGATTTAACTACTGGTTTTTATAGACCTACTGTTAGTCAAATTGGTGTAACAATAGCTGGTACGCAGAGAGCATTGTTTACTTCTACTGGTTTAACTGTAAATGGAACTGTTACTAGTACAAATTTGTCGGGTACAAATACTGGCGATCAAACTCTTGCTTCTTTAGGTGGTCAAGAAGCCCTAGTCTCCGGCACAAACATCCGAACCATTAACGGTGAAACCCTGCTTGGCGCAAGCAATATAGTCGTTACTGGTGCAACTGGACCAACTGGACCAACTGGACCAACTGGACCTGCTGGTGCAGATTCTACTGTTCCTGGACCTCAAGGCGACGGCTTTTTAGTAATTCCTCAAGTTGTGTATTCGTCTAATACGTTTTTACCTCTTAGTACTTCTGGAAAACATGTCTTGCACCCATCTACTGCTGTTGATTCTGTAACTTATTACATAAGAGGTACATATAATTGGGAAACAGGAACTGTAATTACAATAATAAATCAAATTGGCGCTGGAGCAATAATTATATCAGAATATGAAAACACTATCATAAGACTTGCTGGTTCAGGTGAAACTGGCAGTAAAACATTAGATGCTGCCTGTATGGCAACATTGTTATATTTGGGTAATAATGAATGGATCGCAAGTGGTATGGGATTATCATGAGTGTAGTACAACAAATTTTATTAATTCAAGGTAATGCGTTTAGTCTTGTTACGCCAGGACAAGAAGAATTTATAACGCCTGGAACATATTCTTGGGTTGCACCAGCAACAGTTACAAGCGTTTCTGTACTTTGTATTGGTGGAGGCTCAAACTTATTATATGGTGGTGGCGGTGGCGGTCTAGGTTATATAAACAATTATGCTGTTATACCAGGAGAAACATACCTTGTAGTAGTAGGTGTGGGCGGAATTAAAGATATAAATACCGGGCTTGGTGATGATACTTATTTTATTTCAATTGATGTTGTCTGTGGTGGTGGTGGTACAGCTGCCAGTAATACTACAGTTGGTTTTGGCGGCCGGTTTGTTGGAACAGGTGGCGGCAATGGCGGAAGTGGCGGTGTTGCTGGAAGTGGTGCTGCTGGCGGTTATAGTGGAGGTGGTCGAGGTGGAAGTGGCAAAGGCGCAAATAGTCAAGTTGTAGCAGGTAATGCTGGAAGTAACGGAGGTGGTGGCGGCGGTGGTTCAGGTTCTGGTTATTCGCCGGGCGGTGGCGGTGGCACCGGAATATATGGAATGGGCGAAAGTGGCGCTGGAGGTGATAGTAGTGGCGGCGGTGGCGGCGGCGGTTCAGGTGGAACTGCTGGAAGTAGTAATATGCCTTTTAGTATTGGCGGTGTATATGGTGGAGGCGCTTCTCATCGAGGTAGCAATAATGGTGGAACTGCTGGACATGGAGCTTTACGCATTATTTGGCCGGGTGAGACTCGAAGATTTCCAAGTCTTAGAACAATAGATGAATAAGGATAAACAATGAAATATGCACAAATAAATCAAACGAGCACTGAAGCTATTCAAATAAATGAAAATGAAATTATTGCATGGGATTCAACTCATTTTTGTCGTATATTAAAATTAACAGCCGATCAAATTGTACAATTCAAAATTGTAGAACTGCATGTGACGCCTGAACCACAAATTGATCCTATTACTCAAACTGTGATGCGCGATGGTTGCGAATTTGCAAATAACGTATGGCAATATAAATGGTCAATTATTGAATTATTTGCTACACAAGAAGAGCGTGACAAAGCACACGCCGAATTAGCTGAAGATATGCGATTAGCTTCAATTCCATTTAAAGTCGATATGCGCCAAGCACGCCTTGCTCTACTTCAAAGTGGACATCTTTCAACAGTATCAAATGCAATTGCATCAATGCAAGGCGTTGATGGGGACGCAGCAAGAATTGAATGGGAATTTGCTGCGACAGTAATACGCGATGATTCACTTACACAAGCACTAATATCTATTTTGGGTTTAACTGATTTACAAGTAGATGAACTATTCACACAAGCAGGAAAATTATGAACATATTTTATACAAACTTTGGTATACCAAAACAATTTGCAGGAATGACACGTGGGCCATTTGTCTTCATTCGACCTGAATATAAAGATGACATTGGTTTATTAGCACATGAACAAACGCATGTAAAGCAATTCTTTCGGACATTCTTCTTACATGGATTCTTCTATTTGTTTTCGGATACGTATAAGTTGAATGCAGAAGTTGAAGCATTCAAAGTCCAAGCAACATATTATTCCGGTGATACTCTTCCACAATTTGCAGAATTCATCGCGAATAATTATGGACTAAACATCACTGCAGAAGAAGCGTTGACAAAACTTAGAGCGTAGTTACATTTGTTACCATAAAAAGGGCCTTCGGGTCCTTTTGTCGTTTCTGTGTACATTAAATCGTCGATGTTGTATAATCAATACAACAAGGAACAAATATGAAATATAGCGTAGTGATTATTCAGGTCAGTCATAAAGTATGTAACGAGGTCATGGAGACCAACATCTTTGATAATGTCGAGCAAGCCCAGCAATTCGTCAATGACTTCAATGCTGTACAACTCATTATGCCTACTGATCCTAGGCTGGTCGCTATGAATCCCATCGCATTCGCAGATTGATATGCATCCCAACATTATCAATATCATCTCCAACAACGCTCGCATTCGGGACTTCTATAACATAGGTCCAGTACAAAAGGCAGCGATTGAAGATCTTATTTCCGATGTAGCATGCGAAGCACTTCTTATCATATATCGTAATCACCACATTCAAGCAGGTGAGATACAAGTCTATATAGACATCGAAAAACAATTCGGTGAACACTTCACCAATAGGAAACCAAATGTCTGATTGCAACACACCTCGTATTAAACCCGCGTTGTATAGCGTCGGCGTCGGTGATGATGGGCAGACTCAACTTACGCTTAACAATGAGTATGGATCTATCACTTTGTCAATGGGATCCGAAGCTGTTGAACAAATGATTAGACTCCTTGAAGCTACGTTGTGACTGCTCCAACTAAGTTCAACAAGGTGCTGGGCTATCGCATGGTGTTTGAGCCAATCATTCAACCATCGGGGTATGTCTATACACAAGCGTTCATCCTATGCAGTCAATGTAAGGCACCTATCTCATCTCACGGTGGCCCGTGCTATCACTCCCTATGTATCCCATGTTTTGAAGCGATGAACGATGACCTGTCGATGTAAAGTATGTCTCGAATATAAGGAGTTCAATGATCGTATTGGTTTGCTACCGATCGAGCATCAGGACTTCTTCAATCGGATGTACGATAAGGTAACATACCTAGAGAGTGTCACTGCTCAACTTCAAGGCATCATCGACGGTACGTGGCCAAATGCCGATGAATTCATCAAACGAAAGAGAGAACTCCATGCTGCACGTAGTATCGGGAAATAATATCGAGTTCACCAACTATGTTAGGGAGAAGTCACTTCAACCTGCTCAAGCAAAGTATGTATCAAATGTTGATACATTGAGAGGTTTGAATGACATCACCGGTGTCTTCATCGGCACATGCTACGATCGACCCGACATTGCTTCCATCGTCCAGTGTATTAACATCATACGAACTAGGACAGCAAAGCCTTTGATTAAACTTGATAGTCTGCGTGACATGTCTAGTCATAGTCAAATCAAGGGTAAGAGCCCCACATCGCTGATCGTAGATGAAGTCCAAAGCTGGTCACAGACCAATGTTCCAACTCCTCGGCATACTGTCATCACTCAACGCTATACAATCAATGTTAGACTAGGCCGTGGACTAAGAGAAGATCATATAATCACGGCCCAAGCCGCGAAATATAACTCCTATTGTAATACTGAATCAAGAACTATATTCGGCGAAACATCGTACACCTTCACATCATGGGAAGATGCTAAGCACTTCGCGAACGACACATCACCGGACTCGACCTTTGGAGTTAATTGTTCTGGCGCGGCTTGGCTTGATTCCACGACCAAGCCATACGACACTTCCACTCAACGCTACATCAATCCATACCAGCTTGACGCTAACACAGCATCAACTGTCTATACTGTATCAATCCCATGTACGGAAGCAGCGACCTCAACATTTATTATACCAGAATATATACAAGAAGCACTAAAGCATGCTAGATCATTCTCATCCTATATCACCAATACATGGAGTAAGACTACCTGCTGTTATCAGTATCTCTTCACTAATAGTACAGAAGCTGCATCCTTCGCCGTTACATGCAATGGATGTGTAACCACACAATAGATTGTCCATTTCATTACCGAGCAGTAATAAAAATACCGAGCAGTAATAAAAATACTACTCGGTAATAATATGAACTGGTAGTACATGATTTGTATATGTACAATAAATCGCTTCTGAGGTATAATGATTGTATAAACGACTACGTAAGATCGATAACATGCTGCCGGCGAAGAACGGTACACAACGCTGACACTATGCAACGGTACAAGACCAGTTCGTGGGAAAACCACCGCCTGCAAGCCTTGCGAGACTAAGGGCGCCATGACACATTGCGTACGTATGCACTAGTCAGGTAACCATACAGCCTTGCTGTTTTTATGCATAGAACACTGCATATCTATGATTCTAGCGGTGTACAATAAATCGTCTATTTGTTATAATAAATCATGAACAAATTAAATACCTCAGAGATTCTTTCAGCTACCAACGACTTTGCTCACCTGTCGTACAAGGACAAAGGAAGCTTCTCCTATGCTTGTGGAACCTTCCAGTCCATGTTGGCAACCATTGTCTCTGAGTTGCCAAAGCACAAGCAGATGGAGTTCCTCAAGACTCTGGAACAGGCAATGGAACGTATTGGTCAACCCGCATAAAAGGATTCACTATGCATATCGTTACACTTGGTGTTGTTGCTCTCTGGCTGGCTGGTATCGTTGGCTGGGTCATGAATATCATCACAATCATTCAGATCTCCCGTTGGAGATGACCGGCATGCTGGTTGCACGAGTCATTGGTGTCTTTGTCGCGCCACTCGGAGCTGTTCTGGGTTACTTTTAATGGCTCAAGTGTAACCCACCAAGGTACATTTGATCCATAATCAGCGTGTCCGGAGAGACGGATAGTTCTGGACCGGTGAAAACGGAACAAAGACCGGCCGTCCTGTGTACATTAATTAGACGTTGTGGTATAATTAATCAAGAAACAGGGATACACCATGGCTAAATTTGATCAAAACCGCTACGAAACCCTGCAAGTCCTGCGGAAGTTGGACAAATTGGACGAGAATACTGAGAAAGAACTCCAAGATATGGCTATGGAGAAGCTCTTCAACATCATTGAGTCGGATCCTAGCCTCCTTGCAGTCTTCAAACGGTTGAAAGACCGTTAAGTTATACCATAATCAGCGTGTCCGGAGGAATCAGTATGAATGAATACCGCATAGAATTTATATTTCTTGATCATGAATCGGATATAGCTCCATCCCGTGAGTATACTATAGTCGAAGCTCGCAATTTAGATGAAGCAGAGCAAGTATTCTATCTGAATCCAGATAGTTTTGGTTGTCATATACAGAATATATCGCTCTATTGATTTAATATATTGTACCAGACACGCTGATAACAGAACAGATTAAGTAAGAATCAAAGATATAATATGAAACAAGACTATACGATCTATATCACCAAGGCAGACAGCAGGACTAAATCAGGTTATCGTGCAGTGAGTACAACAGTTTGGACTGCGCGAGATGATGCCGGCATGCACCGGGAAGTTATTGAGTTGTATAATTTCTATCCAATGGAGAAAGGTTATAAAATCGAGTATGCTCCAAGCATGAAAATGGTTAAGAGTCTCATGACTGGTGAATTAGTCGCGATTGATAGGGATACTCCATGGTCTTGTAATCCTGCTTCTGAGAGTTATTGGTCTAATTAGATTTAATATATTGTACCAGACACGCTGTTAATGGTATAATTATCTTCTGTTCCCTGCTATTAATCCTTATTGATACTCCAGTCCAGTCAATCTATACCATTAACGGCGTGTCTGGATAATGGTATACCGCTTTAGCGGAACAGGATAGTTCTGGACCGGAGACAAGTGAATAGATCTGCACAAAGTAGTGTACAACAATTAGACGTTATGGTATAATTGATCTATCAAAACAGGAAAAGATCATGAAC